GCCCGTCATGGCCGCGGCTTCGAGGGCCTGCTGAAGCGCTACTTCAACACCGAAGTGTAACAAAAAACACTAAAAAATACAATTGTAGAACGCAAGTTTTACGGCTGCACATGGAATAATCTGTTCAAATCTGTTCTTAGCTGTATTTTTCGGTTGAGAACAGATTTTTTTGTTTTGTGGGCAAATTGTGGGCGAGAACTCTTGAAATAGCCCGATTTTCCCCGTTTTTGCTAATTTGCCCACATGAAGTCTGAAAGTTGGCTTCACGCCTAGAAAAAAGGGATGTTGGAAATATTTGCCTTGTGGGCAGAATTCAAGCACCTAATTGACAGTTACACCATTGCATGGTAGAATCAGGACGGAGTATAATAATCGTCTGTTCTTTAGACAAGGTGGTGTAATAATGGGAACTGTTCGTAAAAGAGGCGACAAATGGTCGTATCGTGTTGATCTCGGTGTAATCAACGGTAAACGTACTCAAAAAGAAAAAGGTGGATTTACTACTAAAAAAGAAGCCATAGCTGCAATGACTCTTGTAGAAAATGAACTGCTTAAAACCGGTGAATACATCGAAGCAGATCAAAAAATTACAATGCAGCAACTTTTCGAAGAATTTATAACCGAAGAAGCTCCATTGACTCGAAAATATGCTACCATTGTTCGATACAAATCTCTTTACAGAAATCAAATTGGCCCAGAGTTCGCAGAATACTATCTTTATCAAATTTCAACCGATAAGATTCAAAAATTTATCAACTACAAAGTTCAAGAAGAGAAAAGTAAGATGTCTGGGCATACAGAACAAGGTCTTAGTGCGTCTTATGTTCGCGGTGTTTATAATTTTCTCCTTGTGCTTTTCACTTACGCAAAGAAAAAGAAAAAATATATTCGTACCGACCCAATGGAAGATGTTGTGCCACCCAAAGATTATCGAGCATACGGAAAAGAAATTAGATATTATACACAGACTCAGATTGAATGGATGGACCAGCGTTTTCAGTCAACGAATCTTTACACGGCTTACCAGCTTGGATTATATCTAGGAGTTCGTGTGGGTGAGTGTTTTGCGCTACGATTTAGTGATATTGACTGGGATAATAAAACAATAGAGGTTGGATGCCAACTTCAGTTTCAAAATAAAGTGTGGAGCTTAGTTTATCCCAAGACTCCTACTTCAATCCGTAAAATAAAAATGAATTCAAAATTGATGCAATATTTGCATGATGTCAGAGAAAAACAAGAAGAAAATAAAAAATTGTTCGGAGCTGGATGGAAAGGCAGAAATAATAAAGTCCTGGATCGTAAGCCAGAGTTTTATGGGAAGCCAGCTGTTGAAATTATTGTGGATGATTTCATCAACATCAAACCGAATGGTGAAATGTATGTAACAAGTTCGGATAAAACTCTCGCTCGTATTTGTAAAAAAGAAGCAGGGTTTAATTTTAAATTTCACTACTTACGACATACGCATGCGACAATCCTTGCCGCAAAGGGCGTCAATCCTCGATATGTCATGGAACGCCTTGGTCATAGTAAAATTGATACGACGCTTAAATATTATACTCATGTAACAGAGGAAATGCACGAACAGGTGGCTACGATTATGGACACGATTATGGGAGAGCAGGCATCATTTGATAAATTGAATAAAATTACTGAGCAGTCCAATATTTCTGATATGGCTATCCTTCCTGGAACCGAAGAAGATGAAGGGGATAACGAATAAGTTATAAAAAGTAAAGGATTGGAGCTGATGAAAAATGAACAATCCAGCAATACTTGATATTGCACTCGGTTTTATTCTACACAAACATAGCCGAGATGAATTCGGTCGTAAAAATAATAAAGCACAAGCCATCCGCGAAATGAGCGACGAAGAGCTTGCAGTATTTTTGAATGAACTCGTAGCTCAGCAAGATAATTGCCCTCGTACAGTTAGCGGTTGGAAAGAATGGCTGAATGGAGAGATAAAGTGATGGAACATAAAATTGTAGACGTGGCTCCTTTGATGGAATATTATCGCAACAAACTTTTGACAGATTGAGATAACCCAACAATCGAGGAATTTCTTGAAAAACTAAGAGACTCCCTGATTTTCAAATTGATATAATAAAACGCTAAAAAATGGGGTACTGGTCCAATTAAGGATCAATACCCCATCTTTTTATACAAGCTCAATATCGTTTGGATCTACATAGCCAGATACATTGACTGAAATCGGATATTTGCCAATGCGACTTTCAAGATTTGTCACTCGATAACGTCCGTTGACGAGCTTACCGTCATATATGAACCATTCTCCACGGCGGCACATACCACAGTGGGTCTGGCTATTTGAAAACAATACACCTGTGAGTTTGATTTTGTCTCCTGCTTTATAACTTTTATTCATCAGAACGAACCCCAAGTAGCAGCTCCACAGATTCCATCTGCTGCTAATCCATGTACCTTTTGCCATTCCACTAGTTTTGCTTTTGTCCCGGTTCCAAAGATACCGTCAGCAGCAACGCCAAGATGCCGTTGTAATGCGGTAACAGCATACCCTGCACCATTTACGCCATCTTTTGCTCCCATTTTAATAGTCGGCATGATTTTGTTTGCAACCTTATATGATGTGCCAGACTTGCTGATCCATCTCGAAACGCTTGGGCGTACATCAATATGAACAAAACCACCGGTTGCCTGTGCTCTATTATAATAGCCAATACCACCGTGAGTCTGGAAATAAGGGAGAGAGGCGACGTATAGCGCAATACGGATTGGGTCTACTCCTTTAATGCAAATGTCAGCTGCGGTTCCCATACAATGTTGACTACGAGAACTTCCACCGATAGAGGCGTTATATGCAGGAGTACGATAAGCAGAGTTAATAATTACTGGCTTGCCAAAGTGGTTACGAATCTGTTGCAGAGTCTCTACCAGCTCGGTTGCCACCTTGAATTCGTCACTCTTATCATTGCAGGCAAACTCATAAGCGCTGAAGTTTTTGGAAAGTTTTTTATTCCAGTCCTTCTTCATTGAATATGTAATAACGCTCATGTCGTCACTCCTTCAATCTTTCTTGAGCTCTGCCTGGATCTTATCATTCTGGATATCGAGCTCCTTAACGGCCGCTTCAATCATCATTTCGATAGTAGGAGTAACATTAACTCCCATCTTCTCAAGCGCTGCGATAACATACTTCTTCTTGTCGGACTTCTCAATAGCGCCAGTGACGCCCAGCTTCTCGGCGGCGCGAACAGCCATCTGAACAACCTTATACATACCAATTTGCTTCAGGTAGGGAATACCGTATGCGATGAAAGCAGTGCCCGCACCGGTGATAACGAGCTTCACAACAATAGAAATAACTTCATTAACAAAATCCATCATAATATATACCTCCTAAGTTTTATGTACTTAACCATTGATCAAATAGTTTTCAATCTCTGCCTTAGCTTCTTTCATTGGGTCGATTGCATTTCCGTCAATTCCATGACTTAAAAGAGCAAGCAGAGCTTTCATAGTTACATTGCTTCCGTGTTCACTTTTCGTCAGTCGTTGTTCAATACCTGCGATTTTAGAGCTATGAGCTTCAATCGTAATATCCTGTTCTTTTTGATGCTCTTCCAGAGATAAGATTTTAGAACGATATAAGTCGAGTACGTCTTTATCGTTTTTTAGCTTACGGTTTACTTCTTCAAACTCTTTTGTGTGTTCTTCAATGAGCGCATTCTGCTTCTTATCCGGTTCTTTCGCTTTATTCACCAACTTGATAAGCACGGCAATAGCTGCAGATACTGCAGTAATGCCTCCACAAATTCCAAGAACCCCTGTCCATAGTTCTTTTATGGTAAACGTAAAAACAACGGGAGGGGCAGCATTTAATAATCCAATCACTTCATCACCTCGATTCTAAAAAAAAATAAGCCGACCACCATTTTGGTGGCCGACCATGATTATTCAATAATGTATCCCTCTTTATCTACCAGTGCGTTGTCGTTCATAACAAATGCAGGTCTTACACCAGCGTTACTATCTCCAGCAGTTTTGTATACTAGACCGCCAGAAGTACCCACAGCCCATGCGTATCGATGATTTCCGGATTGCGGAATTCTTACCCACCAATCTGCGGCAGCTCCATTCATGGTTGCAATTCTGTTTTTTGAATTTTCTGCAAAATAGGCTAGAGGCTTTGTTTTATCATTGTTTTTCTCCATGCTTCCCTGTCCGACTTCGCCAGGAGATAACAAAAATATACGACAATAAAGGCCATTACTTAAGCATTTCCACCCAGAGCTCGCATCACCATTTCCATGCCAATATGGAAGCCGTATTGCTTTTATATTGCTTTTGGCGATTATATCGATTGTAGAATAATAGTCTTCAACTAAGTACGTATACAAAGGACTTGGCTTACTGCCATAATAGGTGTTGGTTCTTGAAGGCCATGCAGATGTAGAGTTGAATTCCTTTTTCTCGTAAATATTTTTTTGAACCAACCAAGTTCCATTACAAGAAGAATCGTAGATCGCTTCATCTGGATTCCCATGATGAATAACAATAAAATCACGATAAGTTTCGCCGATTTTAATTTTTACAACAGATCCAATCTTGAGGCTACCAAGTTTAATGTTGTTTTGATACCATAGCCTCGCAACTCCATCGACGCCAATATAAGCACGTTGAATAGGACGAGCTATATTGTCTACGCCAATGTACATAGTGGGAATGCTTTTGCCCAATCCATCTATTCCTGCATATCCACTCATGGCCCGACCTCATTATTTGTAATAGCGATAGATAGTTTTTCCACGATCGTCTGAATTTCTGCATCTGCAGCTTTAAGGATGGAAACAATTTCTTTTTGAAGGTCATCCGGAAGCGGCGCTCCGTACTTTATTGATTGAACTACAGATATATCCGGCTCTCTTTCTATCCATCGGCGCAAAGCGTTATTGTATGTTGTTTGTAAGGTTACATACTTCTTGTATGCGACATATAAAGAAACAATATCTTCTGCACTGAACATTGTACAGGGCTCTCCATCCGCATGATAAGGATACTTTGTGACGCCAATTGTAACAGCACTAAATATTCCGTTGATATTTGTCTGGTCATTAATTTGCAGACTGAAATGCTTTTTCCCGGTCGTGAGTTCTACATCGATTCCGTCGTAAATTGTATCCTCACATTCCTTCGACATTTCATAAATTTTATTTTGTTTTATTTCTGACACAGTAGGCTCATCAGGAACGACAGGCTCAGGCTTTTCCGGCTCGATAGGAACCTCTCCATATTCATATACAGAATAACATTCGTTTTCAAATAAAATGCCCCAATATTTTTCTCCTGGTAGAGCAGAATCGTTATGTTCTTTAATTGCGGTTTCAAGTTCACTATAAGAGATGAGTGGATTTGAAAATAACAATTTAAACCCAGGGACAATCATAATGTCCGACATAATTTATTCCACCTCCCTTATTCATAAATAAACAGAATTTTCCCTGTTTCTAGTGGAGAATTTTCACCAGGATCAGATGTTTGAGCGGCAAATGTAAATCCGTTCACATTCCTTACATTGATAACTCCATCAGGGCTTATTTCAATACTAGATCCTTGTTTAACACCACCAAGAACATTTTCGGTTGCAACGGGAAGAGTATATGGAGGACCATATTTCAAATCTGACTCTTCTTTGGTATACCGTTTATTCAGTTCGTCTTTTACGGTTTTTGCATTCGCAGGAGCTCCGTCGACTGTAAGTGTTTTGTCTACATTAACGGACATGCGTCCGTTTGAATCGACAAACAAATTGTCTCCTACAACTACACCTCCAAGATCGGTTCTTGTGGCCGGAGGCAGCGTATATATATCGGTGCTAATGGTTACTGGTCCAAATGCCATTATCTCACCCCTTTCGAACTATAATTCTGACTTTTCTAATTTCTTCTTTATCATCAGCCTCAACGACTTGGCCAATAATTTTTCCAAATGAATCAAATGTCATTTTGCTTATTCCAACGCCAACACCAGGAATACTCGACGGAATAATGTAATCGCCAACATTGATGCGTCCAACAACCTTAACATATACTCGTCCGCACAAAGCAACTGGAATATAATTCGTTAAATTTGTTGACACAAAGTCATCTCCACAATCATCTCCGCCGATTACCATCGCAAATTCGTCGCTATGAACGCCAACGGGCACAGAACTAGAATTTGTGGCCTTTATATATTTCTCGGTATTGTTGCTTGTATCAAGTGCAATGATGTCGCCTGGCTCCGTTGATTCTCCTCTTGGGAAAAACTCGGCATAGTCATTAAAGCATGCGCCATACGCTTTATTGAATTTTGCGGTGCCATCTGATCCAATATAATATGCTGTGGAACCCAAATACAAAGATCCAGTCAACGTTCCGCCAGTGCGGGGAAGTGCATCTGGTACATCTTCTATTTTGTGTGTGTGGGGTTCTGGAGTAAAAGCTGTTGGCTTGTTTTTTATCGAATCCCATTCCGCACTTGATGCGATCGAAGAAATCGCATCACCTACAGCTTTTGAATCTGCAGCAACACCTTCCTGTGTAAGCGTTTTATCGGTGTGCGGAGCTTGAGCGTCCGAATTCAAAACTCCGTCTTCGGTAATATTTAAACCAGCACCGATTTTAATGCCGCCAAGAGAAGAAGCAGACGCAACGGGTAGAGAATAGGGGACACAGGCAGTTTCTAATCCAAATGCTTTCACCACATCATCTCTGATAAAGTAATAAGAAGCAGAAATTGGTTTTGATGGAACGTTTCTTGCACGAAGACGTAGAATGTTGGCTCTCGATTCATTAGATGTAAAACAGGCCTGCCGTGCAATATCGATATCATTAGGAGAAATTGTCACAGCAACGCAATCATTTTCCGTGATTCCTGTTATTGAGATGTCAATATAATATGGATAGGACAAAGTTGAATCTGTTTTCCAACCATCTGATGGAATTGTAAATGCATGTGTTATAATCTGATCGGCTTTTTTATCGATAAATCCTTTTAATGCTTTACCTTGTTTTGCACTCAAACTATCAACAGCACTATCTGACGTCAAATTATCCTGGATATTACGCCAACTGTCGGTAAATTTTGCATCAGGAGGAACACTTTTTGATAAAGTATAACCTGTCGCAACAGGAACTCCGTTTTTAAAATAAACTGGTTGTGTAGCAGAACCGGCGTTTGTTGACAGTTTCAATGCTGTCGTCGCAGTTGTCGCAGTCGTTGCGTTTTCTGCAGTAGTGGCGACTGTTGCTGTATCGGCACTTGCTGCTTTTGTAGCTTTGTTGGCACTTTCAGCGTTTGTTGCGTATTTGACAGACTTATCTTTATCTGCAGTATTGTCCACATTAGAAAGTCCAACCTGGTCTTTCGTGTGCGCGTGAACTTTAGGAGCAAACTTATCTTTTAACTTTGTCCACAAATACTGCAATCCAACATTATCTAAATATCCCATAACTGACCTCCTGTTCTAGTAAACTGAAATCAGCTTGCTAAAACAGTGTCGATTTCAGTATTGGTGATTTTTGTAATAGTAAAAACTTCGCCCAGAGCATCCCATTTGGTTCCGTCCCATGCATAGTTCATTCCATTGCCAACATCGTAGACGTCGCCAACAGTTTGATTGCTGGTTGGCAATTTATCTACAGAACTAACAGAACCCTTATAACGATACATAGCGGTGATATCACTCTTTAAAGCATAAGAACTTGCTGCACTAAACCCATCCAGCTTCTTCTTATCTGCAGCAGTCATTAAGCCGTGAGTACTCTGAGTAACATCACTATAGGTGGTATTAGTGGGAGTGGCCCATGTGCCATCGCCTCGCAAATATTGGCTCTGCTTACCTGCAGCAGGAGCAGGAACTAAACCTGATCCACCAGCTGCAGAGGCAGTGGCCGCTTTAAAATCAGAATAAGTAGTATTGTAGTCGGGGCCCCAAACAGCGGTGCCGTCTGCGCTCCATCTCAGAATTTGACCAGACTCACCGCCACCAGGAATATGCTTATTGCCAGCAGAAGTCGGATGAGAGTAATTATTAGCATTTGCAGCGACACCGTCCAACTTTGCCTTATCTGCCGCACTCATCAAACCAGCAGCACCAGTTGTTGCATTGTTGTATGTAGTGTTCAGCGGAGTGCCCCAGGTGCCATCTCCCTTTAGAAATTGACCTGCATTGTTTGCTGCAGGTGCGGGGACAAGACCGGAACCACCAGCTGCTGAACTAGTAGCACCTTTAAACTCACTGTATGTTGTATTGTTGTCTGCACCCCACTGTGCCTCGCCATCCTTGCTCCAACGCAGGATCTGACCAGCAGAGCCGCCAGACGGAATGTGCTTGTTACCAGAATTGGTCGGGTGAGAATAGTTGTTAGCGCCATTAGCAATACCATCCAATTTGGTTTTGTAAGCAGCAGTAAAGTCGTTACTAGAGAGACCTTTACCCTCAACCTTGTCTACCTTTCCTTCAAGTTTGGTCTTTAGTTTCTGCCAGAAATAAAGTAAACCATCATAATCTAACCAAGCCATAAATTTCCTCCTTTATGTTGATAGAATTTTATCGATTTCCGAATTGGTGAGTGCCTCTATATATGCGGATGGGTCTCCAGTATTTACGACAAGCCCACCGTTTTCGTCCGTCATAACAGTTGTGATACCGGTGCCCTTAATAGACACTGAACTCTGTTTGACGCCATCTAATGTGATTTTTGCATTTCCATTAAGCGCACTTTTATTGGCACCAAGTGAAAAATTATTATCGTTTAATAGCGTCCAATTACCTCCCAGACTTGCATACAGCTTATCTGGCTTTAGGTAATAAATTTTCTCGGCTAGAGGAGCCAATGGTAAGTCACTCACAACCTCTAAATCGCTTCCGATTTTTACGTGAGCCGTAGCAGTGTCTCGATAGGTGTTCCCGGTGTCAAGACAAACAATAACTTGTCCGTCGATCACTGGAGTCTTGTCGAGCTGCGACTGATTGATTTCGCATAGTGATAAATTTGACATCGTAAACTCCTTTTCGATAAAAATACCCCTGCCGGATATACAGAATTCTGTACGATCCAGCAGGGAATACAAATTACTCAGCTAAATTCTTCCAGGTCAATGCACTTTCGACCTTCTGAACACGACTATCCATTGCCGTATTCAGAGTATCTGCGTATACCTTGGCAGTGTCCCGGGCAGCATCTGCCTTCTTAGTGGCGTCAGCTGCGGCGGTGGAAATGGCTTCAGACTTTGCAGCGGTCAGCTCTTCCTGAGACACCTTTGCGTTCCAAGTCTTGCGCTCCTCGGCAGTAATATGGATAGTGGCATCTTTGGTATGAGAACCAAGAGAATCCTGAACCTTCTTGATCGCAGCATCAGTCTCTGCCTTTGTGTAAGCATCAGGAACCGCAACATACAGACCGTCCTCTTCGATAACGATAGAGTTGTTGGCTTTTGCAGACACCTTGACGTTCACAGAAATCTTGTTGTCGCTAGATACGGTCACAGTTGCAGTAGATGTGGCCACACCAACGTAAATATCGACCAGTGCGCCAACAGGAATCTTAATAACGTCACCACTTGTGATAGTCAGCTCGATATTCTTATCCTTAGCGTTATAAGAACCATTTGTGACAACCAGATCCTTGCCAAGCGCAATGGTCAGAGTGTCTCCACCGAACACAGGCAGCTTAATTGTCCGGGTTGTAGCGTCGTAAGTTGGCTCGTGAATAACGCCAGTCAGGGTTGTAGTGACAGGCTCGCCGCCCTTTGCCACGCTCAGTACGCCGGCATTATAAGTAACGTCAGTGACAAATTTACCTTTAACGCCCTCAACTGCTTCAATCTTTGCCTGCACATAATCAGCAACAGCCTTAGAAGTCGGAATATCATCATTTGTTGCACTTGCCGGAATCTGAGTTACAGTCTTCTTATTCAGCTGAACAAATTCTGTACCATTCCAAATGTGCATGGTATAATCACTCATGCGGAAATAGATGACGCCCTGAATCTGTCCAGAAGCTGGCAAAGCAGACACCATCTTTGTGCTCTTTGTGTACTCAGTGTTGCCCTTGAAAATCTGCAGCGTATCAGTGGTAAAATAAAGAGTGTCGAGCTCCTTCGGTGCTAGTGCGTCATACCGTGCTTTAGTACCATACGAAAATTTAACTTCTGCCATAAAAATCCTCCTTTGTTAAAATTCGGTCCATTGAAAATTGATAGATTGAATATTAAAAGGCTCAACAAAAAATCGTCCTGACTCTGAACTTTTTTGAACGATCCAGGGCGTGTATTTGCCTTTTACATCTTTGATCATTACGGTTTGACCTGCATAGGTCGATTCATTGCGATTGAGTTCTTCGTTTGCGATAGACGGTTCATCAAAACAAAGCGTCCGAGACGTTATCTTTTGAACAGACAGATCGTCTCGGACGTACATAATTTCTGATGTGTCTTTTGTAATTATGATATCTTTCCCGTCAATCAATCCAAGAGCAATCGCAGACTCAACATCGCCCGCACGGCCATAACCGAGCTTAGAATATTTGTAGTCTGCCATTTTCTCACCTCTCTTTAGATACGGTGATTAAAACTGAACGACACGCAAACTTCCATCTTCCACTTCGACAGACTCTGTGGTGATTTTGATTGCGTTGCCGATGGGCTTTCCATTAGATGTGAGCTGAATACGATGTTCGTCATCATACATTAGATTGTCAGCCTTGTTGTCAAGATTGATATTGAAACGATCTGTCATAGCTTTATTGAGTGCTTCAAGTGCTATAATGCGCTGATCAAGTGTACTCAATGCCTCATCTGGAATGATATCAGACCATTTGCTAATAGGAATAATGTGCACAATGCCAGGACCAACTTTACGAACGTACTGTGTTGTTTTACCCTCTGAGTTCATTTCGACTTTAGTAAATGTCAATTGAATCTCAATATCTCCTGCTTCACTAGTTAAATTGGTGTCGAAAGGAAGAAGATATTCTAGCTTGTTTTTATATAAATTTTCTGACTTTTTTAAGAATTCAGTCTTGTATTTTTTGCTAATAGGCAACACGTATTCGAGCATAACAGTAAAATCGCTCATGTTTACATCTTTGTAGATTTGATCTGCAAGAAAGTGCATATTATCTACCATTTTACTGCGCTCCATAATTCTCTCAGTCACGCTGGCTGTTAAAGTATTGTCGTCGCCAATTAAAAAAGTGTACATCTCACGCCTCCTTCCCGTTTATAATAAATGAATAGTCACCAGGTGTGATTTTTTTGTTCTTTAGCAAGCGCTCAATAAAAGCATCTGTAATTAAGCAGCTCTTATAAAGACGATGTAAACTCATAACAAATTCACTGGCAGTGGTTGTTTCAATCATAGCAGCCCTCCTTGAATCAGAGTCAGAGTATAAGCATCAATAATAGCCTCGGGAGTGGTTCCTCCCAAGGCTTTGATTTGATCATACTCATATTTATCTATAGGCTCAAGAACAACGGTATCGTAATTAGGGGAGGGAAGATTGTAATAACCTTCAACGTGCCAAATATACTTTCCATTGCTACTGACAATTCCCTGAGCCTCATCCTCTGTGCAGTTTACCATAATGTTATGCTTTGGCTGATATTTTACGAATTGAAGGAAATTGAGTGCGTCAATCGCTCGCCCGTTTTTAAGTACCTTATAATACACGATTAACACCTCCTTAAATGCTAAACATAACAGTTACACCAAGCTGTTCGGACGGATAGTGAAACCCATATAGTTCGCCTGTTTCTTCAATTGCATAGAAGTATCCTTCGTAAGTCGCAAACGGACTGCGGAGCCAATACTTAGTCGGCTTTCCATTGGCGTTATGCTTGATTCTTGATTCATTCCCGGTCATGTAGCCAATAGTTTGACCTTCATAAATATATGGCTCATCTGTCATGGCGGAATTCACTTCGATTGCAGATGGAATGAAGAAATAACAATCAGAAGTAATAATTTCTTTACTCTTATTGCCGGCGGAACTTGGGACCTTTACCTTTTTAATCAACTGTTTCCAACCAATCGGCAAGGCTGCCACCAGACGAGAATCTAGATATTTTCGTAGAGAAGTATTTCCCCAGCCACCGGCGTTATTAGAAGAAGAACTTAACATCATTTCCTGGCTGAGTGTATCTTTTTGCAAAAATGTCATAGTGCAGCGTCTATTGGAGTTGTCGCTTAAATAATAGTTTTTAAAACTTGCCAATTCAACAACTAGATTATCATGTGTCCATGCGGCTAATTCTCTGCAAGCGACGTCTCCAAGATCCGCATACCAAATTTTAGACCAGTAAACAACTCCCTTAGCATGACGCTCATAGGCCCCGTCGTCTGCTTTGGCGCATCCGAAAACAAGAGTTGCGTTGGTTTTCGTAGTGCGAGTACGATTGATTTTTGTATAGGTTACAGTGGACCCATAGATGTTAGAAGAATAAACGTATAGTCCGTTATCTCCCTTGATATGACGGATAACTGTCATATCACGAGAGCCGGCAGCAACACCGTTTGCTGAATCAATACCCCATGTCATCTTTACACCAGTAGAGTTCCATAGACGGATACCGTTCATACCATTCTGTTCAAAGCACTGCATTAGAACAGTATTGTTCGCATTCTGAACATCCATCTTGTAATCAACGGCCAATACAAAATCTCTATCTTCTTCGAATAGTTTGATATCTGTATCAATGTATGTCTTGCCATCAAATACTTGCGGTTCGCCGATAAGAATCTTTTCAGTGATATCCTCATAAGAGAAGTCATTGCCCAACTTAATGGAAACCTCATCTTTCACCTCGGCAATCTTTTGCTCGACGCCAACCTTGCTCATCGCATAGATTTCAACAGGGCGCAGTTGACCAATTTCCTTGCCATCAAAATAAGTAGAGGAGTATTCACAGCTATCATAAACGGCATTGATATCTTTATCTCCGGACACATAGCCGCCCTTATCCCAACCACTAAATAAATAATATTTGAAAGCGGTTTCTTCAGAAGTATAGGTCGGAATGTCTCCATCATATAGCACCATAGACCCATACGGCGCAATGGTTTCCTTCAGTACAGCGCCTCGGTTCATGTAACGAACAGTGTATTTTCGCACAGATTCTGTATAAGTCGCAGTGACGGTCTGATTACTGAAAACGGTCGTGAATTCAGTATCCCAGCCGCTAAAAGTAAAGTCCGTAGAAACAGTGCTTTCAGCAGTAGGTGTCGGAATCGGATTCTCTTTACGGGCAACAGGGTCAACTGCCTTATCGCCCTTATCAATGTACTGAATATCTAGCACAGTTCCGTCCTTATTCACGAATGTCCAGACAAACTGCTGAACCAGCGTATTATAAGTAATGTTCAAATCAGGCCACTGTGCCGTAAACTCTTCCAGCTGACGCTCGCGCATGATAGGCACATGAACACTACCCTCGACAACGGAATGGTCGGTGTTATAGCCATTTTCGTCCAAGCCAGTCATTTTCAACAAGCGTTCCAGTAGGGAAGTGTCATTTAGATCCCATTTTACACCAGTCAGACGCACACGGTTCAAACTCACACACTTCGCCAGTATGTCAGTCAGATCAATAGTCGGGCAATTCTCAACTGTTAGTGTGGTGATATTCTTATAATCTGTAACCTTCAATTCAGTCAGATAGTTCAGATTCTTAGCACTCAAGCTTGCAATTGCTGGCAGTTCGGCCTTTTTAATTTTTCCGCCCTTAGCAAACGTGACACCAGTAATACCAGAGCCGCCAGCATAGAACTCTTCCAAATTCGTACAGCCAGTCAGACTGATAGACTTCTTCAGGTTCGGCACGTTCTGCAGATTCAAATGCTCAAGAAGAGTGTTATTGCCAACCGCGAAGTCGGTCATATTTGTATTCTTATAACCCTCGACGGCAGAGCCAATCTTCAGGTCAGTCAGTTTTACTCCATGGCTGAAATCAACATAGCCGGGGTAGAAACCAGAAATATCGCCAATGCTTTGGATGATAGAAGCGTTGTAAATATAAACCTCGGTATCATTCATGGCTGCAATTGGGCACTGAATCTCGTAAGTTTGACCGCGTTTACCACGCACCTTCACAGGGTTAGAACCATACCGCACAGAAACATAAGTGTCAGCATATGGGACAATATGGAAAGTGCCATCGGGTTTCACGCCTGTCCAGTTGGTTGGAGTATAACCACGAATTGTCATATCGTCAGAGGTACAAGTAGCACCCGTATACTTAGATGCCATGTATTTTTCCTGATAACGCTGGAATTGACGTCTCTGATGGCGTTTATTGCCGTGCATCATAGGCAGATAGCTAGTTGTGCCATTGTCCTCATAAGTACGGAAATACTTGCGCCGCATATCCATAATCCACAATTTTTCAGGCTTTACGTCCTGATAATCTTCGAATTTTTTCAAAATACGAGTAGCACTCCATGCCAAAGCACTCTCACGGTTTAGGAACATCTTTGCGAGGTCGTCTGCAAACAGGTCACGAATCTTACACCACAACTTAGAGTCATGTGCGTTAAATACGCTCTTTGTGCCGATGGTGTCCATATCCTCATAGCCGTAACTTAGGGTCAGACCACCCTCGTTATCATTGCCCATGGCAGTATCATTATCGTAGTCAAAGCAGAAATCCCAGTGCACAAGGTCAGTCGTGTGCGGGAATACGTTCTTTGCACGGTTATCGACCATGGTATGGCGCTCGGTGAACAGATAGTAGAACAGAGCAGAGTCCTTAATAAAGTAGTTCTCGAAATTCTTCTTAAACTCAGCATCGTCAGCATTTACGACCCAGTTCTGTACACGAATCCATGCATTCTTGGCCGCCTGAACCTCTTCATCGGTGCAAGCCTTATTGATGTAACGGAACTCGAAGCTGTGGTCACCATCCCAAGTTTCCTCAGAAAAGTCTCCACTCAAGAAACGAGCCTGTGCATCGGTGTTGTTATCAATCTCAATGATAACTTCTTTGTGATTGTTCGGGTCCATACCCATTGTGTCACTATTCTTCTTTGAGTTACCAAAATCGCCGCAAGCATAGAAATGCCACTGACCATCCTTGAAGACAGTTGCGTTTGTGGTGTCGGTCTCCTGAATAAACACAACACAGGGGTAGAATGCCATAGTGTCGCGCACCTTCGGATTATCCTTGCGAGCCTGACGAATGTACGGATTAAACTCGTTGAACTCATCGGCCAGCAGGGCATTATTTGTATTCTCAGAGGAAGCAACATTGACTTTAATGTTAAAATACTTCTCGCCAACGCTGTTTTCTGTAAATGCATACTTGCTGCCAGTGGTATCATCACCAAAGGTAAAGCCTCCAGAGCAGTCGATATCGATATTACGACCAGATTCACCATATGCGTTAGAGCTAGTACCCTGTCCTTTGTGAGAACCGGTAGCGATCCAATTATCTTCCACAGCACGACCATTCTTATAAATGTGCTGGATCGTTGTATTCGGCACCTCGTTCTTCTTGCCGGTCGTAAAGGTCGGAGCAGAAATCTTGATAATGCGTAGGTCAGGGCACTTCTCAGCCAGTAGGTCTGGGTTCAGCTCGCCGCTCACGTCTGTGATGTCGTTGCGGGTGTAACGCTCAATCATTTCCTCTGCATTCTTTGCGTCTGCAATAAAGTTGTCAAGGATCTCGTCGTCTGTTAGGTTCATCATGTAAGACTTCATGCGGTAAACCTGCACATCACAATCAGGAGAACCAATTGTAATACCGACTGGAGAAGCCTGCGTAAAGTTGTCGCTTGCGTCATACAGCTCAACACGGCAGGGAATACCATCCAGCCACAGAACCATTTCCTTATACTGGCTATCCGGCAGAATGTTAAACTCAAACTCCATAAAATCATCTTCACAGGTAGGTAATTCAATGCTGTTCTGTTCACTGGTCAATGTGACTTTCTGTGCCTGAATATTCAAACCGATACCGCCGTTCAAGCAAGTCAATGCCGTAGCATCGTAGTTCTTGACATTTGTGGTCTTAAACACGAGTTTGAAATTCTTGCCCAGCTTCTTTGCATCGTCGCCAAACAATTTATAACTGATATTTGCAGTTGTGCCAGCCTTCACGCAGAAGTAAGTGTCGCCATCTTCATCCAGCTGATAGCCACCGTTAGACCAATCAAAGTTGTCGCTCACAGTTAGTCGTGTGTTGCCATCAGACCACAGGCGGGTTTCATCAGCATTGGTCTTACCAGCCGGGTTGAAGTCAAAAGCTAGATTGGTCTTAACAGGTTCAATCGTAATACCAAGCTCCTTGATTTCAACACTGATTTCCTTACTTACAGAGCCGCATACGATTTTCAACGTATGAGTGCCAATATCGGCGGACTTCCAAGTCCATGTCTGCATAGTACGTCCAACAGTCAGAGTGACAATCTTAGCGCCGTCAACCTCCAGCATTACATTGGTTGTAGAGCTAGAAGGGTCATAAACGGTATAGTTGATTGCAACATTGCTGTACTGCTTTGCACTTGCCGTCTTTATGGCACAGCTGATAATAGGAGTTGTATTGCCTTCAGTTGCCCACATGATATCTTTGACAACTTTATTACTGGTAACCTGTTTTCCATTGATTTCAGCAGTCATGGACACTTCAACTAGATGTGCACCGTGAGTCTGTGCAGGGATAGCATAAGTCAATTGTCTGCCGGTCACGCTACTTGTGGTAGAACCAAGGGTCTTTCCATCAATCGTAAAGTTAATAGTCTTTGCTATATTGCCATACGGAGTGTAGCGGAACGTCACTTCACCATTATAAACCAGCGTATCATCAAAAGAGCTCTCCAAGTAGAACTCAACGACATTAACTGTCCATGTTTTTGTACCAACACTGCCAACGCTATCAGTTACTTGCAGCTTGACGGTATTATCACCGCTGTGCAAATACTGAGTTACATCAAAGCTGTTTTTACCCTGAATAATGGTCTGCGTACCAACCTTTGTGTTGCCAACATACCAGATGCCAGTTGCAGAGCCGGTATCATCACCAGAGTTATCCACAGAAGAGAACTTGAAATTGATGACAGCAGGGTCGCCAGCAATAACGGTCAGCGCAGAACCGTCAAGACGCTCGATCTTAATGACGCTGGCACTGCCGCCAGTGCCGCCGCCACCGCCTCCGCCCTGAATAACGACCTGCGTTTTTACAGTTCCATTTTCCAATAGGCTAAGTTTGGAATCCTCGTAAGTAATATCATACTCACGCCCAGCGTTCGGGTCGGGTTTCACATTCTTCAACTGCTCCTGAATCTCAGAAATATCACCATTGATCGTATCAATGCTGTTCTGCAAACCGGTCGCAGTATTTTTCACAACGGTCAAATCGTTTGCTACGGTCTCAACGCTGGTCTTTTCAGCTTTTGCAGCCAGCAATTTATCCGTTGCATCCTTATTGTAATAGTCGCTCTGTAGAGTTTCTGGTAGGTTGCCTACACTGTCCTGTAGATTTTTTACGGCTGCGTCGTTGCTGGTCTTATACTCGGTCAATTCTGTCTTAACGGGTGCAATTTTCTCGTCAATTTTTGCTTCAACGGTTTTATTAAACGAGGTAACCCATTCAGCACTAGGATCTGTGTTTAACGTGATGGTTTTGATAACCTTCTCACCATTTAAAAACTTGATAGTCTGCGTTTCTGCGTTATATTGGATATCAAACTTTGCCAGCCCGTCAACCTTTGAGATGTCGTCCTGAATGAGTTTGACAAATCCATCCACTTCTTCTTTTGTATAATAAGAGGCCAAAGTATCAGACAAACCATTCACAACCGCTTGTGCTTCTTGTGCGCTTTGAGCCGCATTAGATGCCGCTGTTTGAGCTTCTCCAACCTTTTGACTCATAGTAGACAAGAACTGGGTATACCAATCGTCTCCAGTAGGGTCGGTCATAGCAATTCCAGAAAGTGCCTTCAAGACGGTCAACTGGTTATTTGGTCTTGTTCGCCATAAGTAATTTTTTGTCGTGTTAGTATTGGGAATAGTGATTGCGCCAACGGCCATAATTTCAAATTGAAGATTACCTTCTTTTACAGTAGCCGAGTCACTGACCATCCAATAGAAGCGAATTTTTTCACTGTTATAACTTACATTCACAGGCGCAGCATAGTTTTCCTCGTTTTTTGCATTAACATAATGCACCTGGATTGTCATCTTCATGAGATCTACGCCATCATAATAACGCGGCATCTCAAAAGGGATGACCTGAGAGTTATTTTCCTGTGTGATGTTAACCTGATTTGGGTTAACAGTTATTTCTTTATTTTGATTGACAGTAGAAAAATCATTGTCTGAAAAATCGTCATACCAAGTATATTCTCCGCTTCTTGAAAAGTCATTGTCCGTAAACAAAACGGCAGCATCTTCTGTTGCAATCACACTAGGACAAGAGCCGTCTGGCATGAATAGCGTCTGTGCGATTGGTTGATTTGCCATACGTTTTGATTCTTCGAATGATAATGCCATTTTCTCACTCCTTTCAAATAATTTTATATTTTGGCCTATCCTCGTGGAACCACCAATATCTTAAATAGTCATCAAGAATTATTGCGCCAATACTGACAAAGATCCATAAAAAACTAAATAGAATAGAAATCTGTCCCATGATGTTTAAGGGTAAATTAGAATAGTCCCATACGCCAAGATTGAGGTATACGTTTAAAACAAGCCCGAAAACAAACTCGAGACTCGTCACAATACACGAGCCGATAAGTCCTTGTTTCCAAAGCGGGGTTTCCCAAGGAATGTGTTCGTTTAACTCTCCAATTAAAACAAAACATAGCCCACCAAGCAAAGCCATAGTCCAATGTGTTCGTCCTCTCCAAAGGATTTCTACCAAACAATAGACTCCTCCTCCACACAAAAACAAAACAAGCCTCTCAAATAATGCAAGACAACTTTTCATGATTAAATATCACCGCCATCTCTTGTAATACTTAAAATTTTTCGTGCAGCTTGTTCCTGTAAATCGAATAATGCTTTTGCGTTTTCTTCTCCGACAATATCACGCACCTCATCGTTGGGAAGATTAATTGCTTTCGGGGGAACGTCTCCGATTACTAGATATCTCTTTAGATAATAATAACAAGATGCCAATACCCGCCCCTTATGAGCGTAGCAAATACCTGTATATCTCTTATTTGGTGTTCCATATAGCTCAAAATTGTAACCAGAGCACCAACCACATCCCTCAGAGACCGGACAATCAATACACTTCTGCGGAGACTGACTGGTGTATGTTATTGCATCAAGGTCTGTCTTAATTGCCTTTTCGTTATCTTTTTTATAGATACCTTCATAACAATTCCCGATACAGATTTTAGATGACTTTTCTTCTCCGATAGAGATTGGCATATACCGAATACAAGGATACGCCCTGCCATCTGGAGCAAAAGCAAGCATATTTCCAGTTCCTCCGCAATAATTCTTGTTTTCATTTACAAGATCGACCTTCCCACCAAGCTGCTCGTCTAAAATACTAACAAGAACATCTGACTTGTTTTCGACCAGATAATCTGACAGTTTCATAAGCTCTAAGTAAATGTCTGTGGCGTCGTTTTTTGTGTACATCGGTTCGTATGCATAATTGCAGTGGATTTCTTTACATCCATTCTGGATCATCATTTTTACGCTATCGAATAAATACTTTGTCGAGCCTGGGGTAAATGTCATCTTGGAGTTTGCCCAACCGTATTTTTTCTTCCCATCTAAAAAGGCCAAATATGATTTTTCAAACGATCCTTGCCCGTATTGATCAATACGATACTTATCATGGAGAGATTGCACACCGTCGATGCTTACAGTAACGCTCATGATTTCATGATATTTTTCAATCAGGTGCTGTGCCTCCGGAGAAAACCAAAGCTGCCCATTTGTAGCAAAGCTGATTCTTGTAAAAGGTGCCAATGGGATATTTCTTCTAAAACATTCGTCAAAGTAGTAGTCGCATATTCCCTCAATCAGTTTAGCCTCAAGTAATGGTTCTCCACCAATAAAGTCAAGGACGAGAGCTTTTGTATTGCGATTGATGAACTCATTATCATTAGAACAATACATGTTGAGCAATGTATCAACGCATTTTTTCCCTGTGTATATATCCATTGAAGAAGATGATTTGTTGTGCTCATAACAATACGAACATCTTAGGTTGCATTGATTTGTGATCTGAAACGTTACATTTCTTGAGACATCATAATTCTCCTGTCGATTTGGATCTGCAAAAAGCCGTCTCACGAATTCAGAATAATCTGGCTGAATCTCGCGCTTTTTCAATTCCATTCTAATTCACCAACCCCTCTGTCAAAATCAAAAGAATAGCGATAATCAACAGGGTGATAACCAACTGTTTCGTAAATGATTTTGTCCACAGCAAGATTGAATTCAATACAACCCTTTTGATAATCTTGTCGATACTTATCAATCATATCTTGAAGATGACCGCTTTTACAATTAGAATAGCTTCTTGCTAAAATACAAATGAACGATTCATAGCTCTTGTTGATGTAATACAGCTTTTCCAAATATCGACTTGTTGTTTCATTGATTTTAATTTTCGTGTTGTTTTTGTAGCACATAATACTCTCCTTTTTGATTTTATTTATCTGGACTCAGATGCGGAACCACAGTGTTTAATTCGTCAAACTTATCCCGATTATTTACAAGAATAGACAACAACTTTATATATAGACTCAAATTATCTTGTGGCTTGATGATATCTAAATAAAGTCGCACAAGAATGCAGAAAGACCATAAGTTCACAATACGGCTTGGATCAATAAGAACAAATTTTTCCAAGTCTTTTTGACTCATTAACGACTTTTCGACCTCATAGTTTGCTGCAGTTTTATAAATCAGAGCATACACAACCGCTTTCTTTTCAATTAGCGAATTGAATTTATAATTACAAGCCGTCGCCACCGAATTGACAATGTTGGTCATATAAGAAAGATATTCATTAAATTCTACAGATCTCTCGATATTGAAGTTTGATAAATATCCAAATACCGAAATTACGCCTTCTCCTTGGCAGTCTTGACAAACCGTTGACAATAATGCGTCACCTAATGGTTTCATTGTTAGAAAATTTAACAGAAATTCTTTTTCATTATAGTAATTATAATCGCTTAAATTATTCTCATTGATAGAAAAAGTTACTTTATCCATGCTTTCACCGCCTTAACTAAAGTTTAGTTTATCAACGTTTTTCCAGAACATGACAAATAACAGGTTGCTTGGCAAGCATTGTCGCCACAGTGCCCACTACAGCTAGTACACGAAGCTGTGCAAGTGTCCTTACAGCCACCACTGCAGTCACCTTCGCAACCTGTATCGCAACCGCCAGAACAACTTCCGGTACAAGTGCTACTACAGTCACCAGTGCAACTTCCACCGCATACGGTATAACATTCCCCGTAACATAATCCGGTACAGTTTGCATTGCATCCAGTATTCTTTCTGCCTGCCTTTACATCTTTTGATGCTAGATTACTCGCCACTGTAGTTGCATTGATAATGTATGCGGCGTTGATGTATCCACCATTTTGTGGAGTTATAGACCCATTATTTACGGCATCCAATGGAATCGTGATTTTATAAATATGTTCGTCTTTAATTGGAACGCCAAGCGCAGGTTTATCGTTATATTGATATTGTGCAGTGGTATAAGCCTTCATTGAGCCATTACTATTAGGTTGGCTTCTTCGGCTGATTTCTTTATCGACAACTGATTTTAGATTGTTAAAATCAGCAGCTGAAATAACATCACCATACTTTGCCATTTCTTCACCCCCTAACTCTCACTCGAATGCGTCGAATATCGGTATTTGAATCTCCCTCTACTGCATACCCAACAATACATTCTTGAGGAACGACTTCATCACTTTTAACAGAACGGCCAATTCCCGGAATCCCGGACGGAACAATAATGTCGCCGGTTTTAACTAAACCGACAACACGCACATTGACACGTCCTGCAAGACTTACTGGAATATAATTGCGTAGATTAAATTTCAAGGAATCTTCGCCATTCGACGGAACATCTCCACCAATAATATAAGCGAATTCGTCCGTATGCACTCCGACAACTCGATCTTGCATTCCTTTTGCACGCACATATTTCTCAGATTGACTATTTAAATCCAATGCAATAATATCGCCAGGTTGAGTTTCTTCACCTCTTGGGAAATATTCTGCATAGTCATTAAAAACAGCACCATACGCACGATTGAATTTTGCTGTTCCGTCTGCGTTGATATAATAGTCTTGACTTCCAAAATATACCGATCCGTTCATTGTTCCACCAGATAAAGACAATGCTCCCAGATTAGAACAGGCTTCTGCCGCAGTTGCAGCCCCCGTGCCGCCGTTTTCAACAGGAAGAGTACCGCTACCTACAATATCGTTTAGCGTATGAGTGTGGTTCTTCACCTCATTACGGATGTCTTGATGTGCCAAATCGCTTGTATTATGCTCATCGATCTTATTATCAAATTCTTTCTTTGCGTCGGCAATTTGCTGAGTATATTCAGTAAAATCAGAAGGAAGAGTCCCTTTCAAGGTCTTTAGATTCTCAACCAGTTCGTTTGCTTCAGATGCTTTTGCGGCTGCAGCGGTCTCTGAATTTAAAGCATTCTTTTCGGAAATAGCAGCGTTAGCTGCAGAAGTAGTCGACTTATCAGCTTCAGATGTAGATTTGTCTGTATAAGATTTGATATATTCCTCGATATCCTCTGTGAACAGGCGCTCAATAGCCATTTGAGAATGCTTTAACTTGTTGATATCATCTGCACCAATCAACATTCGCTTCAATTCTGGATTCGCATTAAGAATACTCTGTGCTGCCGAATAGTTGCCGTTCAAAAGAGCTGTTTTATAATCGTTTGCTAGACTTAAATAGTTCGCCGTTAAATTCTGACTATCTTGCCAGCTATCTACTTTAGCTGGAAATTTCGTATACGCCAGATCAGTATAAGTACCGTCTGGATTTTTGTCATAGCTCATTCAATGCACCTCCAATTTGACAAAAATAAAAGCCCCGGAATATCGGAGCTGAAATCAATATTTGTTTTGTACGATGTATGGATAATATGGATAATAACGACTCAGTGTTAAGGTCATCGTTCCTTCGCCAAGTGAAATAGAGATTTTTTTGATAATGAATTCCAAAGGCTCACCTTTTGTGTCGATATAATGAGGTACATAAGAAATCTTTTGATTGACCTCAAGCCATGGAACAAGAAGGCATTCCACTGTAACACTATCTGTCAATCGTCCACACTTCCACAACATGTACTCAGCGCACTGCATAGTTGATTCATCCGTAGTGTACATCTCATATTCTGATCCAGAACACACTTGATTTCTACGCCCGATTTTTTCAATTGTAAAACGTGGATTTGCCTGAGTGTTTAAATTTATATCTGATATATCTGATTCAGTCAAGCAAACATACTTTAAATTATTGCACGCCTCATCCACTTTTGCCTTGGCGATCTCATCATCTGTAGGCATTTTGTTTACTAAGAATGTCATTGCATGGGTTTGTTGCTCGCCACGATAATAAAACTTTTTATATGTAGGACTATACAAAATAACAATCATCATGTCGTGTGCGATTTCAGCGCCATCCATTAAAACATCTGTGCCATTTTCATCCACATCAGTTTCATAAAGTTTGAACGGACCATGTGTGTACTCCTTAACTGAAGTGTTATTATTGCTGTCAGTTTCTGTGACTGAGTTTACGATTGTAATCTCCACATTTTTTTTGAAACCAAGCAGGGGAGTTGTAATAGCTACAGTACAATCCTTTGTGGTGTCTAAACTGGTCGTTCTTAACGTAATAGAAGTTTTCTCTTCTTCGCCGGTTTTCGAGTCTGCATCAGTATGTACAACAGTCATGTGCTCATCATCAACATAAGTATCATATTCGACACTGGCTCCAAAAACCTCAACACAATTCTTGACCTCTGAGTACTCAATATCGCAGCTCTCAGAAATAACTAAGTCTTGAAACTCTTCATCGTTCAAAACAACTGGATCGTTAAAACCAGACGGAATTTCTTGGCACACAAAGGTCGTGTCATCGAAAAACATTTCAAATGGATAATAAAGATCCCGAAGCTCAGTTAGAATAGACCAGATAGATGTACCGCTTGAAAATTCAATATCATATGGGACTGTTCTATTCCAGTAGTTGACGACACATTCTTTCATACCGCTAAGTTTGTAAGTATCAATAATAGCGTTGGATATTTTTGTTCCAGTGGAAATAACGGTTTGATAACCAGTCAATGTACCACTTAGCGACCCATCCAGCATTGCAACTAAATCAACGCACGAAACAGATACACTATGTTCGGTTGCATTGTATGAAAATCCATTCTGATTGAAAGCATAGATCCCTTTTGAATACCAAAAAATATTTTTATCAGATAATCCAATACCAATATAGACACGAACCAACTTGTCAATCCACTCGTCCACAGAATAAGAACTAATCATCTCATTTTGTTTCAAATAAATCGTTGAAGTAAACGTGTGCCGGATGTCTGAGTCTGCATCAATTGAAAGGCTTCCATCAATTGTTAATCCTTCAAGATTATCGATAACGTTTAAATCTTTATCCAGAAGTTCAAGTCTACAGTAAAGATGTTTATTATGATTTTTTAGCATCGCAAATTCTTTTTTTGATGCGATATAATACATTTAAACACCTCCTTATTCAACAACGCGAACTTCACAAGTCACAGACACATTGTCAATACCAACAGTGATTGTAGTAGTGCCAACCTTTTTACCTGTGACCAATCCACTTTCATTAACCGACGCCACAAATGGATTGCTAGATCCATAATTTGTCAATGGATAGGTAGCATCGACAGGTTGATATACTGCGTTGAGTTGCAATTCTTCTCCGACATGAATAATCGCAAAAATTTTATTCAACGTTACAGCGCTCGCCTTAATTGGATTATCAATAATAATTTTAATATCCTGAGATAGAGTCATAGCAGGATGGACAACAACTGTAGCGCCAGTATTAGCGTCATTCGTGTCGGTACATTTGATAACCTTATCCTCAAAACTATTGTCGTTAGAATTGTATCGAATACCAATTACAGAATCCTTAGTATTAGAAACATTGTAAACTGCTGGTGTCCTGGTTAAGAGCATCTTATTATTCACGCAGCCATCTGACAATAACTGTTGTGCGGTCGGCAGAATAGTGCCTTCCGTGTTATGAGTGCTACTTGACGGTCCATATTCGTTTGAAGAAAGTAAGAATACAGTTCTTGATATCGTTGATGCTGTATTTTTACCATTGCCTGGAGTGTAACGAATTGTTGTAGGATAGCTATTTAACACAGATACGATTTTAGAATCAAGGGAATTCTTAAATGTATTCGTGAGTAATTTATCAACATCACTAGAACCATACGCATTATTAGAACCAAAACGTGTATTTGCGTACTCCGGCTTTCTGACAAGTAGAGTGCGGCCCTCGCCGTTCAGTTCGCTTTCGTAGTTATGTTTTGCAACGATATAATACACAGGAGAACTATTCTCTCGCATGTGAATTGCTGCACCTTCGTGGAATGCACTTAGCGGAATCCCAGTCGCATCAGACAAGGAAACAACAGAAACATTACACTTTGCTTCAAGTCCGTCGATCGAGGCTGTGATAGTAGCAGAGCCAGCCTTCAACCCCTGAACCATACCATTATCAACGATGACTGTTGCATCGTCACTAGATTTCCAAGTAATCGCTCCGATTTTTGCATTCGTCGGGCTGTAAACAAGATTGATCTTTTTCTTGCTGTTCTTAGACAGATTCAACGTATTATAATTAAATGCGATATCATCCACACTGATTTTCAGAGCGGTGACAGTTACGATAACATCTCCTGTAACAGATGGAATAGAAATCGTATCATTTACAGAGTTATATACAGAATCCGTAATAGAGACTCCATTCATAGAAATCGAAACAGAATCAATGACATATCCTTCATATGCTTCAATTTTTGTGGAATAACTCTCTCCTTGCTTAACGCTGATAATACGACTGCTACTAGTTGCGGATTCAAGATTGAGTGTAATTGAATAATAAGTAGCGTAATCCATATCATTGTAAGCTGTCAGACCATTTGCGCTCAAATCGTCGGTGTTGTTATAGTCACCAATTTGCACAAAATCGAAACTGATACCGACTTTATCAATATGCTCGGATTCATCTTCTTCGACATTTCCGTCTACACTTACGAGCCATTCACGACCATCTTCCATCTTAATGATTTTAGCTTCGCCATTCGTAAGCCAGTCCTTCATATCTTCACGATATTTATAGGAATTATCAAAGTCCCAATCATCCACACCATTATTCTTGATGATAGTACCAGAGAAATTTCCTGTATCGTAATTGGATTTGCTCCCATAGAAGACATAAGGGAATCGACTATTCAAAGTTGTAACAATGCTGGACTGTCTATTTCTTGTGGTGGATGTAACCTTCGGATCAAGAAATACATGATAAGAAGTCTTGCCATCGGTGATAAGAGCGCCGCAGAACGAGCTTACGACAGAAGCTGAAATGTAAGGCAACTCGGTTCCGTCCTTCAAGATATAGTTGACAGAATATTCATACTTGGTGTTACGACCGCGTGCGAAGTAATCAACAAAAGAGAAATTCAAATTATCTGTATCCGGAACCTGATAAGCTGTTAGTGTAGTCCATGTAACATCTCCTACTTCACGTCTACGGAGCTGCATAGACTGAATCTTGCTGCCGAGAGCGCCAATATTGCCGCCTTCAAGCGTCTGAGAATCAAACGTGGCGAGGATTAAGGTGTCGGCCGCCCAATCATATTCTTTCTTTTTAAATTTATTTGGATCAGACGAAACATAAAGCTCGTCAAAAATTCCATTCTTTATTGAAAACGAAGAAAGATTTGACACCAATTTGGAATTACTCAGAGACTGCTCGTCACTTAGAATATCCATTCCTAAAAACATAAATCAGCCTCCTTTAATTCTCGTTATCTACAGAAGAGTCACCGATAATACAACAGTCCAGTAATGCTTGTCCTAAGACCGCGTTTTGATAATCTCCATCCATTGACTCTATATAAATTTCAAAATATCCATCCTTACAAACAACATCAACAAATAAATATCCAGTCGCTTTTTCTGCAAAGATATAATTGCTTTTGATGATCAAATACGTATCATGGTCAACATTTATTTTTAAGGCGGCAAATAGTTTTTCTGTTTCGTCGTTCATATCGGTAAAGAATCTCTTTAGAATACTCAATGTTCCAGTCACAGAATATTCTGCGTTATTCCAGTTCAACTCGACAATTTCTTTTGGGCAATCAGGCTTCACAATAAACTTCATGTCGAAGTCATTAGGATTTTTATTTTGGTCTCTTAAGAAATAGGTAACTTTTGTACCATTGGTCAAATCTACTGCATATTTATCGTCTGCTGTTTTTACGTAAGAAACATCGCCGTTAGGAGAACCAGTGGCCGAAACAAAATGAGATGTCAACCGGATGGCTGCATTATAATGATCGTTCTCTGCCTCAAAAGCATAATCTCCGTTTGATAAAACACTACCAATTCTAATAGGATAATAACCCGTATCGAGCTCATACCCATTTTTTGTGGTAGCCATGCCGCGCACATAGTACAATTTGTTCGCTTCTAGTCCATACACAGAGAACGAATGCGAAATAGTACCATAATACGTTTTCGTTTCATCAACCAATTTCTTGTCTTCATCATAAAACTCATATTTATATGTTTTAAGAGTCTCACCTTGATCCTTTATGTAGGAATAAAGCATTTCAAAAACAGTGGCAGACATTTGAATAATATTTTCTGTTTCTTTATTAAGGCTACTAAAAGCAATAGAAGGTTTCGACTTGCAGTACAAAACAATAGGGGAGCTGTACTCTCCATATTCGGATTCGTCAGTTAATTTGATACGAATTCGCAAATAATAATTTTCTTCTCGATTCACTAATTGTTCGGTAGGGGAGATATGGAATCCCCATCCGTTATTTTGTGTGTACGATAAATTGCTATATGCTCCAGAAGAGGTGCAAATAACTTTATCATCAGATCCATCATAAATCGAGTATTCGTATTCTTTGATGATATTGGGGCTTGTATAGCTCACATAAATTTTAAAAAAAGCAATGACGCCCTCTGTTGCGTCAAAAACATTTACAGATGATAATACCGGCTTTGCCATTACTTCACCTCCTATGCATATAAAAAATGCAGGGTTCTACGTCACTGGCGTAGCTTCCTGCAATAGTTATTTTTAGATTTTACGAATTAGTAGATTGCTATAATCTCCTTGCGGAGCTGTCACAGCGACTCGTTCATAAAGACTAAAATCTTGATTTGATTGTATATTGCACTCTTTTCCAAATGCCGATACGATATAGCCAGATGGCGTCTTTTTCTTAACAACACCAAAAGTGGTTTTATCATACGAAGCGTTCTCAATTGCATTTTGTGCTACTTCAACAATCATTTTTGTTAATACATCAACTGCTTTAGATGCGTTACTCATGTTATCTCCTTCCTTGCTGTTGACGCAGCTTAATCGGAAGGTCGCGTACAATCTCTCTAGCAAGAGCATCCGTATCGCCAACAGGATTCTGAATGTAGATGTCTCCAACAGAAATCGTATCTCCGATGGTTTTGTTCTGGATATTGTTCAAAGCGCCATTTTTAGACAGTTGGTCTGCAAACCATTTATCTGTATTTCCGCCCATCTCAAACAGTTTAGAAGTAATATCCGCAGGAACTACTCCGTCGCCGGTTTCAAGATAAGTATAACGACCAGACGCAGGTTGACGTACTAAAAGTTCAGGACCTTGTTCATCGACATTATACATGCCAGAATGTTTGACGTCCTTATCTCCAACCGCACGTTTGCCCCAGTTCCAGAACCAGAGCTTAGAGTTCTTGATGCGATCCCAGAAAGATTGCTTGGTTGTACCAGTATCAGACCCGGGTGTACCAGAATTTGCGTTGGAAGCAGGGCTATCTGGGCTATTGATAACAATACTACCAACGTCAATTTTTCCGTTAGAAGATGTTCCGTTGTTCTTGTCTTTCTTGCTCTCAATACCAAAGATCTTCTTGACAAAACCACTAATGTTCTGAATTGTACTAGCAATCATACCAATCGGAGAATACCGCCATACGGTATTGCCAACAGATTTTACAATCTTAGTTCCAATCTTGTCATCGCTTGACCAAATCTTCTTTTGGTCTTTGATAAGACGAATATTGGTATTGATTCCATTGACAACGCCTGCGACGATGGCTCCGATAACAGGAATCGCGGAAGCTCCTGCAATAGCAACCCCTCCACCGGCGGCTGTGGCACCACCCGCTGCAACGCCACCACCAATACCGAGAGCACTTCCGATCTTAGTAGCAACGCTACCAGCAGCCTTAACTAATGTTCGACCGCCCGAAGCAAATGTGCTGCCAAGTCCCTTGAACGCAGAACCAATAAAATCACTAATGCCCGATAAACCATTCGAGAAGATGGTTGTTAGGCTATTGGCACCATTACCGGAGAATAGCCCCTTAGCACCAGACGAGATAGCTTCCCATCCTGCCTGGAACGCCTTGGTGATACTATTCCCGGAAGTTCCACTAAATGCGTTCTTAACAGTTTGACCGATATTTTTTAAACCGGTGCTAATGCTGATGCTGAGCTTACCATCAGAACCAGTAGATCCAAAAATCTTTTTGGCTGTTTTGATTAAACCATTAAAGCCCTTATCAGTATAATCAGTAAATCCGGATTCGGCCCAGCTGTACAGATTATTAACCTTCTCAAGGGTTGTAATTAAGGATTCTAACTTGCTAATGATATCCTGAATACCAGAAGTTGCCTTAGTGGACTGCATTACTCCGAGGACATTACCCTTAAAGACGTCAAGTCGGCCTTCCATCTCTGTAAAGGTCATGTCTGCAATTTCAGCAGAGTACTTGAGTTTTTTGTTGTAGTCATCCCAACTGGTTCCAATCAAGTTGATGATTTCACTGTACTTGTCTTTCAACTCGTTCAGCTTATCAATTTGGTCATCAATAGCCTTTTCAGCATCCTCTTTGCGCCATGTCCGTTGCTGGTCGTTTAGATTATCCTGTGCTTCCTTAACTGCCGACGCATCAGAAACCCACTCATAACCATTACTGGTATACTTGCGGACAGTACGTTGCGTGCGAGCTTTTTCAAGTTCGGCTTGCAGTTTTGCAAGAGTGATTGCGCGTTCTTCCTCGTCATTGGCCTTTTCAAGCGCTTCCTTTTGCTTATTCAGAGCTTCGATTTGGTCGTCGATATGCTCTGTCATGGCCTCGCCCCAGATTTTTAAGTCATTGTCCTTATCTGAATTATAATTTTCAAAAACAGATAAGAAGTCAGTTAATAAATCTTTAACTGCAGACAACGCATTTTTAAAACTCTCAACAGAATTTTTTGCATCCTCCCAATGAGCAATAAGCTTTGCCATAACTTCAGCATCGGTTTCCTGTAGATCTTGATACTTCTTGTTATAAACTTCAGTTAGCTCATTGATAGCTTCCTCTCTAAGAGATTTTTTTTCATCTTCAGAAAGGTCAGAGCTATCAATTTGTGTAATAGCGCGATTGTATTTTTCTTCTGCAATTTTATATTCAAGGGTTGCTTTTACGAGCGCATCATACTCTTCTTGTGTTGGAGCACGAACGGCGTCATACATCTGTTGCAAATAATCTCCATATGTAGTACCTTCGAATTGTTTCATCAACGGTTCAAGGGTTGCAACATACATATCGCGAAGACCTTTGGCGTCGATCTCGTAATCCCCATTAACATTTTTAAATTGGTCAAGGAAAGATTGATCAATTTGGCCAAGCTCTTGTAAAATATCTTGACTCTTGAGAGAGCCAGTGTCTCGAATTTCCTCATATGCATTACGGAAAGTACTGAACGTACTCTGAAACTTATCAAGCTTGGTGTTAGCATCTTCTATATCAGTACCAAATCCATTCCAAAAATCTGTCATACTGATATTACCAGACGTTAGGCCGGCAAGGCGGTCAGTCCATAATTTTGCCAGTCCAGGTTGATTAGAATCGGTAGCAGCAGTTATAACATCTTGAATTAAAACTTTGGCTGCTTCTTTGATTTTATCATCGTCTACGTTTAAATTTCCGTTTTCGTCAAGGAAAATCCCATTCATCTCTGGATGTTTGGCGATGAGATCCGTAACCTTCTTCAAAGTATCATAATCTACAATCTGATCACCATTTGCGTGATCAATTGTAAATAACTCATGAAGTGTTTGCATACCGGACTGAAATTCGTCTGTTTTGCCGGTTGCTTCATCAAGTGCAGTTCCATATCCTTTGATAGCATCTGTGAGCTGATTAAACGAAATGGTTTCAGAATCAACACTTGAATTTAACCAATTTAGTATTTTGGTCATTTCCGCAGCAGATTTACCACCATCGTCAGAAGCATTGGCCGCTTTAAGTTGAGTCTTAATAAATTTGCGGAGTTTAACTGCATTGATCTCTAGTTTTCCATTGTTTTTTGTCAAGCATTCTGTATATACATCCTCAAGACCAACTAACGATTTAGTTGTATCATAACTTAGATAGCCATATTTGTTATACTCGTTCATGGCTTCTTTCAATGTATCAAATGCAGAGGCAAGATCTGTAATGGAGGACGCTGCTTTTTGAGTTTTCTTGCCAGTATCGAAACCATTCATCTGATTTTTAAGGGCCGATGCTCCACTCATTGCTGATTGCATATTTGTTTTAATGAGTGTTAAACGAGTATTAAGAGCATTCATAACTCCATCGATTTTTGCTTGAACAGCATCTGCGTTCCCACCTTCACCGGCACTTTGAGCGGCAGCTAAAGCGGCAGCTAGTTCTCCAGTTCCAATAGTGGCGTCTTTTAAAGCGGGACACAAAGCGGCAAGTTTATTCTTTTCATCTTCAGTTGCTTCAGTAAATGTCTCGGCTTTTTCTGCGGAGTCTCCCTTTGCAATCGTATATAGTTCTGATATCGCCTGAGAAATAGCTTCCATTTGAGCTTCTGCATATTGAGCTGCCAACAAATCTGCATACGCACTTTGATTGACTTGGAGCTTTCCATTAACAAGTTCAAGAGTATTAAGATACTGATCATCCATTTGCAAAAGAGCTTGCAACGAGTCAATACTCATATACCCATACTTGTTGTATTCTTCAACAGCATTAGAACAGGCTTTGTATGCTGATTGAATATTGTCGATGACGCCCATTGTTTTTTCGAGTTTATCGGCGTAATCGTCAGCAGTTGCAGAGTTACTAATTTGCACAAGACCGAAACTTTCAAACACACCAATTAGAGACTCAAATGATATTTTATTCTCGTCTGCAGTTTTATGGAGTTTTTCAAGCGCGGCTGTTTCAGTCTCGGTTTGATGAGAAGAGTCTTTATCAATATTGATTATTGCCTCGCCACTCATTCCACTAAATGCATCAAGCCCATTGAATGTTTTCCAATCGCTTTGCTGAGAATCACCATTGTCGATATCATTCTTGATTTGTTTTACTTTTTCTGAGAATATATCAAGATTGGTAGTATCAATGCCTGTACTATCTTGTGCGTTCGCCAGAGCCTTAGTGGCTGCTGTCATTGCGTTCGTTCCTGTAATATATTCGTCTTTATACTGGTCAAAATTATCGGCGTCGGCGCTATAGTTGCTCATCTGCTTCGACACGGCAGAGGAGAGCTCCTCAATTTTGGTCTTTTCTTTTTCGATCTCAACTTCGTTGTCTTTGTATGCCTGAGTCTCTTCTTCTCCAGCTGCCGCCATTTCACGCCGCTTTTGAACGAGTTGATCGAGATAGTTTGAGTGCTCGTTTAAAGATTCGGTCTTAGAAACCTTCTCTGCAACCTGATGAGTGCCAGCATTTGCACCGCCCTCGGCATAAGAAACATTTACTGTGCGGGATTTCACAATACTGTCTTCTGTTTTATCATTTACAACAGCACTTGTGTCGGCATTTGCTTTGTTAACAGAATCCTTCTCCAACTGCTTCTTGAGTTCGAGTTGGGCTTGTAACATGTCATTGATGGTTTGTAACCGCTCGCGCTCGGTAGGATCAACGATATCTTCAATCTTTTTAACTCCAGCAGCTTCTAGGGAATCATTGAGTTCGTCGATCTTAGACTGGATCTCTTCAACATCCTTAGTAGCTTGTTCGGCTGCATCATGAGAATCATTCATTGTAGCGACAAGTTCTTCTGAATGCGTTTTAAGGTTCATGATATAGTCAACGGCTTTAGAAATAGCCCATGTGGCAATCGCGACACCAAAAGACAAGGCCAATTGCTTTCCGATCTGCATAGCTGTATTCAAGGCAAGTTGTTTTGCAGTTAATCCGGTTTTAACAACACCATCGACCTCTTCGATACCAATCATCTTTTTAAAGGAATCAGTCATTGCGTAGCCATTTTTGGTGCTTTCAATGATGCCTGCGTTCATAAGACGAGTTTTGGCGTCAGCATTCTCTGCGGCCTTTGCCCACATATTGAGATTTTTTTTGACTTCATTAGTGTTGGGTAATGCATAGTTGTCGCCGTTTTTCATGCCAAGAGCATTCATCAGAGAATTGATGTCGCCCTGATTGATTTCGCTATTATCGGCAGACTTTAAGCTGGTCTCGAAAACCTTGCCATTGATACGAGAACCTGTTTGAGTGAGCTTGATAAGTTTTTCTATAGTTTTTTCCGAGTCGTCACCAAGTTCTGTTACACTAATAATCGCCTTACGCTGTGCTTTATCAAGGTTAGAAATTTGAGCAACGTAATTTTGAATATCTTTCCCATTTTCGTCAGTTCCAAAATTACTGCCATCGATTTTTTTGACAAATCCAGACTTATAGTCTCCCCACATCATATACTTTTGGACGATTTCAGGTAGTCCTTTAAGTTTTTCCGTAGAGGAAATTGCTTTTTCAATAGTTCCATCAAATCCTTTGCCAAGCTCAATCATTGACTTATTGACTGTCAAAGCGTATAATAATCTCAATGGTCGGTTGAAATTATTTGCCAATGAGGTGATCTTATGCAAATCGGTGAAATGAAAAGAGATGTAAATCCTTTTTTTGGAACTGCAAAAAATTTTTTTGGGGATTATACTAAAATTGCTCTAGTTAAAGAAGGGGAAAGATTGTACAGAAAATACCCTGAATATAAATATCTCGAAGAAGATCCATATATTGAATGGTATAAGGACCCAAGCCTTACATTTGTGGATAATAATATAATTTATAAATCTGTTGTATATGCCTATATGGTAGATCAAATCTTGAAAAAGTACCCAGAATTTAATGAAGAATATAAACGAATTGTACAAGAATCAGTAAATAAGGAAAAAACAGGAAGCGTTAAGGAGTTAAGAGAAAAAGCGGATAAAACGTATTCTTCCTTTAACAATCGATTCCTTTGCTGGTACCAAGATTATCTTCGTGAACAAGCAGATCCAGGATGCTTAGAGCGTGAACGTCAGGAACACGAACGTAAACAGAAAGCACTTGAAACAGCCCGTCAGGTGGAAAAATGGAAAGCAAAACAACAAGAACAGCAAGACCTCGCCAGCGGTAAGCGTGTTATCTGTCCCTACTGTAAGTCCACGAATACAGAGAAGATCTCTGGAGTAAGCCGTGGTGTATCAATTTATGCACTCGGTATCGCGTCTCCGAAGTTGGGCAAACAATGGCATTGCAAGAATTGTAATAGTAACTTTTGATATCGAGGAAAAATCATGGAAGCATATAATCCAGTCTATGCGATATTATATGCCTACTTTTCAGAAGACGAAAATGCTGATGATCCTGCAATTTACAAAATAATATTGTCAGATTATGAGTTTAGTGATCCACCAGAGCCCGGATGCTATGAAAAACCAATTTTTGTCTTGCGCGACGATGAAAGCATGAAAGAATTGTTTAACGCAGCTATGAAAGCAGCCGCAACAGGAGCAAATTCCTTTCAGATCGAGAAAGACGAACGGACTTTAAAATACACTATCCTTGAAACAAAACAAGTAGATCAAGCATTGGCAGCCCAGTATCAGATACCTCAAGATATCGACTGGACTGATGATGAACTCCATACTGTCACATTTTATTTTAAATCAAACAAGTGCTTTAGGGAAAAACATCACTGTACAGCATGTCGGGCAAGGATAAAACCAAAGCCGGAATATAAAAGCTTTACTGATCCAACTACTATTAATGTTATTCACTGCGACAAATGTGATAAATACTTTGTAACAAAAGAGGTTTTTATTGCAAAAGGTGGCTGTTGGAAATATTATGTTTCGGCTGAGTTTGATCCGTCTATGTCTTCCCACGATAAGGAATTGGCAAGATGGGCAAGCTATTATAGTAGCACACAAGAAATTTTTGATGACTTTGCTCAACACACAAGCATAAATAATGATGGATACACAACTACGAAGCCAGCGGCACAAAGACAAAGGCTGCTCCGATATTTTATTGATTCTGGTAAATATACAGAAGGAGAGATTATTCAGTATTTTCATGAACAATATCTTGACACAGGATGGCATGGAGAAGAAGCAACTCAAAAGGTTAGAAGCGATTTGAATTATTTGTTGGATTACTGTACAGAACTTAAAACAATCAACGCAAAACTAGAACGTCCATAGCCGCACCGTATCTGTATCTATCGTGGGCGCTGCCAGCGGGAAAATCGGAAAATAATTCTACCACAAGAACCATATGTACAAATGGTAAGCCAGAACTAACTAAAATGGCATAAATAAAACGCCCGGCCTCCCAGCAGTGGGGAAGTCGGGCTTGTTCATTATGATGACTGCGCCGTTGTTATTTCAGAAGTTCAGCGATTTCTTCAGCAGTCATACCGTTGGCCAGTGCATTGGCAACAATATCTTCTGCCTTTTTACGATTCAGCTCTGCTGCAATTTTTTCATCAGCATCAGCCTTTTTCTTTTCGAGCTTGGTGATCTCTTTGTTGAGTTTTTTCAACTCCGCCTCTTTTGCTTTACGCTGGGCGTTCAGTGTAGCGATATCATCACCAATAGTCGCAATCTCCTGAGCAATAGATTCTGCGGCAGTATTCTTTTCAGCGATCTGTGCTGCATAATCGATACCATCGAGAATCTTTGTTTTATTCTTGCTTCCTTTAGGACGTGCCATAATGAAATACCTCCACTACATGCGTTTTGCTTACATGTTGTTTTTGATATTTTTATTATAGCCAGAAATCCTAAAATAGTCAACAAAAATATTTTTCCACTTTTGACGGCGGGGGAAAGACCACCTGTAATTTTTCCGCTGGAGCGTGTCGAGCCAGCAGTGATTTGGAGCACCCCATAGTGAACCTGCGGCGCTATTATGCGCGTAGCTCCACTCCGACATTATGCTCTCTGAAGCGTCTCTGGCAGTGCCTATTATAATAATGTAGGCGCATGCAGAGCTTGCCTGCGGATTCCTTTCGGTTCCCGGACGAGAATTACCCAAACTCGCCGTGGCTAGGCCACCATGTTCGTCGGTTTTACTAAATACTCCCTCATGCTTCACAATGATATAATAAAATATCTACGGAGCATTTGTTCCGTGTCACCACCCGGAGTATTGCTGGGCACAATCATGAAACCCGTCATTTTAGGTTCACCCAGCTGAGTTGCAAATGCTGCGATGCCCAGTCCAGCAGGAAGGGCACCAGTGAGATTAATGATTTTATCAAGAAGTTTAACAATTGATGTGAGGAAAGATACGCCAGTCTTCAAGAGACCAGAAGAGAGGACGTCTTGAGAAAGAACTTGGAAGCTTGCGTCGAGCTGTGCAAGGCGGCCTTGGATGCTGTCCATCCAAACGGAATTCTCCTCCCAAGCTGTTCCTGCACTGTTAGCAGCGGATTCCATAGCAGATTCAGCAACGTCAAAATTGTTTAGTATAGCACTAATGGCATTTGCGTTTCGCTTACCGCCAATCATTTCAGTGACGTTTGCTTGCGTCACATCTGATAGTTTGTCCCAAACTTGAGACAGTTCTTTCAAAATTTGATATGTACTCTTAAAGCTTTTATTGTCGATCATGATATCGACGCCAGTAAGGGACTTTAGCTCGCTGCGTAGTTCGGATACAGAATTTGCACACCCGTCTGCGCTTTCGCCGGCATCCTCCAGTTCGCTCTTAGCTGCACGTAGGTACATAGAAACGCTCTTCAAAGTTGTTCCTACAGTTTCAGCATTTTGAATTACTGCATAGGCGGCGGTGCCTAAGCTGATTGTTTCAGCCAAATCGTTGTTTGCAGCCTTCATACTTGCAGCCGAACGGGTAAGGATCTCACCAATGGCCTGCGCTGTAATCGGCTGTGTGTTTGCAACTTTGTCAATCTGGTCGACTACGTTTTCAGCATCTTTAGCTAACAGACCAAACCCTTGCAATGTCGAGATTAAGTAGGAAGAAGATGTATTAACATCGTCAATACCATCGCCAACATTTTTAAGAAGGGTAGAGTAGGTGGCCATGTTCTCCGCGTCTTCATCAGAGTAACCCAGGCGTTTCCAGTCAGCCGTACTGCCAATATAATCACTTATAGATACGCCTAACTTTTGAGCCTGTTTTGCGGCACGTCCCATATACTCTTCAAGGGACTTTCCTGTATAGTCACTGACTTTTCTTAACTCAGTTACTGCCGTATCAATCTCGACCACGTTCTGATACACGATCCGTAGCGCGTCTTGCATCTTGTGCAGAGCTGCCATAGTGATCATAGTGCTCAAATGCTGACCAAACAGTTTTTCGAACACATCAAGCAGATTCTTTGATTCGAGACCCAGCTTTTTAGATTCAACGCGAAGCTCTGCATATTTCTTTTTCAATTCACCAATTTTCTCTGGTGCATCACTTTGATTCAATCCTTCAAGCAACTCGTAGAGAGACCTTCCAACGTCTGTTCCTTCAAGCTTTTTATGTTCTGCAATATAATCATGAATAGTTGCCTTCAGATTAGCGACTTCCATTGATGCCTTATTTATAGATCTTTCGCGAGAAGCTTCTTTGTTAAAATCTTTCGCCTCTTGTGTTGCCTCTCTATATGCGATGTTTAATTGATTTATTGCATCCTTTACAGAATTAATGTTATCTGGAGATATATCAAGGTTATTCTTTGCCCATTCTTTAGCAGCAGATACTGTATCTGAAGATTTATTTACTGTATCAAGTAAAGCTTTGAGTTTTGAATCTTTTTCTTGCTGTTTACTATAAAAAGAATAGTCGGTACCATAATTCTTCTGGACGTCCTTCATTGTAGCCCTATTTTGAGATATGGCGTTTCCAACAGAGTTTAAATTTGCTGCCTTCGTATTTTCTCGTTTTGCAGGCTTGTTTTTCTTTTTAACTTTTGTGGCTTCACTAACCGCTTCTTTAGCCGCATTGTCAATCTCCGCATTCTTCAGAATCAGGTTGCCTTTGATATCGAATTCTTTTTTCGAAATCTCAACATCGTCAATTTTAACATCGGCCGCTTTGATTTTTACTGCTCCATTGAGTTTTAGGGGATTGGGTCTCTCGATGTCCTCGTCCTTGAGTTCTACTTTACCCTTTAAATCAATAACTTCGGTTTTTTTAACATCATCCTTGGCGTTCTTCTTTTTACCTTTAGCGGAATCGTCAACTGCAACGTTAGACACTTTACCTTCCAATTCGATCGCCGTCTTCGGGGGAGTGATATCAGAAACCTTAAGTTTAACCTTGCCAGGGATTTTTACAGAACCCTTCGGAGGTGTCACGTCTTCTACTTTAAGAGTTACCTTACCGGGGATATTAACCGGTGCAGTCGGGGCGGCTACGTCATCGGCAGACAGTGTCACATGACCGGGGACTTCTGTTGGCTTTTGTGGTGCAGCAGCTTTAGTCTGTTTGACATCTTCAGTAGCTAGGACACCCTTTATTTTAATGTCGACTGCTTCTTTTGGAACCGTGATTGCGGCTTTTTTCAGAGTAGCTTTGACGGGAACATTAACTGGGTCACCAGTGACCACCACGTCTTTTGTGTTCAAAGTGACGGAATTAGCTGTTGTCCCATAGGCATCTGTCTTTTTGGCGATAAGATCTAAGTCTGTAATCTGATTCTCAAGAGATTTGCTGAGATTATCAACTTCCTGTGTAACATACTGAACAGATGGGCCAATCGCTGCTATTTTTGTGCCATAACCTTCAGCACTTGTAAAAATTTTATTTAGACTTTGTTTTACGGACGATAGAGCATTGGCATTTTTCTGAAGATCATCAGAGTTTCCTACTTGAACAGAAGTTGGGTCGACTGTGATAGTGCCGGGGATTGCTACTGGATTTTTGACATCGACGATAACATCTGCATCTGTGATAGTGACCTTACCTGGGATCGGCACAACATCATTGGCATTACTTTGATTATCATTCTTAGGGATGTCAGGTTTATCAGATTCGTTTAACGATCTACTCAATTCATCTTTGACATGTTTTGCCGCATCTTTTTTTAGATGGAGATCAATAGGAGCAGAAATATCCTTAAACGCCGCATCAACTTTAAGCTGAAGAACAGATGGGTCAATATCAAATTTGACGTCTTTTACATTATAGATCCCATCTTCAATCTGATTCTTTTCGCCGCTTCCTTGAGCCACTTGCATTTTAATTTCTTGATTCTTGATAAACTCTGCAAGGTTTGTCGTTTCTGCAAATTTTGCAATTTTATCAGTATCAAATTTTTTGAAAAGAGCTTCATATTGCGTGAGTTCATTCGAAAGTCCTTCGCGTGTTAATACTGTTGCGGCAAGAATGTTTCTTTCTAAATCCACAGCAGTTTTACGCGCATCATTGATCGCATTCTGTTTATCTGCAATATTACTCAATACCTCATCAAGTTTTTGTCCATACGTTTCAATAGTTGAAGCGTCTAAATGTCCGGAAGTGTCAGTTTTTTGTGCAGCGTTCGCTTCTTTTTGGACGTCTTTTATTTCTGCCTTAACAGCCTTTGCACTAGAGTTGATTTCTGATATTTTAGCATGGACATTCCCAAGCTCACCTGATACATTGTCAAGGACAGAATTGAACGATATTTTATTATCACCAGTTAACCCGTTTATTAACTTGGAAAAATCCATAGCTTGGTCAGTTGTTTTAAATGCGACTTTTGATTTATCAATAATCTCATCTAAAAAATCATCGATGGACATGAATTCTTTTAGATTTTTGTTTAAATCAAAACCTTGTGTATTAAAGATATCTAATTTATCTTTAAATTTGTCTGAATCAAATGCAGAATATACGGAATCTAAAATTGATTTTAATTCTTTTGCCTTACTTCCAAGCTGAGTAAATTGATCATTAAATGCATTTATATTAATTTTATCGTCATCTAGCCAATTGTCTGCATATAATCCAGCCCAAATATCTTTTATTTCATTTACAAGATTTTCAACTTGAGATAAATTTTTTTTCTTTGTTGTATCTGAAATTTTATAATTCAATAAATCGTTGATATTAAAAGTCCCAGATAAACCACCAACAAATTCATCGCTTACCTCATTCGCAACCTGTTTTGCGGATGCTTTAAGATCTTTCGTAGAGAATATATCATTTGCAAAAGATCCCAGTCGATCTGTATTACTTGTTAGATTTTTTAGATAATAACTTAATTGTTGATTGACTTCTTTTAGCTGATCTTTTAACTGTTTAGTTAACTCACTCGAAAAATCATCAACGTTAACACTAACAGTAACTTTTGGAATATCGCCAATGCCGTTAATTTGCTGTTGAATATCAGTTTTTAGTTTTTCAGTATCGACAACAGGCGTTATACTTGCAGTTGCCTTAATGTTTTTTAATTTATCTTCGACCTTCTTTTTTATACCATCAACATTAGGATCAATATCAATCTGCGGTTTTTCACCGCTTTGTTTTACTTTTCGCTCAATGTCAGTCTTTAATTCCGAAGGTTTGATTTGTGGATCTACCTTAACTTTAATACTCAGTTCTGGTTCACGCGCCATATTATATTCCTCCTTTGGAGCCGAATCTAAAAAAAGCAGGCTTTAATAAGTCTGCTCATCTTTTTAATTATTTGTCGTGCTCGATTCGATTTTTAAGTAGCTTTACAATATCAGCGTATCGATAATCGATATCGTCTTGTGTATTCTCCATGAATGGACGTGGTTTTGTCCACTTGTATTTTCTATAATTCCACGGATTGTAAGCGCCCTCTTCGATTATGCGTGCTAAACTGTCTGGTTTGTTTTTGAAATTTTGAGCGTTTAAGCGCGGACCATCAATAGGTGCTTCTTCATACACATATAGCGTGCGATCTCGAACCTTGTGTTTTAGATTTTTATCGTCTACTAAGCCACCAGATTCCTCGCGTCGTTCATATTCGACGGGGGAGTAGGTTGAATACACATCTTTCTGCACATGAGTTTTAAGCCGCTCTTTTACAGTGCTTGCAATTTCGTTTTTTAGTGCCAGATTTGCACGTCTCATGATTTCAGTCTGAAGAGCATCCACCGTGGTAGCTGTAAACTTTGCCATAATCTTACTCCTTGTTTTCAGTGAGCGCTATGACGGGAGCTCCATCAAGTAGCCCCTCTGGAGTTTTAATACTATAACTGTTATCAGTCACAGGCTTCTTCATATTCTCTTCAGAAATAGTTTTGATCATTTCCTTCATATTAAACTGCTCACCAATACCATTTAGTACCTCGGCTGCCAGCCGCATTAGATCCTCAAATGGCTGATTCTTTGCAGTTGCCTCGAACAGTGCCATATACTGCTGACGCTCGATCTCGATTTTCTCACGGCAAGCCTTGTTCAGCGTGCCAAGAACATACTTGCGCGGAACCTCATTCATCATCTTTGTGGTCTCATCAGAAAATGCCAGCTCGCTCAGCGCATTCTGATCCATGCCGGTTGTGTCAATGTCCGTAAAGTAGACAACAGTAGCAATACGGAAAGCATAATCATACAGTGCGGGGTCATACTTGCCATTACGCTTTGACAGGTCTACAACACCATCAACAAACTGGATGCGCTCTTCTAGGTTCAGATTATTTTTCATAATTATTAGTCCTCCTGTGTAATTTTATTTCGTTCAAGTCTCATCAGTGCGGCAGTCGCAATACACATCGCGTCCGCTTCATCAGAAGAGACATTCTCACCATAGTGTTCAGCTACATAATCAATAGCCTGCTGTTTTAGTTCTGGGCGTTTTACTTGTCGCCCCTGTTTGAAATCGAGCATTTTACGCCATTCAGTCGGCTTTATGATTTCATATGGAATATTGAATAGTTCACACGCTCCAATAATCGCCCCCTGCAACTGTGCAAGCTGAATTACTGTCTTAGCTGATGCTTGCAGCGCTACGTCTTCAATCACGACAAGGTCGGGGTTGTTGGTTTTGATGCGACTCTGTATCATTTGGCGCATAATGGCGCGACGCTCAACTGGGTTTTTGGTTTTACTTAGATCAATCAGCGAGTGATATACAGTGCCGTTGTCTAATGTACAAACGCCTGTCTTTATCAGCGCTTGGTCAAAAGCTAAGATTTTTATAATAAACACTTCCTTTTTGTTTTAGGTTCCGTGAGTTTCCTCATATCAACGCGCGAATTCTGTGTATAGTTGTATTACTCGTGCGCTCATAAAAGGGGTAGAGCCCCGAAAGACTCTACCTCTGATGTATTTGCTTAGGAATTACTCCTGGCCATTTTCATAGATCATGTCATAAATGTTGCCATCAGCATCGGCCATAACGTCGAAGGTCATGGTCAGAGAGACGGGGTCACCAGTGTTCTGCCAAGACAGCTCGAAAGCAGCCTGGGGAGCGGCCTTGTACCAGATCGGATGTGCCTCGACAATCTCATCGTTCTCGGTCTTGTAGGGAACAGAGCCTTCGACGCGATATGCCTTGGGGAAGTGCTTGGAATCAAGGTGGATAACTTGAGGCTTAGCGGCCTTCTTGTAGTAGTACACAACGTACTCAACACCACTCTCGACAGTAACAGTGACTTCCTTATCAGCAACGGTAGCAGTCAGCTCGGTACCCAGATCGTCGTCAGCCTTAAAGACCTGAACGTAAGTACCTGCTGCAGAATCAGTCAGAGTCAGCTTGGCAGTATCAGTAGCAGTGATCTTCTCACGCTTCAGGAAATTAGCCTCAGTGCCCAGATCATTACCAGACAGCATCTGGAAGACCTTGACGGGATAAACCTGAGCCTCAATGGTCAGAGTGCCAGTACGAGAGCCGTCGAACTGCACGCGGTTAGGTGCGCCCTGGCCGCCAGTAGCGAACACACGATCACCCTCAAAAGAGGTAGAAGTGACGTTAGCCCAATCCACATTCAGGAACATCTTCTTAGTGGAATAGTCCATCAGCATCAGATCGGCAACTTCACGGTTGGCGAAATTTGCATTCTTATTAGCCATAGTTATTTTCCTCCTGTGTTTTATCAATTCGTTCTATCCATTGTGACGGATCGTATTTACCGCCCCAAACGGAATAGTTCATTTCTGCGATATTTAATTGTTTTGCCTTCATCAGTTGGGAAAACGTATCACGTATTTGCCCAATGGTGAGTTCACAAATATTCGAGTAGTTTAAACTTTGATGAAATGTACACAACAACGAGATCATATTAGGCAGCTCCAAATTTGGATCACCTTTTTTTGTTTTTGTGAATTCTTTCTTCTTTTTCTGAAACCTCTCCCAAAACAGCCGATCTTTTTCGGTTCTAAACTTAGGATTTTCTTCGGGCATGTCATCATCTGCAATATCAAGTAGCTGCAAAATTACTTGAACAACTGTCTTGTAATTTGATTTATCAACAAAACCGCCAATCGACATATTGCCCTTCGACTCAACTTGTTTATCAATCAAAATTGCGTGATATTTTTCGTCCCACTCCAAATTACCGAAAATAAAAAGAGCCAAACCCGAAATCAATTCGGATCTGGCTTCTTCGTTGGCTGTTAGGATATCAAACATTGTCATTTCATTTTTTTGTTCATTTGTGAACTGATTCCACGGATTTTCTATTTTGGCATCTGTCGAGACGTCCGTGAAATATTTTTCTGGTGTATACAAAAATAAAGTCAATACTCGCTGATACTGGTTGTAGCCGAGTTTCAAAATATCTCCAAGAATAGGGGAGTGAATTCGACCTACCTCGCGCAGCATGACCCCATAAGGGCTGATATGGTCTATATAATTTAATCGAATCATCGCCTTGCCCTCCGAAAAGTTCCAACGCGATAAACGAGCATACGACCATAATAGGGCTGTGCTGGTTTATAAATACTACTGCCCACCCATTCAAGTGGACCAATTCCAAATTCAGCGTTACCGTTTAAAATCTTATCAACGTCACTTACGAGAACATCAATTCGAGTACCAGCTTGTCCTTTGCGGCGATAGGTCTGCATGAGATTTTTGCTGCAATATGCGAACACATAGATCGTCATGTCTGTAATCGTGTCGCCATTAGTTTCTTCCGGCACTACCTCAACACATAAAAATGTCTTAGAATTTTCTTGAGTATCTGGAACAAACTCGTATTTAAAAACACAGCCACCCTTTCCTGACCCATCCTTACCAAGCAGGGCAGTTTCAGGATCTTCAATATTGTCAACGTCGCCCAGAAGAACATCGAGAATATTATCATCGTTTATCAGCTTTGATACGACTTTATTTTTGAAAGAACCAATCTCTTCCAAATTCATATCAGATCACCTCCAAATCAATATCGGCGGTTAATTTACCTGACTGAACTGTCAAAGATACAATGGTTCCAATCAGCTTGGGATTATCAGCGCAAACTACTTTACATTTTGCGCTAGACACAGAATCCTCTGCGTTCTTAAAATGAATCTCGTCAGGAACATGATCGCCCTGTAAAGTCCAATTTGCCGTTTCACACGTTTCACTATCGATTTTTGCTGTAAACAGCTTACCGAAACCGCCGGCTTGAACTGTCGGAGCTCCAGTAAAATCAATACTGAGAACATATTCTGGTTCAGCCTCCTGCGGTGGATAGACGACCTCTGGCGGAATTTCTTCTGTATCTTCAATAGGAACATAGTCACATATCATCTTCTCAGCATTGTCAGTCTCTGGATTATATAAATCCTGTTCGACATTAAAAGAGAGAAATCCGACCTGTTCATGATTGTAGTCAATGCGGCTTGTCATTTGATCGACCGAAGTAATACGATATGTTTTAGGCACATCGTTAATAATTTCTAGCATTAGCCGCTTACCAATATTAAGATTGGCAGAGTATTCATCGAAAGGCATCTGGATACGGAATTCGCGAGTAGAATAACTCATCTGCTTATTCTCTTCCAGATTGGAATAATACGGCTTTTCAACTGTAGCCCACAAAGAATGGATCTTGTGAGAATTATCGTCTTGCCATTTGATTTCCTTTCGACAAATCTGAATACGTCCGCGTACTGTAATTTCGTCTTCTGGATCTCTTTCTGTAATCAACCAGTGGCTCTTGCTCCAATAGACGATGCTTCCAATAGAAAAGTCTTCGCCCGGCAGAGTATGAATGATTTTTTGATCCATAACAGTTGAAGAAATGATATTTAATTTGCGTGGCACGTCATCAATCGTAACATCCTTAAAAGATGGTTGTACAGGAGCCAACTTATTTTGGTCGTGAATTGACTTGTTAATTATTCTGTCACGCTGAGTCGGTCCATTAAGTTTAAGCATTTTTCTATATTCTGATCGAGTCATAAGCCACCGCCTTACTCAGTCAGTTCAGAAACCTTGTTTACTCTGAACGAGTAGCCATTCATTTCGGCTTTCAATTTTCGTTCTGAATACCGTAACAAGTCTTTCATCTGCTCCAATAGCTTAGCGGGAGAGAACATAGAGAAATCTTTTGTACTCATGGCATTTTTTAGTGCGTCAGAATTAAAGACGTAAGGCTCTAACCAGTGAACGATCATGCTCAGTGCGAGTATACTTTGTTCTTTACGAGACAAAGTGATGTTAAATTCCTCAAGCTCTTCGTCATAATCAGTCAGATCTTTAGCGCAGATATCTACAAAGTCGTCAATTGCTGTCTGAAGCAGGTCCTTTTCGACAGCTGCAAACATTTCGTCTGTGTAGCCTTCTTTGTCATAATCTTTGATTCGCCCACGACAGCGGGCATAGATACTTTCAAAAGTGGTTGCCATAGCCCGCCTCCTTTATTTAGATGGTATCTTCCAACTCAACATCCAGGGAGTCCTCCAGCGCTTTGATAGCACTGCGACTGTCCAGCTCACCAGAATCAATCTTCTTCTTAGCCTCAGATGCGATAGCGTCCTTAGTGCCGCCCGGCAAAGTGGGCACGATCTCCTTGATTTCGTCGGCGGACATATTAAATACATCCTCGAAGTCATCAGTAGACAAGCTGTTCTGATAGTAACGACCAACACCCAGCTTCTTGATAACTGCGGGGTCATCAATCAGAATCCAATTTTCCTCAAAGAAACGGCGCTGATTGCCACGCATAGAAACGAGCTCGCGATACTCCATCTCCTGAATCTCACCCAGACCGCTCCACTCGACTACATAGCCGGGATTCAGTGAGGACTTATAGATCAGGTTGCCAGAGACACCGCTTCGGCACTCGACCATAGTTTCATTCGTAATCTCTGCGGTAGAAACAACGGGCTGCTCAACAGTGGTCTTTGCAGTAGTTGCCTTGGTAGCCGCAGCTTTTGTAGTTGCACGTCTTGCCATTATTTCCTCCTATATAATAAGAAACGGCAGGGAAACCCCTACCGCCTATGTAACATTTTAATTTGATGATCAGGACATCTTGTACATGCCAAAGTCACGATCAAAGATAACGGCAATGCCGGTGCGCTTCATCATCAGGAATTCCTGAGTCATATCAGCGTTGTCCATGGGGTTGCCCATTAGCATGGTGACATCGCCCTCGGTAACGCGCTTAATGGGCTTAGTATCGCCAGCAAACACGTAGATGACATCGTCGCTCAGCAAGAAGTCGTCGGTGCCGTCCTTGTGACGCTGCTTTACAGCCACCAAAGGAGTGCCGGCCAGATGACCAATATAGCCCATTGCGTAAACATCTTCCTTGGCGGAATCAGACATAGTAGCGGTCTTGATCTTGCGCAGAGCCTTCTTAGTACCGATGATAACAGCAGACTCGCCAGTAGAAGTCTCAACGTGCTCGATCAGATCCAGCAGCTTCTCTTCATCATAAGTACCAGTCACAGTATAGGGAGCCTGCAGCTTGGAGAACATGCCGGTGAAAGCAGCATATGTAGCATCCAGCTCCTGCTTGGTGAAGGACTTGCCGACCAGATCAACAAACTTGTTGAAATCGATACGGTCAGCCAGCACGCGGTTCAGCTCCTCATAGATCTTCACGGCACGCAGCTGGGTGTTGACAGTGATGTCCTGACCACCCTCGATGCGCTGACGACGAATGCCCTGAGTACCTTCAGCGATATCAGCAACAGCAAACAGGCACTCCTTCTCGATATGGAACTTATTGGTGTCGCCCAGAGACATATTACGATCCTCGACCATGTTCATGAAGAACTCGTCACCCTTCAGACCTTCCTCGTGGATAACATTCACCAGTTCCTCAACAATTGCGAAGACCTGAGCACACTTGCCGTCACGAACAGCCTTAATATCCAGCTTAGTAGAGCCGCCGTTTGCCTCAATCAGAGCCTTGCGCAGAGCCTCCTGAGTATCATTAACAGAGTAATCACCGGCGACGTGACCCTTGTAGCCATCAACAGCCAGCTTGATCAGATTAGAATCAATAGCCATGGTATAAACCTCCTATAATAAAAATGGCCGCCCGCTATTACACGGACGGCGCTATGTTAATTTCTTGAACTTTGGGATCACTTCAGGGTAATCATGTAGTAGGTATAGCGGCCATCGCCAAAACCAACAGTCTCAACGAAGTCAATGCAGCCAAAGGTCTTGTCATCAGCAGCCTCCTGAATCTGGATCTTGGTGTCATCAGCAGCAAAACCGACATACTTACCCTTTGCAGGAGTGCCGTTAAACGCCTCGGCAGTAGCAGAGAAGCCACCCTTGGAAACATTCAGAGCGTAAACGCGCACAGGCTTGCCGGCCTCGTTGACCCACTCGGGCAGATAGTGTGCCACGGTCTGATCATAGAACAGCTCAACGCCAGCGGTCAGATACAGGTCAGCAACGGTTGAAGTTGCGGTAGGAGCGGTGGCCTTGTAGACCTCACGACCCAGCTTCTCGCCCAGAACAACCAGCTGACCGTTATCGATCTCAGCAGCATCGGACTCCTTGTAGAAAATAGCACTCTCCAGCTGAGCACCATCCAGGGTGCCACCCAGCTTGTCAATGCGCACAACAGCATGCTTAGTATTTGCCATAATTATGTACCTCCTAAAATTTTGAATTATTTACTTGCCGAGATAGTGTTCCATTAGGCCACCATACGCGGCGTCTGAACCGTTCTGGGTGCCACCCACGCCAAAGCGGACAGTTCCTTTGTTGTTAGTAGTGGGAACATAAGAGAACTCAGCGGACTGACGACCAACCAGCGCATAGCACTTAGTCTCCAGCTCGGCATAAGTAATCTCGGTGTTCTCCTTCAGTGCGGTATATTCCGCATTTGCGCCCAGCTTTTCATCCATAATAGAAAACAGCTCGTCACGCTTAGCCTTTTCTGCTGCGGCGACTGCCTCAGCTTCGGCCTGTTGATATGCTTCCAACTTGGGTTTGATTTCACTAACTTCATTGGTTGCTTTAGTAAAGCTGTCAGACAGTTCAACAAGTTTATCAGTCAAAGCAGAGAACATAGTGATTAGGCCAGGCATTACGTCGCCATTATCCCAGTCCTCGTAAATGACCTTCTTACGTTTAATATTCTCATACTCCAGAACAACATTATCGCCGTTCATAGAGTAGGGAATACCCATCAGTTGATATGTGCCAGAATCGGTTACAATAACTTCGTTGCCCTGAATATCAGTGAGCCAATACTTAGGGATCATGCATTCAGGGTCCCAACGAGAAGGAACCTGAATCTCAAGCAGCGCATTATAAACTTCATCACGAAGCTGATTAGCAGTCAAAGTAAATTCGCTAGACGCAGCAGGTTCACCCTCTTCTACTGGAGCAGCATTCTCGGCGGGAGTCTCAGTTGTTACATTTTCTGCACCTTCTTCAGATGCGGCGTTTTCTGTAGAAACAGCCTCAGATTCGGGTTCAGTCGCAGCATTCTCTGCTGTGGTGGTCTCGACTTCAGAATTTTCCACAGCGCCTTCTGCCACAGCATTTTCAGTCACAGCAGGGTTCTTTTCATTTTCATTCATTGGCGGTATATCTCCTTTCTCCTCATCGGATGGATTTTCATTTTTTGCAGAATAATTCTGCCGGAGAGACTGATACTCATAGAGACGCTCTCGAATTTGAGATGTGATATCGTCAACAGAAAAATTGGCGGTTACACAGCTTCCAGTCATTGCGGGTTGAATTTTCGGATCGGTGGTCGACAGAATGCAGCAACCATCAAACTTAAAAGACGAAACGGGAGTAATTCCATCATCGCGTTTCGCCTCGTAAATCATATCGGTCAGCTCAACGCTGTGGTTTTTTGTCACATCGCGAGTGAAGATATCTACTGGGTCGCCAAATTTTGTCCAGATCAAACCATCAACACGCAAATATTCACGTTCTGTGCCGGTTCCGTCGTCTTTAATGACCCAACGTGGATTGCAAGATTCAGGAATTACACCATAAGCCTGTCCCGCATACAGATATTTGACATCGGTATCGGTGATTCGCAGCTCGTGCTCATGACCTTTAAAGTCTTTATCTTCATCGTCCAATTCATTCACTACATAACCAAGAATCGGCATATTGGCGATAGTCGGGACAGCTTTGTTGATAACATCTTTCGTGAAGCTGGTTTTATTAAGATTTGCTCCTGTGTGCATCACATCAATACAGACATCAATGAAGCGAAAATCAGAAGTTTCATATTCATTCTTCTTTAAAAAAGAGATTGGGTATCGTTGATTCATTCTGTTTTCACCTCCTCGTCCGCAAAATAAAAGCCCTGACGAATTGCAATCTGCAACTCAGCCAGAGCATTTTCAAATACATTATCATTGATAAATACATAGTTGTTCGGTGGATCTTTTCGTAGCAGGAGAGCGCCGTGTTCTATCAAAAACTTCGACATCCCGGCGGCGTGAGAACCATGCACGACTATTTCGCATAGATATTGTGCCATGTTACTCCTCCTGTCTGTCTGCTGTTACTTCGCCAGCGTCACTTAATTGTTTGCCCTTACTTGCATTAGATGGGCGTCCGCCCTCGTTTACAGCGCCAGACTGTGTATTAGAACTTGTAAGCGGAACTTCAACAGTATTCAAGCCGAGCACATCATTCTCAAGATAAGCCATATTTTCATAATCCGTGCCAGCAAACCCGGCGGTTGCAAGAATAGCGCTACGTGTTGGAATACCATATTGGGCGTCCTTTAGATATCGCTCATGCATTTCAGCACGGTTGTAATGTGTAACCGGTAGGAAATTGATACGGAATTTATAAGAACTTGATACGCTCTTGAGTTTACGATTGATCCAGCGTTCCAACTGACGAATCACCGCAAATACAATCATTTGATCATTTACAGTACACAGATTCAGCGTTGAAGCAGCCGGGTCGTCACCGCCGCCAAACAAGATTTTGTTTACACCAGCCTGTGCAAATAGTGTTGCTTCGGCCTTTGCAACCTCATTCGTATCACTATTTACACCGCTTTTGTCAAAATTCCAGTCAGTTAATTTCATGGGTGTCAAAATCGCACCAATATTCGGCGGCAACACATTGCTCATCATGTCGTAGAACTCTTTGGCAGTTTCATAGTCAATCAAGAAGGAACCATCTTCGTCGTTGATAGGAATTTCCATCGCAATAGCCTTGTAGTTATTGGCTTCGCTGGCGTTCTTGCTGATGGCACGGTAATCTTCAATATCCGCCAGAGCACTAAATAAACTCACAAACGGCGGAATGGGGATATAGTCTTGTTCATTTACCTTAATACAAATTGACTTAGAACTGTCCAATTCTTGCCATTTATATAATTGAGTATTGGTTTTATAGGTGTTATACATGGTCTGGAACTCGGGCGGATAATTCAGTAGCTTGTCTGGGTTTGCATCAAAATATGAAAAGTTAAATGCAAAATTGTATACGCCATCTTCAATGCTGCTGATTTTACAATAGTCTGCATCTAAGTTTTGGAAAGCAAAACTATCATTCGTCTCCCATGCGTATCCATAATAAACGTCGTCACGAAATGCAATCGTTAGAATTTTAGTTGCTTCGTGTGGAATGTTCATCAGTTCAACAGCTGTGGAGCTTGCGTAGTATGCTTTCTTAAACTTATTCAGATTGATGCTTTTAGATCGATCAAGACCGTAGGGAACAAGCTCATAAGAAAATGTAGACATATTCGCAAAATATTGAATCAGCCGACGATAGTAGTTTGAAATATTGAACAGATATTTGCTCATATTCCGCAATTGCTTTTCGTAATTAGCTGGATTACCAAGATACTTTACAATTTGATCCTTCGAATATTTTGTATACGTCGGATTGGTATCTGATGTTGATTCAAGGTTGCGAATGCCAATCTTTGATAGGTTGGCATAAACACCACTTACTAAATCAGAATATGTAACATAGGAGGTCTTTCCACTTTTTGAATTCGTGACCATGACCTTTTTATTCATTATATTTTCAGCCATTACAGCCCTCCCTTCTTCAATACTGGCGCACGGAAGTTAAAATCGAGCAGCTTCGGTTTATTGTGCCGTTTCTCCATGCTGCGTTCAACTTGTTGTGCGATATAATAATTGTAGGACAGGGAAGAGTAACGGTCTTTACGACATCCGGATTTCTCCTTGACCCTGATTCCGTTGTTTACTGTTTCGTAGCCCAAATTGACAAGCTCATTGACTGCAAGCCCGGTGTTGATATACGGCATTTGTAGAGCAGCTCGTTCGCTGGGCGACATTTTATCGTATCCTTTATACAACTTGCGTAGCTGATCTTCACAGCTATACTCGCTTTGTAAAAGGTGGATTCGCCCCTGTTGGAAACCACTACGCAAGCCAATGGCTACATCGCTGTTAAACTGAGAACTGCCCATAATGGCCCAAATGACCTTCCTTGCGGCCTTATCAGAACAACGGTCGGCAATTTCTGTATTGTTACAGCAACTAATGGCGGGATAGGTTTCACCAGTTTCAGGATCATAGATATCACGCATAAGCAGGTCAATCAGCGGAATGCCAACTGAGCGGGCGTCGATGCCGAGATAGTCACAATTAAAATATTCAAAATAGCGACGCAGCTTTAGCGCTTGGTCCTGAACACTCATACCTTCGATATTCTCGGAGTAAACGAAGTTACTGGTATAACGCCCCGATTTGTTTGGTATCATACAATTAAGGAAGATACTTGTTGCGTCATTGTCGTTTTTCTTAGAACTCATCAGTGCAATATCAGCGGTCAAAATGCGGATTTCTCCGTTTTTCTTCTTTGGAACATCTGTTGCAATGGGGGAGAGCACAATATTTGGCGCATAGTATGCTTTTTCGATAACGCGAGTTTTATTGATATCATCGAATTGGAATAACCCGCCTTCGATTGAACCAATCCATTCGGTCAGCATCTCCATGGAGAACTTCAGATCGGAAAAACTTGATTCGGACATTTCATCTTCGACAGCTTCTTTCAACAACAAACCTTCTTTGATACTCATTCTGTAATCAAAAGCACAACAATAATATTTTTTACTTCGATCAATCATATTTACAAAATAGTCCTTACATTTTTCGTAACTCCAGTGATTCTGGAACCATGCAGAACTAAGATAAAACTCTTGATTTCGTTCAGCCATGTGTTTGTATTCTGGTTTGTCTAAATATCCGGGATGACGAACAATATTTAGGAATTTTTTCAAAACCATATTGATGATATCTTCATCCATCATTCTGTACTCGTCCACAAGTATTAGATTTGCTCGCGCACCACGCGCAGAATCGGTAGCCGTCACAACTTTAACGTAACTGCCATTTTTGAATATGATTTCTGCTTTCTGATTGTTGATATCGACTTTTTTGATTTCGGATTGTAATAAAGGACTGTTTGGTACAAGTTCCTTCATTATTTTTTCGTCCAAGATATTGATAGACTGTGTTCGCACTTTACATGCAATAATACACTTCGTGCCCGGCCACAATAGGCATTTAATCACAATGAAGACAGCGGTCAGAAAAGATTTGCCCAGACCGCGAGCGGCAATAAAGCAGAATCCTGTGCTTCGAACCATTAAATACAACAAAATCTGCTGAAATAATTTCAAATTCAGATTCAAATATTCCTTGGCAAAACGTTGCGGATTTTTTCTATAATATCCACAATACCAAGCAACTGCATTCATTATCTTTTCTGATTTACTATTTGCTACTTCTTTGTCTGTTAATTTTTCTTTTGTCAAGGAGAACCACCGCCCTCACTGATACCAAAGATGGTTTCACGTAAGCTGGTGTCTGCGGTGTCGTCTTCTATAGCTTCTGGTTTATGTGCGGTATATTTTTCCATTTCCTCATCAAATTCGGCTTGATATGGATTGTTTAAATGGAACATTTTTAAAAGTGAACCAAGTACCCAAACTCTAAAATACTTTCCAATCCCATCGACATCCTGCCATTCAGGCGCGGGTTCTGGAATTGGTCTCTCTTCCTCCCATTTTTGAATCAATGTTCCGAAAGTGTTAGTCTCAGCCAATGCATTATCATTCGTCTGGTTCGGCTTAATCTGAGCTGAGCCCATTAGATTCTGAAGGTTGTCATTTGCCTCTTTTATTTTCTTTGTATCGCCGGTAGCGTCTGCCTTTTCACAGTTAAGTTCGCCCTTTGCAATGCGCTTGAAGAGAATTTCCTGTGCGGCAGTTTTACACTCATGGCGTGTAATAAGATTCTGATAGTGATCCTCAAGGAACAAATAGTCCTGCTCCTCCAGACCAGCGCCCCAGAATCTGATCATCTTTTGAGTGACTTTTGTGTTGCCAGTACGACCAGCAGCCAGCGCGTCCTTTTTCTCCTGGTCTAATGTATCGTCATAAGACTTCCCGGCGTGCTGTCGCATATTAAGGCGCCCCATATATGTGTTGATTTTTGGAGAACCGGGAGTAGAGTGATCTGCGGCCTCAAGAAGCCCATCACAATAAAACATATCAAACAGCATAGCTAATCGCTTAATTGCTTCGTTCTCGTCTCCGTATTTCTTTACATAGAAGTTGAACATTTCTTCTTTGCATTCATTACACCACGGCAGATATCCATCGTTGCCCATAAACCACTGACTTTGCGTCTTCGAGAAATTTCCCTTGCGCACATCATAGATCTTTCCACAGCACATACATTTGCCACCACTCCATGAGGCAGGGACCTTAATGCGTGGCGATTTCTTTTCAACGGCAGTTCTGGCCATAGTCCTTCACCACCGTTCCGTCATCTGACATATTGTCGAAGCGATACTTGATATCATCCCACAGCTTTAAGATTTCATTGAGCTTTTTTGTTTTGTGGAACTTTGTATATACAGACCCCGTAGTTGGATGCTCACCAATCTCTTCATAGAAAATTCCCATTGCACGAATAAAGAATGCACAACGGCGGGAATAGCAGTAGAAGTAATCGCCTCCTAAATCTTTATGAAATTTTTCTTCCATCTTTGAATTCTGGAACCTCCTTTACAATTTAATTTTATGGGTGCAGGTAGTGGGGACGATCCACTCTGTCTTTGGTTATGAGCCAAGTCAGCACACCGGCGCTGTCACCTGCGACATATAAAAACGCCCTGAGCGGTCAAGCCCAGAGCGTCTAAAAATCTCTATGAATTACAATGTTAAATTACTATCTTTGCTGGTTTTTCAAGCTTCACATCATACAGACAGGTCAAACCATCATCAGCAATAACAGCTACGGCTTGCTGTGGGACATCATTCTTGCGAATACCAACAGCATAACTATCGGTGCCGCATACGCAGCCGCTTTCAATAACCTTTGTCCCGTGCACAGTTGTCATTCCGTTTGTGTGACGATGTCCGAGGAAGACCAGATCAATCGGCTGTTTCACCATCATGGTCAAATGTTCGACGACATTAGCAGGAGAATCTTTATCTCCATGTGCATACATCACCAGACTATTACGAGCCTTAAATCCACCAAACGTAGGATCGAGCTTCTCTGTTTTTACTTCAATACCAGCCAGATTCTGTAGCCGCGCCTTCATATAGAATGGAATCAGCTCTTCGAGTTCGTCTCCGGCAACTTGTTCGTCCTTGTTGGGAAAAACCCGTGAATGATTACCACTGACCGAATACACATCAATATGTTGGCATACTTCGTATAGTTCTGCTACAAAGTTGCTCACCAACTCTGCGGCCGTCATAACCTGTTCGATACTATTTTCATTGTTCTGAACACGAGTGTTAATATGAATATGACCATTGATAAGATCACCAAGCAACAGCACGTGAATCTTTTCAGCGGCGTGCCGCTCGACGATATTAAACACCTGAGCGACATAGCTTTCTAGCCGCGCCTTTAAGATTTCTTTGTCAAACTTGTTCCATGCAGAATCAATACCGGCACCAGTATGTAAATCCGACAAACATACTATCACATCATGTCCGCTGCCTTCATACTGAACAACATTCAAGAAGTCGTTCTTATCGTAGGGTGCAACAGCACTTGTAATCAGTTCTTTGATAGATTCAGCACGCGCAATATCACGATAAACCTTGTTTGTTGCCGCTCGCTCGTCTCGCATCTTGACCTGTTCTATCTTCAATCGCTGCAGCTCGTCTGCTACAGTGTCTCTACACATATGTTCAAGTGCATAATCGTAGCCGGCCTTCCATGACTTATATTTCTTTCGATAGGCGCACTCCCCAAAATTGGAGTTTGTAGCTTCATTCAAAACAACGGCAGCTTGATCCCACGTCAACTTCCGCTCGGAGCACGCATTGCCAATACGAATCATATACTCGTCAAAAGATTCATCGTCCGCCTTTTTAAATTCATTCTTTTTAATTTCGTCCATTCGGCACCTCAAATATCAAAATTTGAATTGGTCCGACTTGTGCGGTTTAGTTCTTGTAATGCTTCTTCGGCCTCAACATTGCCTGGCAACTGAGTAAGAACAGATTTGATTTCTTCAGCGTACCAGTGATGAACAGTGCGCGTAATATGAACATTTGGAATCACCTTACGAAGATATTCTGCCTCGCGCTTATTAATTTCTACCATAAATGATATTCTCCTTTTTTAATTTAAATTTGAGGGGGAAACCCTCTTTCATATATTAAGAAAATAAAGTCAATTTCGGTCTTTTGTTCTGTTTGCGTTCTTTTTCGCAATGCGTAGCTTTTCTTTTTTTGCTCCGCACTCTTTGCAATATAGACTGGCATTCGGTCTCTTTGCGATATACTTTTCACCACAAACAGTACAATAGCATTCTTTGGGATCAAACAATTTCCGTGCCACTTTGCTGAGGTTTAGTCGATTGTTCTCAAGTGTTACATTGAAGGTGTACGCAATTACATCATCTTTATCAAGTGCAAAATTTGGATATGTATATAAGCAGCCAATATCGTCCGTTCCAGTTCGATAGAGTAGATGATGCACGTCAGACAGTTCGTACATGCCGCGTACCGTGTTGTATCCATCGTCCCAGTTGGGTCCACCGTGATACATGATTTCCGTCTGTTCGTCAAAACATTTTCCAAACCGCTTCATCTTAAAATCAGTGTCTAATGCCACCGTATCGCTGCCATATAATCGGCAGAAAAAGATAATTCCAAGCAAGACTCTAAGCTGTGCCCAGTTGATATGATAGCGGCGGCGAGCGTCGGTGATATAATCTAAATCTTTCTGATATAAAACAACTTGATGTACGTCAAGTATTGGCGCATTATTTTTGTGCCCTCTGCCGAATGCTTGAATCAGATGGCTACGATCATAACTGACAGATTCGGGGTTTCGCATACGTTCATAATAGATAGTCGCACACTCAATAGGGGAGAGGTTTGTCCTCTTCAATAGATTTCGCAGCATCAGGTTTGATTCGTGATAGTATTTCCAATTGTCAAGAAGCATATTTTCGTTGCAATAAAATGTCGTATAAGCCATTTAACCTCCTATTACAAAACATCCATAGATAAATTTTCTGGTACCAATATAGTAGAGAACCGAAATATGCATCAATAAAAGAATAAGGGCTTGATTTCCAATAAAGGATCTGCTCAGCTATATTCATTGTAACACCTACTTATTCAATTGGCGTAATTTCGCCATTAACGTAACGACAAAGCTGTCCATGTTCGTTATAGTATGGAGACATATATCCACTATGCAGCCAATAATATATAATTCTTGTGTTCTCATCGTAAATAAGTTTCGTGTTGTAAATACTGTATAAAGAGCTTCCATTATAAACAGTCTTATCGCCTACATCGTTTTTGCGAGGAATAGATGCCCAAATCCCAATACCCAAACATAAACATATTACAGCTATTAAAGCGATAATCGTTGTCTTAAAACACTGATAACTCATTCTGTTTTATCCTCCCAGCCCACAGATTCATGAGCAAATTTTTGAATACGTTGAGCTTCGTCCCAACTAAACATCATCTCGCCGCAATTCGCACATTTCATGGCGGTAACATTTGAGGCTTCGAGTTCCTGCCCCCGGCAGTGGAATGTGTATGTCAATCCACTTGTCAGTGTCATAGTCCCGCCACACTTAGGACATTCCATCTGCTGCGGGGCTTCTTCTTGCTGAACTTTCTTCTTTTTAAATAGATTAAACATCGATTTTCTCCTTTATTTCTGATGGATAAAAATTTAAATCACCCGAAATATTTCTACACTTCTGAATTACATCGTCAAGATTTTTGTCTATAGCATAAGCTGTTTTACAATCAGGACAATATAGTCCATCAATACTTGGAATTTTAATTTCTTGATATGGCGGATATTTGTTTTTACATTTTATATCTTTTCCAACAACAGGATATACTTTTGTAGAGCAGCAAAATAGACAATGAAGTGTATTCATTTGCTCAGGTTTATCAATTGTAACCGGATCTTTCAAATTATCCATATTATTTCACTCTCGCCTCATAGATTCTCGGTTCGGCCAAACTATATCGTTGACCAAGGTATTCATACTTGCCATTCGGGTCGTGAACTGGTAACTGTACGGGAACTGGTTTGATATTTTCAACTACGCCAGCGCCAGCCATGTGCCACAAGAATTTTTTGAACTTGTTGGGGTATTTTTCATAGCACAGCACGACTAGAATATTAGCCAACTCACGAACGTCGGGGCAGATCAGCTTGCACTTGTTACGATACACGTTATAGATTGCTTGCCAGTTGGTTTCATAGGTCTTTGCTTCTTCTTTCGTCATGATGCCTTCAAGCTCTTTACGATAAAGTTTCCAGTTTTTGGCTTTCTTTTCTAGTTCTAACTGATTCTTGCGATATTTATTAAAGTCCAGAAAAACGGCTTCGATCTCATCAAATACATCTTGATCATAACCGATTTCCGAATCGTACATTATGTGCCAATCAAAACTGCCAGCGGGCTCTTTATACCAACGGACTCCACGCTCCCAACGCTCAAGATCCATACAAAGAAGATTCATATTACTATGTGCATTACTAAGATTATGTTGCCGTGCATAATAGGGTCCAGCATATTTCATAAATCTAGGTAATGGACGGCCATATGATGCTATATTTCTAGGAACCGAAAATTTCACTCCTGTTTTAGAAAAATCGATTTCTTTACCCATACAGATACTCAAAATATCTATATAGTTTTCGTACTCTTTTTTTGTTTTTTCTGTTGTTGCAACCTTATTGTGAAATGCACATCCGTAATTAGCATACTCGCCAATTTGGCTTTTTAATCCACGCAAAACACAATCAAGCCGATTTTGTAAATTATCTAATTGAGCAAGTGCAGTGATTTTATCTTGAGTATCGCAGACAATTCTTGCGTTTCTGTCAATACCTTTTAGCATAATATCAGAATCAATTACCAGCACGAGATCCCCATCGAAATCCGCGCCATTTAATCTCTGTGGAGTAATTGACTTTACGTTTATCATTGCTACATTTTCAAGATGACTACAATACTTTTGAGTGAGTTCGTTATTAACACCTTTTAGCACTGCATGTTCTGCAGACGCCAAATGAGGGTTTCGATCCACTACACGCCATCCAGATGCCACACCCCTTCTGTCAAAAGTATAAAATTCATCAGATTCAAGACATCCAACAATCGGAAGACCAGCAGCTCCTTCCATGAATGCAATTAAATCAGGTGCTAAAAACTTATATGTAGCATCAAGAAATAATTTCCCACATTTAAAATCATTTCTATATTTATCAAGAAGAGAATGAATATATGCTTTTACACTGGATTCATGTATCATTTCGGGATTTCGTGCAAGAGCCGCAGCATAGTGAGTTAATGGATTTACGTCGTCCGCCATTAATCCTAGAAAACAATTTGTATGAAAAATTCCATCTTCAGTGTTAGAAGTGATTTTTTGATACCAATCAACGCTTTTATCTGCCAGGTGCTTAAACCCGTCATAAGGTAAATCCAACGTCACCAGTATCTGATAATTGCTCCTTGTTTCAAGCGGTTCATTTTCAAATTGGTAGTTCCATTTTGCAACACCCATCGCATGATTGTATTTTAAAAGCAATTGCTTATATCTTTCCCAATCGGCAATAGTACCATCTCGTTTAAAATATTTGACGCCTTTAAACATGCTTTCTCCAGCAATAAACATTGGTTCGGCATCACGAGCTACAGAATGCTTTACGCCCCAAATATCAGTAATTTCAGTAACGCCGCGTTCTTCATAGAACGAAACGTAGTCCATTTCATTGAAAACACCTTTGAAATAAGGCATACGAAAAATCATGCTGCTGATATGTTCAGAAGTGTTTAGCTTTTTTTCAATCTGCCGCATTAAAGAGGGATGAGCTATACCACAGCCATCGAAGGCATTGATTTCATAATTTATGGTATCTTCTTTAATATCTTTCTGTACCCATTCACGTTTTTTACCAGTCTTTTTGTCAACAAACTCCATTTTTTTATCACAGAGGCATTTGATTTTTTGATCTGGAATAGTGAGCATGTGGTCTGGCACTACAATGATTTTTGGGAACCATTCATTAAGGGGGATACAATGACAACTTGACATCATCAGCCCACGATAAGCCATCCATTTAGAAAGTACGACCGGTTTTTCAGAAAATGATACTTCCATACTGATTCGCCTATCAATTTCAGGCCAAATATGAGATTCAACCATCGAGAAGATACATTGGCGAACCATGCTTGCGCTTCGTTCTCCAAAGCTAAATTTCCGCTTTCCAATTTTGGCTCCGTGTTGCATAAGATGTTTAACCACATCAGGTTTATTTTGAGCGCCTGTAGCATCTATATAAACCAAAAATGGATTGTAGTCAGAATCATCATGAGACACTAACCTGATTTGACGAAGTAACATTGTATCAGATTGAAGTACTTGATATTGAATATCGTTTGCAACTTCTTCAGGGATATTAAAATTATATTTTATAAATAAACTCAAAGGGTATTTACGTACTGTGTAATGCTTAGGAGAAAACATCTATATCAATTCTCCTTTACTTTAATTTATTGTGGAAGTGGTCATCACTATCGGAATCACCATCATCATCATCCCACTCGCTATCGCACACAACATAGTAACAATCAATTGCACTGCTGATATAAAACACAAGAAGAGGAGTAATGACCAGTGCCACGAATAACACTTTACCTACAATTTGATAGGTCAAGTAGAAGATTACCAGTGTCTCAGCAGCATGCAGTATCCAATCAAACCAGTCTTTACTATTGATAAAAGCCGATACCGCAATAGTCAAAGGAATATTTGTACGCATCATGCCCTGCTGGCCGTCTTCGTCTTGCAGATCGTCGGTCTTCTTAGGATCTTTATCCACTGTTGCATTCCTCCTTACTCTTCATCGTCCCACTCGCGGCGTTGCTTGTGGGATTTTTTATTATATTTAGATGCCGGAGCCTCCTGCGCTTTTTCGATCTCCTGCATAAACTGGTTTTCAATCATGCGCTGTTTGCGGGCTGCTCTCATATATGTACTCTTAGAATTCTTGTCTCGCTTGCGGTCACTCATTGCCGTAATCCTCCTCACTGTCGTTATCGTATTCTTCCAACCCATATAACTTATGATATAAATATCGGGTCAAAGAAGGGGACATAGGTGTACAGTCTTCCATCCAGAGCGTGTCATACAGTGAAGCGTCACCAATAACTTCCTGCCAGTCCGCGTATACTTGAATTGCATCAATGATATCTTCTACCGTGACGCTATAATCGCGCACCGCATCAACTACGGCGAATCCAATATTAAAAATATCCTGTTTTGAAAATTCTTCTTTCATAATAATCCTCCTTATAGAAGCGATTTGCACCGAAGCGGCTTCTTTAGTTTATCTAATTGGTTGTAAATATCTGCGATTTGCTCTTCTATAGTTTTTATCCTATCCCCTGCAGATACTTCTACAGGTTGTTCTTTGAACGTGGCAATAGCTGAATTTTTTGCTAAATCGCTCGATATCCAATAACCATAAGAGTTCTCGGGATTCCCAATAAAATCTAAGTCAATAACATCCATTTGGTATCTCCTTTACAGTAAACTGTGACATACGAATGATTTCTTTTTCTTTATTTCAATACTTACTTCAGGACATCGCTCACGGAAAAAATCATATATTGCTTTATCTGAAATGTAATCAAGCCCAACGAACTGTCCATCCGAAATTAACAATTCATCATCATAAGACCTGATACTGTTTCCACGAGCGACCGCATCTATCAGAACTCTTGCTTCTTCTTCTGTCCATTTAATAATCATAAAAGGCTCCTGCAAATAAACGGTTTCGAATTTCTAGTCAAATACACAATTTGATCGTATATTTCTTTATCGGTTCTTCCCCAAAATCCATAGTATTCAAGGTCTGGTTTAATTTTGTTTTCATCTATATCAGGTGCAAATGGATAAAGATTTTTATATTCTCTGACGAAACCTTTAATCATACTAAGTTCATCAATCTCGTCTATCATAATAGACTCCTACATCTGAGTGGATGTCTACTGGCTCGAATAATATCTTCCAAGCATTCTGGTACGACAGAAAACTTTTTAAACAAATCAAACGTATTGCGGTACATTAAATCATCTATATTTATCTGTCGCATTTTATTTTCACAGATATATCGAACATCAGCTTCTCCATACAACTTAGTGAATAATTTACAATATTCAAACGACTTGGCCAATCCAAGATATTCATCAAAGTAGAACATAGTACACTGTGCATTCATTTTACTATAGTCAAACTTTTCACGGAATTCATCTGGAGATTTGCATATTACGATTACTTTACGGTGTTTTTGTACAGTGTCTAAATTATCATACCAAGAACATACGGCATCGTATTTTTCTGGACTTACAAATAAAATTCTCATTACTAACTCCTTCTGCGACGCTGCGGCACTCTTATAATAAGCTGTGACATACTAGATTCTTTTTATTTCGTTCATACCAAGGTGCTGTGATTTTTACGATACGATCGAAAGTCCATGTATAGTCAAGCTTAATAGGATGCGCTAAATCCAAAAGGTCGTCCTTATTAACAAGTCGGTAATAACCCACATCATTGAGCCAATCAAATTCCTTCGCCAGCCGTGTTGCCATATCGCTCATGGAATTATAGGTATATCCGGGTCCAAACCATATCTGATCGAATATTTTTGAACCATTATCGGCTTTTAAATACCATGCTCTAAAATCAAGATACGATTTGAATGGCTTGACCCATACTGTCTCATAATTGTTTAATGAGATGAAGATTCCATTTTTGGCATTATAATTTGCAGAGGTCAACAGGGCAGCAGCTCTAGCAATTACATTCATAGTAAACTCCTACAAGCGAATGGCCTTTGATACCATGGCGTTGGTTTTGGCTCCCACTGATTAAACAAACGTTCAAAATAGAATTTTTCGTTTTTCTCATCCAAGTAGAATCTTACGTCATGGTAATTCACATATTTAGCGTCGGTATCAGCGAAACATTTTAAAATAGCGAATATCTCATTGTAAGTTTCTTTGAAATAACCGAAACGTCCCGTTTGCACGTAATCAATCGCTTCTTTTATAATTTCTTCTCGTGTCATATTATGGGGCTCCTCCCGCTGTTGAGTTTATAACAGGCTCTTACATGTAAACGGTTTTTTGAATTGCAACGCATACTTGCCTACCAATTCAAAATATCGCCTATAAATACTTTCCGCAGTCTTCCCCTCGATTGTCTCCAAATGCGACCCGGACATGATATCAACTTTAAAGATCTCCATTGAATTTATCATAAAAGATGACGGAGGATCATAATGTATGTATCTGCGGTCTACGTCGACATGAATTACAATAGAATCTATTTTTTTATTGAGCTCTTCGCTAAGCTGTTCACAGATTTCCTTACTTGCGAGTTCTAGTATTTCTTTCTCGTTCTTTTTGTAATTAGCCATTCCAAAAACATCTGTTGTCATAGCAAACTCCTACAGGTCAGTTGCGCTGTTGGTCTTCCTATGGTCGGATCGTCCGCTTCCTCGATTTCTGGGTGAAGTGCAACATCGAATGGGTCATATGTAGCAATAGAACAAGCAGCAATTAGATTGGAATTTATAATACATTTCATACATTCGTCAATATCATCGATCACCACGGGTTTTCTTCTGGCGGACCCAAACATCGCATGTTGAAAATTAGTAGCATCAATAATATGGATCACAATTGTGTCGTTCCATGTTTTGACCTTGATATCATGCAGCCTGTCATTATATCCAATATATTCATATTCACCATTAGAATCATAGCAGATTTGCATTATGATCGTTACAATGTGTTGGATAGAACTCAGAGTGGGCACAATAATGTCACAGTCATTTTCAATTGCGTATTTACATATTCGATAGGTGCGGCCACCGCCGCGTGGGGTGAATATTTTATACATACCCTGTGGAGCCTCCATCAATCATCAAAAATTTGTTTGCATAGTTTCAAAGCCAAATCGACGATCCACTTGGCGTCATCATTACGTAGGATCTTGTAATTGTCGTCAATAAAAGCAAATACCGCTGGACCTTTTTCTTTATATAAATGACCTTCGACTCCACCTCTGCCGCCTTCAAAATTCATAAAGAAACCAGAATCGTCTTTTAAACCAAGTAGAAGAATATACGCATCAAAGTATCGCGACATCTTATAAGTCAAATACTCATCAATCGCCCAGAACATATTTAAATCAGCTTCATTCATTATTTCCACACAGCTGTCCTTTTACCAAACGGCGTAATCAAATATCGATGCAAGGCTACATCTTCCAATTCTTTCTGTAACCGATGTAGCATAGCCATATTGTCAAGATAAGAGGGAAGCAATTTTTCTACGATCTCATATGTCAAGGCGTTTATTTGCAACCATTCTTTCATCGTCATTCCACGGTGCACCATAGGACGAATCATCCAATCAATCTGGTCACGGATATAATCAATAGAGAAGGGATCAATTTCGTGTAGCATACTCATTCTTTCTATGTAGTTCTTAAATAACTCCACTGTCTGTTCGGCTTCGGCTTCTCGGTAGCGGTCGTACAATTCTTTTGCAAGACTATCAATGGCGTCGTAGTTCCATCCGTCGGTAGGAGACCAGTAGTCCGCTACTTTCAGGCCGCTTATTTTTACTTCTATCATCTTGCGTGACTCCTCAATCGAGTAGATCGGCCAGCTGCGCCGTTTCGCTGCGTTCTGTCTTCGGCATGTACACGTAAGCAAAGTGCGGATTTCCAGTCAAAGCAGAAATTGCCTTGCGCATGCCGCTGTTATTTTCAAATACCGCCTCGTCTGTCTGCTTCAGATCGCCATCGAGCCATAACATAGACCCTTCGCCTACGCGGCCAAGCAACAACTGGATGTGTTCTTTTGTCAAGTTTTCTGCTTCTGATACTAGCAAGATAGCATTCTTATAGTCGCGTCCACGGATGAAGCCGAGATGCGCCACCTCTACTTGTCCATTCTTGATCCAATATTCCAAGCCGCTCTCTCCACCTAAATGATCGGCAAGAGGTCCAGCAAATGAGGCAGCTCCCAGCTTTTCCAGTAGAGTACCAGGAAGTGCACCGAGTTCCTTAGTGTTTTTAACTTCGATGTTGTTGCGAATCCAGATCAGCTTGTCAAATTTATGCTTCTCGATCATATCAATAGCAGAGGATACCATGAGCATCGTCTTGCCACTGCCGAATGTACCAGCCAGCATCTTCACTGTGATATCGTCGTTCTGCAGCATATCAAAGGCGAGCTTCTGCTGGTTGTTTCTAGGACGGATGTCGCCAGTGAATCGGTTGCTGATCTTTTTGTATTTAATAGGTACATAACGTGAACCATCCCAGCGAAGCCCAGCCGTGTTACCGTCTGCGTCTGCATTTGGAATCAATACATAACCGTTTGTGGGTGTATCAAACAAGTTCTTTTGCTCGATATCTTTGGAGTAGGCCATTGCTAATGCTTCATCACCACCCTGATCTATGGGCACCTCTGTCCAGCCGGTGTAGTCATTGTGGGCTCCGCCGCGATCAAGAGATAGTTCACAGGGTAGTTTCATAACCCGCTGTGCAAGATTGAAACAGCTTAGGTCACTGGTAACAAAACAGAAAGAATCAACATCAGCGGTCGTCTTGGCTACAAGCTCATCTGCGGCCGACTTTTCAAACACTCCTGCCCTGGTCTGAATCTTCTCTGCGTCTTCTTTCTTTTCAATCAGCTCATTCAGATACCATCGTGCAGCAGCCATAATCGTTCCGTCGTTGTTATCCTTAACGGGGACATCATTCAGGATCGAGAGCAGCTGTGGGTAGTCAATAGATACTACTGTGTACGCTGTGGGATGTTCGGCGAGCAAGCGAGTGACGGTGCGAGCCTTAGCTTTGGTGGCTTCATCCTTCTTGCCACTGGTCTTAATATCTTCCAGCTCATAGAGAGTGACGTCGGCAATTAGAAACTGCTGTGCAAGCAATGTGTCAGGCGGAAGATCTAGTAGGGCAGAGGTATCGTAAAATTTCATACCGATAAATCAACATCCTTTCAGAGAATTAAGATTGTTTGGCTGTTTACTACTGCTGTTTACAAGGGGATAAAAATGATCGTAGCAAGATGGGCGATTCTTGATACGCAAACAGAAGAAGTAAACTATCATATACCTATTATACAACAAAATCACATGATTATCAAGTGAAATTGCATATATTTTCCGGAGCGATACGTTGTTTTTTGGCGCTATTGTGTGGATCTAGTCGGTAATAAGAGCGTATAGCGAGTTTTATGCGCGAAATGTGCGTTTTTAGTGGCATTTTTAGTATTTTATGGCAAAAATTTGACTTTTTTGATCAAAAAATGAGCGAAATTTGAGCAATCTGAGAATGGGATTTTGGTCTTTGTGGGGGTACTAGCGGGATGAAATACGATGATAAGTGCAATTTGTAACAATATAATATGACGAGATTTTAAACGATAATACGTTGTTTACCGGGCGAGGCTTCGGGACGTTTTTGAGCTATGCAGCAGTACGCGGTGGTACTTGGAAATACTACGGTGTAAGGTGTGCTACGTGATCTTGATGGGCAGAAATAGGGACTGCAGAGCGGTGGTTGACATGGCTGTGGGGATCAAAGTAGGGGAGTAAAGTGCAGTACAGTTGGATGTAGAAATGTTGTAAACGCGGTAGTGAACTCGGGAGGTTTGGGACGTGATGGGGAGATAGAACAACTAAGCCCTTCGGGCTTCGCGCGGGCCAACCTCGGATTTTCAACCTGCCCCCCTCTTGCCCTGTCTACCATCCATTTTTTCTAGGATTCATGCGGATTTTCAGCTAATATGACCTTTTGTTAAAAGGTGGGATTAGGTAGTCCCCGAATACGGAATTTATACCTATTTATATATAGGCGACTTTCCATTCTGTTTTTGCGGACAGTGGTTTTTGTTGTTTGTGCACTTGTTGCAAAAATAAATGGGTGGGCTATACTGTAGACACTCCAAGGGGAACGGGAAACACCGGAACGGCACCCATCCCCGGGGAGTAGTCGCACTTTGAAAATTGCAAAGTTTGGATTTTCCCATGTGGGCGGTTTATACCGTGCCGGGTTTCCGGTCAAGTGGTTATCCCTTGCCATTCCAAAACATGGGTTCCTATCTGAGCAATTAGTGCGCCCAAACCCCGATGGCCAAACATTACGGGCATAATTCCCAAGAACGTGGGAGAAGTGCGGGGGGCGGTGTACTTTGATAACTGAACAAAAGGCAGAACCTAAGATAACACCACGGGGACTGTTATGCGTAAGCATAGATTTGTAGAAAACGCCAAGGCCAGAGCTGGCGATAATAGATACATTTCCAAAGATAGCAACGGTTGTTTGATGGCGTGGAACCGCCTAGAGGAGAAAAAAGCTCTTGTACCACCCCTACTATAAGCTAGAATAGCGGGCAAGGGTGCAAGCAAAAGAACACCATTAGTTCCAGATGGGTAAAGTGCGCCAAGACTAACTAACGCACGATGGATAGCACACGGGCTGTATAAGTCCGTGCCATAATGGAACACGGGCAACAGTGCAATTGCCTAGAGAAAAGCACATACCCAAAAGCATATAAGCTACAAGTGTAGCTTTACATAAAAGAGACGGTCATCGGTATGCACTCTCCAAAAGCGTACCGTGCCAGAGCGCTAAACAATCCGGTTTGGTGCAAGTGTTTATAAGATGAGAGGTAACTATTATGCTGAAAGTTTATGCTGACTACGATGCAATCGTCAAGGCTGGCAAGCTGAACGAGCTGACCATCCCTGAGCTGGTGAAATTCCTGAACGAGCAGAAAACCGTTCTGACCGCTGAGCAGTCTCAGAACGTCACCGCCACGCTCAACAAGGCCGTTGAGAACAGCAACAAGGCCGCTTGTGACAACAAGTGCGCTGAGTTCTGCGCCATGGAACGTTCTGAAATGTGGCGTTCCTACGCTCCTAACCCCTACTACATGGGTATCAAGATTACCACTGACCCCAAGAGCGGTGCTCTGTCCACCCAAGATGCCAAGATGCTCATCAAGTTCAAGGCACTGGAGAAGTATTACCAGACCCTGAACGCTGTCGAAACCAACGACAATGGCGAACCTAAGCCCAACAAGGCTGTAAGTCTCTGCCATGATGGCCACTATGAGAAACTGGTCATGCTGTTCAATGGTATGCTTTCTGAGGAGACTGCAAACGAGCTTTGCGCTGACAAGCTGGCTCGTAGCTCCAAGGTGGAAGAAACCCTCAAAGATATGGGGCTGGATTGTTTTGTCGGTCCTGTCAACAAGGGCAAGCGTCTTGCTCAGCTTCAGGCCATTTGGAACGCCATGCTCCCCGAAGAACTGGCGGCCAACTGCACTGCGCTGTCTTGCGATATTAAGTATCTCAAGATTGCGGCCAATCGGGCAAAACAGGGCTCTGTCAAGGGTCTTGGTGATAAGGCCATGATTGACGAGATTGTTGTCACTATCTCCAAGGGTCTGTCTTTCGATGGCAAGGCACGTTCTTCCAAGTACGACTTTGCAAGCAAGAGCAAGTTCTTTGCCAATGTTGAGCAGTAATCCCCAACAGCCGGATACCCTTTCGGGGTCGCACCGTTCAAAGCGGCCCCTTCCCAACGCTGTATGCGTAGCGCTCAAGAGTGTGACGCATTTTGTACACTCAGAAAAGAGGTTATCATTATGTCTTGTCCTTATGTCATAAGAGAAACCATTGACGCCGACCACGTCCGTGAGCATGGGTATTACCAGCTTGACGAGATGGTTTACGACCTGACCCACGACTTTGCAAACGCAGACGTCGAGGTCATCAGCCGTCCCGTGTACAATGTCGTTATGGAGAGCGGAGAAAGACTTTCCGATGTGGACGACGAGATGGTGTTCAAAATGCTGTCTACTGGTCTGCCTATTCTGCATATTGAGAACGCAAGGGATGGGTATATCATGTACTCTCGTCCTGAGAGCAAGCCTGTTTTCAACACCAAGAAGATCGGCGGTATCACTCGTGCAGACAAGCCTATTACCCCATGGTATCGCCCAGCAGAAGCAAGCCAGCAATATGTTGATGCAATCGGGCCCATCGTGACCCCAGAGAACTGGAATTTCACTGTTGTCGTTTTATACGACTTCGAGATGGCATGGGTGGGAAGATTTCATGGGGATGATGTAGCGTTCAATTTTTTTGAGCAACGTGTCAAAAACAAACGCACTGTTATGCTTTACAAGGGTAACCGCCTTGTCTGCCGGGCATTCAACGGCGTCAAAGAAGCGCAGCAGTAAGAAAGGAGCCGCACAGCGATGAAATCAAAAATAATATCTATTGTCCTGAGCATGACGTTAAACTGCTTTCCCTTGCAATCGGAACGCCTTGACGTGGCGCAGGGGCTTTGAACTAAGAGTCCGAAAGAAAAGAAAGGGGCTGTCTTTGATGTACAAGGACAAAAACGGAATAGTCATTCAGTGTGTCAACCGCAAGGGTATGACGTACAACGGATGCAAAGTGCCGTACATGGGATTGTATGGCACTTTTGGCCACTATGAATTTGTCGCAGAGCCGCGTTTTAACCCTCAGACAAAAGAAATGCGGCTCAAACATCGTGATTTGAAAACGAAAACTCGTTGGGACGATATTCCCGATAGAGAAATCGTAAACCACGTTATCAAAGCCGCAAAAGTGGGGTGTATTCTGCTTTACAAATGGGAAACTGAAATGGTAGCTCCTGACCAGAACAAAATGAAAAAAGAATCTGAGTTTTGGCATAAGGAGGCAGCAAATCCCGACACAATTCGACGGTTCAAGTATAAATTAAAATACCAAAATGCCCCAACGACCACACATGAATACTCCGTAAGAAGCCGCATACTTTACGGAGAAACTATTGAAATGAACGGCAAAATTAAAGACATTGGTCAAGTTCAATGTTATATGGATGGAAATGGAATTGGTTCGAGATTTGATAATAGTGACCATCGCCCATTGAATCCTGGTGTTCATGTAAATAGTGGCAAATAATAATAACCAACCACAACGTCAGCTCAAACGCCGCTAGGCTAAGTGCTGGCGTTTTCTTTTACCTCTTTTCTTATACCGTGCGATTGGCGGTCACGGGGAAGATAGTATACCGCCACCAGTACGCCCATCAACGGGCATTTACACACACACACGAAAGGACAAGAAAATGAAAATTATCAATTGCACACCTCATGAGATTTCTTTTGTTGCCGATAACGGTGACATCATTCGCACCATTTCTGCAAGCGGTATTCTGCCTCGTGTGGCTACCTCTTACACGGTAGCGGCCACTGTTGACGGTGTCCCTGATGAAATCACTGTGTATGGTGATGTCGAAGGACTTCCAGCAGAAGAGCCCGAAACAATTCTGGTCGTGTCTGCTCTCGTGGCAAATGCGTGCAAGAACCGCAAGGATCTTCGCATTCCCGGGCGACAAGTTCGTGATGAAGCTGGCCATGTTATCGGATGCAAGAGCTTGAGCCGCCCTTGCTAAAGAGGTGTAAGTCATGGCAATTATTGCAATCGAGTCCGCCCTCGATATCGCAATTATGTTTGGAGACAAAGAGTTGGCGGAAATTTATAGTGAAGCCCTTGAAGAAGCGGGTGTCCACTATGAGAGCCTTGTCAAGTGCTGGGCATGACAAAAGGAGCGAGAAATATGGATTATTTCAGCGTTGAAACGATTTTCATTATTGGCATCATTACTGGTGTCGCCATGGCGATTTCTGCTCAGCTCGCAATCAAAGAGCTGTTCCACCAGCGGCGTACCCACTAACGGCGTCTCACACAGTGCACAGAAAGGAAGTATCATCATGAAATCAATTTCGGAATCCGTTCGAGGTATGGCGGTCGTTATCGCAAGCGTCATGCTCGCAGTCACAATCTTCACAATCCCCGTCAAGGCGGCAGAGCCCACGACTTATATCCAGTCCGGTACGATTTGGAGTGAAAGCGCCGGCGAGTACCAAGTGCTCGATGATACTGGCGAGTTGTGGGGCTTTACCGCTGGCGTTTATGACTATGTCGTTGGACAGTACGTCGAGATGACTATGTCAGACGCGGGAACCCCAGATAATATCTTCGACGATGAAGTGATTGCTGTGAATCCCATCGCAAGCCCTTATGATGACGTAATCGTGGGCCCGTTTGGCTATTATGTGCTTGGCGCGATTGCAATGAAAACATACCCCGACCAGAGCACTGTTTGGTTTGTGGACGAGTTCGAAGATGATTGGTTCTTTAACGGATTTTGCCCCGTGAATCCAGGTGATCGTGTAACCCTTATTATCAATTCAAATGGAACCCCGAATGATTTTAGTGATGACTATATCGAGGACGTGCTGTTCTCTGATTGTGACGTCGATTAAAGAGAGGTAAATATTATGACTCAGTTGAAGATTCTCAATTATGCACAGGCAGCCGCTATGGACAAATGGTGGATTTATGATGGGCTTGCCGACAAGTTCGCTGGCGAAAAGGCTGGCAAGATGGCGAGAAATATTGCAAATGAAATCATGAATGACGTCAAAGAAATCGGCGTCATGATTGATGCAGAAGAAAAGCGTCTCCGTGCAGAAGCTGAAAAGCAGCGCAGGCAGGAGCAGGCCGTAAAAGCACAGCAGGCAGCGCAGGAGCAGCAGGCACAGCAGCCGGAGCGTCCTACCGCCGGGCGTATCGTGGATGACGGCACTGTATGGATTGTTACAATCCAGTACAAGGATGGTCTCGAAACGGCGTCCCAATTTTCTCGTGAGGATGGGGCACGCAAGGCATACGAGACGATTCGTATGCTGGATAAGGGGATTGCCAAATCGAATCTTTCCCGTATGACCTTGACACACAAAAACACCGTCGTGAAATCATACGAGAGAGACTGAGAGGCGCAGCGATGTATTCCAACTTCTTTTGCGAAGACAATGCGGGGGATATCTTTGTGTTTGTCTATTATCGCGATGATCTTATCAACGTGATCCATTTGCACGGTGACGAAAGTATCGAAGCCGTAATGGATTCCTGTGAAATTGGTTGGCCGTTTGCTGACGAATACAACCCGGAAGATTACGGCGGGCTGAGTATGACCGCATTCCTTGCTGAGCTCGACATTATGGGTGCAGAAATCATCGCTGAAATCAATGGTCGTGAGCCGATTCTGTATCCCGAAGATATGGGCGAAGCAGGTCGCAAGCTGTTTCAGAGTTTGATTGCGGAAAGGAGCGCAGTCGTATGATTGTCAGCGAAATCTATGAAACCATGGCTGGCGACCTCTATGGTGTGGTTCTGAATGAGGATATCAAAATCATTCGGGTTGTCAAAATCAACGATCGCGAACTTACCCCTGCCTTTTTCCGGCGAGCAAGAATGGGGTTCCTTACCGAGCATTCGTATGACCAGCTGCCCAAGGAAAAGATGTGGCGGTATATTGAATCGAACTGCCGTCTGGTGGCAACCATCACAAACTGTCACGGCTTCATTGTACATGGCGATCACGATATGACACGCAGCAGTCGTAAGATGTTTGGCAAGAGAGCTCGAATGAATTACGACCGCAGATACAACGGGGGTGCTAATTATGGCGGAACAATTCACAGTCGAGCCAACTACTGCCACAAAGCAAACCAGTTCGCCTAAAGCAATCGCAGTGTGTCCCATATCGAATATCGGAGGTTATGAAATCTACGAATGTGACGATGAGTGCATTCATGTAGGTATCAACAACGGCGATACGATTGAGGACTGTGGAACACGCCAAGTCAAATATACGTCAAGTGGGCGTCCGTACTTCAATCTAGGCAGACAGCGCCACTATATCGACGATTTCATCAGAATCTAAGGAGAGCAGAAAATGCTTGAATGGCAAGAGCTTTGTAGCCGCGCCATCTGGGTCACAGTTGGAATCTTTGTTGTTCCATATGTTGGGCTTCAGATTTGTCGTGGCTTTTATTACCTAGATGAGTTCCCGCGATTCAATCGAATTTGTCGGGGCTTGTATCATGCATGGAAAAATCTGGTAAACGGCATCGTAGGTGTCTATCTGGATTGTCCGTGCGAATTCGTTTTGTATAGCACAGCGGTGATTGTGATTATCGCTGTTGCGATAAATAACATGGTGGCATTTATGTAATGGTGCTACTACACACAAACAAGTAAAGCGATTTCCAGAAATCTCCTATATACATAACGAAGTCGCGGATGATATCATAACAAAAAGTATTCGCAGAGGGAACCCCGGTGGTGCAACAGCTGTACTGCCGGGGTTTAATGCGGCTACTGGTTCTGCAGAACTGGTACTGGTCCCAAGCCCAGAACGCAGCAGCGTAAACAGAAGGGCGCTCCACCGCTCTGGTGAAATTTGATTTGATTTTGATGCAAAGGCCACGCAGATTAATCAATGATAAAAGTAGACTAGAGGGTGTTACTTGAAGTGAGCGAAACTAAACGAAAGGAGGGTTTATAGCTTGAATTGTAAAATCAGTTACCGCTCGCTAGGAGTGGTCTTTGGTGCAAGGGTCGCGTCTTGCTCCACTGAGCGAAATTTCATGGGATGGCGATACAAGCTGTTTTGACGCCTAACAATATACTTGATGAAACGAATAGACTTTAGGTGCCCCTCTGGACACCGTTCAAGAGGCCAAAAGTCAGCGGCCTCTTTTATGATCGCTGCAAAATTGATTGGCGGTAGTCATTAATGATAATGATTATGTAAGACCTGTATAAGGGCGTTAATAAATGGCAAGTCAATCAATCGCATTCCTAAGTCCTTACGAGTATATTAAGGCCAGGTCTGATAGCGCCTGTTTAAAATCCTATCTGGCGCAGCCGGCCAGCTTTGTATTGATATTTTTCTATAAAGCTATTATGTAAACAGTGGCTGAAACCGGGCGACTGGTGGTACCGGGGCAGACGTAACCACATCCACTACTTGCGTAGCAAACACAATAACACACAGTTGAAAGGAGCACATACCTATGAATGTACCTGTATATATCGTTGAGAATAGTTATTACAAGCAGGACGATAAGTTCTCTTGGAACGAATACGCTCACAATATTCAGTCTGTACATAAGAATTCTGAGAGCGCCATTGATGTCCTTCGTGTCATTTATAAGGAAGCAACTCAGAATCCCGGAATTTTTGATGTGCAGCTCAATGAAGAAGCAGCGTTTCCGTATGTGATTTATCATTGGAAGAATGCCAAGAACCAACAACGCGAACGTTTCGTAAAAATCACAATTCGTGACCTGATTTGAAAGGAGCTACGCAGTATGGTTCTCAATATGACTGAACTTTCTATTGCCCAATGGTCCAACGCTCAGCTCGATGCAGCTCGCAAGTTGTGTACGGATGGCGTTCTTCATGATGGGCCATTGCCTACAATTGTGCCGACTGATTGCTCTACCCGAGTCAGAGTTCTCGCATGGGATACGGCTGATACAGTTATGACCATGAAACCGGAAGCTGTAATTCTTCAGGGCGAACCTGTTTTTGTAAACGCATTCCTTGAGCGATACGGTACAAGAATTCAGTGTTACTCGCCCTGTTACGCTGACGGCAAGTTCGTGCAGTTCAGGAGGTTTTAACGCTGTAGCGTGTAAGGAGTCCCTGATGAAACCATTAAGAGATAATCCTATCGAAGAAGGAATCGATGCTTTCTTTGAAGAAAAACAAAGACTCGAAGAAGAAAAGCAAAAACTCGAAAATGAAATTCGAGATTATGAACAGAAATATTTAGATCAATATTATGATCAATTATACGAACAAGAACTTTCCGAACGCTGGGAGTTTTATAAGGAGACATTATATGAGTGATGCAGTACGTTGGAAGCTTGGTAAAGATATGCTCACCAGCGATGCGATTCTTGATCCCGTCACGTTTGATGACCTGATTCTGGCTCTGAAATGCAACTACGCATATATCGGTGAAACTGCAGTTAGAACCCAGATGAAAGAAATTCTGGATCAGCGACTGGAAGATGTAAAATATCTGATTGAAAACAATATTGATGAAATCATTGCGCTGGCAAGGGATGAACCGCTTGAAGACGCTGGCCACGATGATATCACACTCGAAGAATAGGAGGAGCACAGCCGTGAGAAACTTGTCTAAACAGAATCGTAAGAAGATTTTTGATCTGATCAAACGTGATTGCACATTTGTTGGCTCTTATGATTTGGAACATTCTGAAGAAAGTGTTTTGACCTATCTCCCGAAGCCCGGCACACAAATTCACAAAGATGTTGAGGAAGTTCGTGTCGTAAAAAATCGTAAGACCGGGAACTGGGTCGAATCCATTGTCGATATTCGGTGGAAGCATGGTATGACTTGTGCTGAAGCTGAGTTAATCGAGCGAAAATATCAATGCAAATCCAATAAATAAGGAGGGCGCAGCCGTGACACTCGAACAGGCATGCGGCATCGTTTGTAATACTGTTGACAAGCGAACGGGCAGAGAACTCGATCATCGGGAAATTTATGCTCGTTATATCGATTATCTGGGCGGTCTGGATAAGGTTAAACAGTACATTCCTATTTCACTGAAAGAGCTGCGGCGAGCCTACAAAAAGGACAAGTTGTTCAATAATACTGGTCTGGGTTTGTGGCAGAATGCAGCTGGTTATACTGCTGGCGATCCGGTATGTTTCTTTGGCGGAATTTGGATGCTGTATAGACAAAACGATATTGATGTGGCGAGTTGTGCACAGGGCGTTTGTATCTTGAAAGAAACAGCGAGAATGTTGATTGAAAGGGGTGAAGTATAATGAAATCGATCGAAGTTACATACGATGTATCTGTTCGTGGCAGCGAAGTTTGGGAGCCGGGCGAGGCAGCATTCCGGTTGGACTTTGTTGACGATGATATTGCAGCTTTGCTCCAAAAATTGGTTGAAACTCCTATCAGTCGAATGAGCGACTACGAGTATTACATCTGGCGCAAGCTCGATAGAGTTCTTGATAATTTGGAAACGCTTCGCAAAAGAGTTTACCTAAATAACTCTATCAAATCAATCAAGATCATTGGAGGTGATAACTGATGAAAGTATCAATCGAAGAGAAGCGTGCCGAAGCCATCAAGCGAATGAAAGCGTTTGGATTCTTTTCTGATACGATCAAACTGTTTGAGAAGAATGGTACGCCGCTGTCCAGTGCACCGCCTTGGGGCGCATTTTACACTCTGGACGATAAACAGAAAGCAGCCGTTCACAAACTCGAAGAACAGTATGACTGCCTTGTGTACAGTGTGATCCGGTCATTCCATCAGGAGCTCGGCGTCATTGACAATCTGCTTTATGTCAGCGACGAGAAAGATGAATGGCCGTGGGATTGGGGCGACATTGAAAATATGTGTCCTTGTATTTATGCCGTCAATTACAATACGCCAGAATTTTCCGAGTTTGGTTCAATCGGTGTGAAGATGGGTGTTGGAGCAGGGCTGATTCGCATTAGCTAAACTTTTAAGTGTTACTTAATTCACCCCATACAGTTGTAAAATTTTCAAAAACTACGCCAGTTCACTTGACCAAAACATCAAGTAGTTGTATAATAGAGGCTGGAAAGCTATATATTTTGATCAGTTTGGACGAATTGATCAATATGCAACGAAATGTATAATTATTCAATTATTCAATTATTCAATTCACAATTCAAAAAAATCAGAAACGAAATCACGAATGGGTTTGGGCGAAGTCCAATCGCGAAGCGCCTTTGATTTGAAGCCGTGGCGAGCGATGAGCGAGTGGCGGCGAAAAGAATTTTGGAAAAAGAAAAGGATGTTTGATGTAGTGATGATGATGTGATAGTGATGGATGTGTAAGAGGATTATAGGAGTTAAAAGGATTGTTAAGGGAAAAAGAACCATCAGGGAGAACGAGAAGGAAGCGAAAGCGAAGAAGCAGCGGAGCAGAAAGCAGGGAAGGAGAAAACCTTTATGACCAATATGACCAATTTTGAGCCAGGCCGATATGAATTCACCCTCGATAAGTTCGTCGGGCTTGTCCAACAGTACGATCAGTTTTCGATTCGGAGCGGTGACGATTCGTCGTTCGCTCTGATTCGGGTTCCGACCAAGTGGGTCAAGATTGAGCAGGGCGCGGCTGGTGAGGACTTTATCACTTGTCGTAACAAGCGTAAGCGAGATGGGCATCTGTTCGAGATCAACGGCGACAAGGTGACTTTCGAGATCAAAAACACTATTGGTGGCTTGGAGGGGCATCTTAAGTCGGATCTCGGTGGAGCTGTGTTTTATGTTTCGATGTGGTCGGATAAAGATGTCGTGGAACGCAGTTGATGTTGATACGCGTCGCCAGAACGGCATAGACGGCGATGTACGCTGTTTTGATGCGTTGTAATGGAATTTCATTACGAAGAACGGAAAAGCCGTTGTAGGGTTCCCTAGCCGCCTTAGAGAGCGTGTGCACTGTAAGATTGACATCGTGTATGTATCATATGTACGAAATGAGGTGATATTATGACCGCGTTCGATAACACATCTTAGGCGAATACACTCGTGACAAGTACCGCAAGACAGTTATCGTAAGACTATCGTAAGACATCGAGATGAATACGTATTTCAGTTACGGCTGCCGGATGACCGACAGTTTCGAAAAGGTAAGATGAAAGGAGGGTAGAGGAGGACAGGCGTCAGGCGAGTGAGTCGACGACCAAATAGCGTGGCCAGTGCCAACGAGTAGCGGGAATTGAGCGAACTCCGTATTCCCAGGGTCCAACTCACAAAACTCGGGACGGAAAGAGAAGTTTTTACCTGGCGAAGCTACCAAACAGGCAAGCACTAGTACCCGCCGATGCCCAGCCTCGACATCTTAAACGCCTCCGTACGCGGATCACAAAACCTGGTAGTATATCTTAGATCTCGATGATAGCAAAAAAGAAACAAAAAATATTTACTTCTTCTGTTAATAATCACGATTGACATCTGCTCGTGGATGTGCTAATCTAATCGTGCAAACAGAAGAAGTAAATGAGAAAGAGGAAAAAATGAATGCTAAAGTAGAAAACACGTTGGTGCTGGCGGATACAAAAAAATTCGGCACACTCGACATTCGGGTCTATGAGAATCCGGCGGTCGATCACACCAGAGTTCAGGATGATTTCTGGATGACACGTGAGCAGATCGGCTTGGCGTTGGAATATAAGAATCCTTCAATTTCGATTGGAACGATTCACAAGCGCAATGCCAAGCGTCTTGACCCGCTTTCAGGGTTAATCAATTTGATTACCCCTGGTGGAAAACAGCAAACCTACGTATATAATATGCGTGGTGTCATGGAGATCTGCCGTTACAGCACTCAGCCCAAAGCAGATGCCTTCATGGATTTCTGCTGGGATGTAATCACCGCTCTGATGCGTGGTGAAACTGTATCACTGAAAGTCAATCAGGCTGAGCTCAAGCGGCAGGAGCGATTCGACCAGATGATTCAGACGCTGACGGAGATTCATTCTAAGATGGATGCTCTTGAAGCTGCTCGTCAGCAAGACCGCAATGCTCTCGACAATGTGTTGTTCGTCTGTAAGCAGCTGGAACGAAAGATTATCTCGATGGGTCAGCCGCAGAAGCAGCCTGAGCAGACCGCCACAACTGCCACAACCGCCGCAAAGGAAACCCATAGCACTACATACAAAGGACGCAGCGAATGGCGGACTGAGATTTATAAGCTCGGAAACTCTATCGCTCGCATGTCTGGCTCGACACTAAATGCGGTTCTGAAACAGGCTTATGATTATATCGGCCGCAACTATGGCTGGTATTTCAAAGACGAACGCAAGGCGTATGTTGAGCGGGTCGGCTACATGGGTGACATCAAGAACCTCAGCGGCTTGGACATTATCGAGGACAGCGAAACGTGGAAGTCGATCTTTATGTCGATCATGAAGGATCGGTATGAGAACGAAAAGCATGACGCTGAGGCCCGAAAGGGGATTAAGTCGGCACTCACCAAGAAGCCGCCTATGATCCCTGCTGATATGATTCCTACTCGCCACAGGGTAGAACCTGCTCCTGAGGTCGTTGCTGAAGAACCCGCACCGGTCGTTGTGGCCGAGGCTCACGCAGTTGAGATTGAAACACCGGCGGTCGAAGCTCCTGCGGTTGATGAGCCGAAAAAGGAGTCTCGTCGCCGCAATACGAAAGTAAAAAGCATCACATTTCCAATTGTTGAGCCAATTGCCAAGAAATTAGGCGATAAGACGGTTGGATGTTGGATCACCTATGCAAAGATTTACGACACGATTGGCGTTGTCAAGATGGACCGAATGCGTAAAGCATATGTACGTTCTTACAATAAGCCGCCTAAGTGTACTCCTGATATCTTCCAATATTCTGACAAGAATATGAAAGTGTTTAAGGAGGCCGCAAAGATCGTGGCGGCATCAATCTAAGCTATCTACTTCCTCCATGGCCCTTGGGGCTGACAGCCGGGAAAGACCGGCATATAACCAGGTGTGGCGAAGTTGGTATCGCGCTAGTTTTGGGAACTAGAGACCGTGGGATCGTGCCCCACCACTTGGACCATAGCACGAGGCTTTTCCTTTCTCCTTGTGCAAAATTAAACGACTTATCCTTCTCTTTTTTGCTGTGTGTTGGTTGACGATCTTTTGGATTAAGTTGCGTGGCTGAAAACGCCTGGCAGGTACGATAACCCTGCTTTATATGGAGCCGATGGTCGTACAACAGTTCGATTCTGTTGGGTTCCAGCTAGGTTCGATGCGGCAGCGTAGTGTAGTGCGAAGTCGCTTGGGTGGCGCAATTCCACCGTGAATACAATGTGTTCATAACGCTTTGACCGAAAATGTGCGAACAGACTGCGACGGGGTAGCTCCTCGTGGAGTGATGGTCTGGGGACAACATGTGTAGGCTAATGGATGACCTGAGATTGTGGTCTAGTCAGTTCGGTGCCCAAACTGGCGGAGAGTCAATTAGAAAGGGCAGTCTTTGAGGGTAGACACCAAAAGTCGAGAGCGTTAGCCGTTTTGGTTGTATCCACTGATGTGACCGAGTATTGCGCAGATTTTGTAAGCCGCTTGCTCCTCGCAGATGTCGTTATATGGGTTAAACCCTCCTCTCTGGGACGTTAGCTTAGTTGGTTAAAGCTCCTGGCTCATAACCGGGTAATGAGGATAACACCTCACGGGGGTTCGAATCCCTCACGTCCCACCATTGTATAAAAATACATAAGAAATGAATAAAGAGGTGAAAACAATGAAGAGATATCTTGTAAGCGTATTTACAAGTCAGTCGTATTTTAAATGGATTGATGCCCGAAGATGAGGCAAAAAACTCGCTAAGGATGCCTGGGAAAACAACAATATGAATCATGGATGCGACGAAGAAATTTCCGAAATCTACGTTGTGGAAGACGAAGATGAGTAAAGGAGTAACCTATGAAGGAACATATTTGCGCGGTATGAGTTCGTCAGCCGTTTGCTCCTTGCCGATGTCGTTACATGGTTAAATCTTTCTCTCTTATGCCGGTATCGCTCAGCGGCTAGAGCACTGGGTTTATACCCCTTGGTCCAGATAAGACAGAGGCGCGGGTTCGAGTCCTGCTGCCGGCACCATTTTTTAGTAACATTTTGAAAGAAGGTATGAATCATGGCAAATCTGAATATCAAAGAAATCGTTGAATGGATGATTGAAGAAGCGAAAGATAAGGCTTCCGATAGCATTGCAGTCATTGATGAAGGAGAAATCGTTAAAGAGTTCGGAGTGGAGCCTGGATGGCTTCAGAGTCATGGTCCAGAAATCTATCACGAGTGTGATCGGCACTCAGAAGTTTTGGACTCTTTGATTTACACTGGAAATGATAGAGATTATTGGTCTATTCAGCTTACCATTAACAAGGAGTAAATCAAAATGGATGACAAATATCTCAGCATCATCACGAACTTCGGTTGCCATTACAGTTGCCCTGAGTGTGTCGTCCGCAATAACAAGCTCAAGATGACGCCGACAGAAGAGTATTCTTCCTATATGCAGTTGGAGCATGTTCTGAAAAACGAATGTAATGACTGCAATTGGGTGTCTGTGTCTGGTGGCGGTGACCCACTGTATCACTGGTGGGAACATCAGGCGTGGTGGACAGGATTCTTTTCGGTGTGTAAAGAACTTGGTCGCAAGATTGAGTTACATACGAGCTATTATGATTTTGGTCATGATGATGGAATTTTAATGTTCCCATTCGAACGGTTTGATAGAGTTGTGTATCATTTGCATTGTGCAGAGGAGCTTTACCAGATTTGTCGCCGGGGGAAAGAAATCGTTCGAGTAGTATTCGTTGTGGATGATTCTATGGACGAATACGAAGTTAGCAAGATTTCAGTTATTGTTCAAGAAAGCGACGATATCGACGAGCTTACATTCCGGCAGTATGTAGATGAAAACTACAAAGAAACCTATCATTTGCACGACCTCCTGCTGGCAGGGCATAAAAAGGCTTGGTGGTATGTAACTCAGTGCGATTACAACACCTACTATCATAACGGTAAACTATTTACGAAGTATACCGATATCTTTAATAAGGAGATAGCGTAATGAAAGAGTTGTATACGAACGTACAGATTTGGCATGCAATCCATGAACTGTCTGATATTCGAGCGAGATATGACATTTCCAATGAAGAGGATTTGCTTAAATATGAAGCATGTTCGCTTGGCATTGAAGCACTGAAAAAGATGCTTAAGAATGAAGAGTAACCTGTGCAAGCAGTGGCGGCTCGGAAAGACGAGCAAGTATGTTTCGGTGCTGGAATCGGCAGACAGGGGAGTCTCAAAAACTTCTGCGAAAGCATGTGGGTTCAAGTCCCATCCGAAACACCATGGGTGAGTTGCGTCGCCCAAAAATCTCCTTTTCCTCACAAATGCTTAGTGGCTCATGGGTTCCAGACATGAATCACCGTGACTGAACAAGTCGTAGCAGGTACGCAATCCTGCTTTTGATAAGTCGGTATGGTGGAATAGGCGAGACACGTCTGCTTTAGGGACAGATGCTTAAGTGCATGTGAGTTCAAATCTCACTACCGACACCAATCTCGCATGGGTAGGATCTTTAGCGGTCAGATCCGGCCGCGCCTGTGCGAGATACCACCCCCCTGTGGGGAATGTTAAATTTTTCCATGTACGTTATTCTCGGCTCGCTCGAAAGAGTGCAGCGTGCCTTTGTAAGCCGAGTATTTTATGTGGCTGTAGCTCAGATGGTAGAGCAGCAAGCTAACTGCGCGCCGTTGGTTCAAGTCCAACCAGTCACTCCGATGCCCGCTTATAGGGTCTCATTCCTCCTATTCGGGCTTTACCTCTTTTCTTCCTTGTTATTCCCGGCTCCACGGCGCATGCTGTGGCAATAAGGCGTAGTAAGCTGGGATTTATATGCAGCGGTCGTATAACGGCTAGTACATCGTCCTTCCAAGTCGATGGCGTGGGTTCGACTCCCATTCGCTGCTCCATGGTGTGCGACGGTTTGAGATTCCTACATACAAATCCAGCCGGGTAAGTCCGTCCACAACCGGTGTAGGTAGACATCTTTGCTCATTAGGTCTCTAACAAAATGAGGAGTAGAAAATCAGTTGTTCCAGCTAGATCGGGGATTGGCCGTTCATTGGCAAACGACAGGCATCACACCGGTAAATGATGCTGAGCCAAATAGGAAGGGAAATAAGGTGCAAGCCGAGTAGCTGTCGGACGAATACCCTTCAGGTAGCCAGTAAACTGGAACGTAAAACGAATGTTGGCTGTTTCTGATTTTCTTTTATATGCTACCATGGCGAAAATGGCAGTACGCTTCGGTCTTAAAAACCGATGTCGAGAGACGTGCGGGTTCAAGTCCCGCTGGTAGCACCATTGTTCGAATATCAACACACAAAAATGAAAGGAACAAAAGTATTATGAATTCTATTATCAGTCCGTGGGTGTTTTATCTGATTGGCATGGCTGACACCATTCAGATTTTGGCGCTTTTCGCTTTTATTAGTTTTATTGCCATCTCTGGTTATTTGTGGTTTGATTGGCTGGAAGATCGCAATCGCTATGGAAAAAAGGACGAAGACGTCTTAGAGGGACGCAAGACTGCCGTCAAGGTGTCAATTGCGGCAATTGTAAGTCTATTAGTCCTTGTCTTTACTCCTTCTTCCAAGACCTGTTATAAGATGCTCGCTGCTGATATGTTTACACAAGATAATATCAACAACGCAACTGAATATGTCACTGACGTAATCGACTATGCAGTTGACAAAGTAAAAGAACTTAACCCTGCAACTGAAAATGAAAGGAGCTAAACATTATGATCATCATGTCACATGATGAGGTTCTCGAGACGATTCCGTTTATGTTTGTTTGCGAAACTCGAGAAGGCGCTCGTTGGAACAGTGGCACTCGCCGTAGGCTCTGGAACGAACAGTTTACCAAACAGGAACAAGCGGCGTGTGCAAGTTTGTTTAAGAGAGCGCATGAGTGGGCGCTTATTCGCGGTGTCCCTGATGTTGTTCGGATGGATCAGAGTACATATTGGCTGTGGATCAAGCTTGGCGAGTTTTGTGAAATGTTATGATCGCGAGGTGATGACGTGAAGTGTTATGTCCTTTATGACTGTGTCGAAAATCCCGACGAATGGGCGTTTGCGGGCGTGGAACATGTTTATGCGAGTCATGCAGACGCTGTTGGTAGAATGCAAAAGTTGTTCCTTGAATGCTTGAATGATCATAAGGCGGACAATGCAGACGATGCAGATGACACCTTAGATACCGCAATTGATAGTTGGGGTGCAGTGGTTGAAGACACTTCAACCGGTTATCGTCACACATGGACAATTACAGAGGAGACAGTTGTATGAAATACGATTTATATGTTGGGCAGTTAGTCAGAATCGGTAATGAAGTATCTAAAAACGATACGAATCTCCACAAAAGAGGGCGCATCGTAAGATTTGATGGAGCTTGCCCAGTTGTAGAGATGTTAGATCCATTTGAGAGTGGAGAAACAACGATTACTTGGTGCCCGCAGAGATTTTGGGAGCCGTGTCCAACAAAACTTATTTGCAAATCACTTCTGTGATTTTATTTTTTGCCACTAAACAGAAGAAGTAAATTGGGGTGATGCTTATGAACATCAAGTATGTCGACGGCCACTATGAAATTGTATCGGCGGATAGTGGTCAGTTTATTCAGTCGGCCGATACATGGGACGAAGCTCTGGATGATATGAAGGAGCTACTGCAAACCGCATAAGGTACAACGGGTGGTTGCCCGTTTACATATCAATCTTTAATTACAAAGGAGAAAAAATCATGAAGGCTAATGTTAAGATCAATACCCTGTTCGTCACTTCTGCTTACGATGTCGCCACCCTGAAGAAGGTCGAGAAGTTCCGTCCCGAGGCTCTGAAGCTGTATGAGGGTGAGGGCAAGGAGAAGAAGCTTGTGAGCGCCATTGCTGTTGCTTCTAAGGATGATATCAGCAAGTTCGGCGTGGCTTTTGCTCAGGATGCAGTCACTGGCGATAAGGTTGCCGCTCTGAGCCGCCCTGTTCCTGCTGGCATGAAGTCCGAGGCAGAGATCAAGGAGTGGGTTCGCGACATGATCGGTCTGACTATCGTTCACGGCGCCAAGATCGAGGAGCAGATTGCAGCCGCTATGGAGTCCATCAACGCTGATGAGGCCGCCATGAATGCTGCAATCACTATCGATGGTGAGGACGCAGACGCCGAGTAAGAGCGCCGCTGAGGTTCCACGCCGGATGTTCCTGCGCAATACGTCCGGCACTTTAACGAGTAAACGATATTTTTCAAATTAAAAAGGAGTACATACTATGATTAAGATTTGGGTTACCACTAATGACGACAAGATCGAGGACGTTGTTGCTACCAGCATGACCCCGAAGGACGTGTTCGCAAAGCATGGCGTGAACTACGCAAATGGCCAGAGCACTCTGGATGGCTGCATTCTGACGGCGGCACAGCTGAACACTCCGCTGTCTGAGCTGGACGTCGGCGATGAGGTGTATCTGGCCTCCATCTCCAAGCACGACAATGCGACCGGTATGAACTGATCGCGCTGATCCGAAAATAAACAACTGAATTCGTTATTGGTTACAACGATATTCTAAACACTGCAGCCGCTGGCAGGCCGGTTAAAGTCTGCCTTATATGTGTCCAGTATCTGGGCTTTGAAATTAAATAGGAGGAAATACATATGGCTTTCACAGCTTATTTCAGCAAGATCGGTTCGAGAGATTGCAACGAAGCATATCCGTTGATTTTGAATTGTGACAACAGCAATCTCAACGATAATGTGGTGTTGTCTGTACTGCGCGTTCTGATCAATGATGACCGCATTAAACATTCTATTTCGAGAGGACATTGCATTCAGTCGATTATTGATTGTCAGCAGTTCTATATGGGCGATGACGAAAAGTTCGCTAAGGACATGTTCGTTCATGAAGATAATGCTTTCAATCAGATGAAGTATGGCATCATGTTTCAGTCAATCGACGATAAGAAAGCAGATACCATTATCTCTGAGTTCAAGAAGTATAATGCGGATTACGAAGCTGTCGGTTGGAAGAGCATGGATGTCGCAGCTCAGTACATCGATAAGAATGGAAACGTCTATGTATATCAGAACGAAGAAAAGCAGGGCGTTGTCGTTGTTTGTGCTAAGAAGAATTTGATTCAGGCCATGCACATGGCGGCGAGTTGTTTGCCTAACCTGATGCCGTGGCTTTTCGCTGATCAGCCGTTGACTGATGATGAGAAGGCAATGTTGCGTACTCTTTATGATCAGGACAACAAAGCTTTTGGCAAATACATGGAGAAGGCATACGAGACCGGCGATTTCTATGGCAAGAAGTTGCGTGGCGCTCTGAAGGGATTTTGCAAGAAGGACTACACCAACGAAATTACCCGGCAGGAGCGATACATTCGTGAAATCCAAAATGATATCGAAGATAAATATAACGCTATCCGTGAGAGAAATAAAAGTCTTGAAGAAGCTCAATTTAAACTTACTATGATCATGGACCGTGCTTGCTGCACTGAGGATGACGAAGCTGCAATTGTTAATTTCCTGAAGCGCTGCAAGACGCTGGTTTATCTTGACTCCAATAGTGATCGAATCTCTATTGGTTATGTTGGCACGCTGAACGATTGTGATGAGGGCGAGTTCCGCACTTGTGTTGAGAAAAAGGCAAATAGTCGAAGCTATATTTTTCAGTATTCGCCGTATGACACGGAACTTACGAAAGATTTCTTTGTGTCAATTTGGAAGACCCATCGGTTCGCTATTCGCACCTACTGTGAATGGCGACTGTATTCCAGCTGCAAGGTTGAAGCAATTCGTGGTTCTGATATGCAAGGTCGCTCTGATTTGATGAAGGATCGTATTCGTCAGCCTCATATCGATCGGCATACGTGCTATAGCGGTTATCGAGAGATGCTCAATGCGCTTAGTGTAAAACACGATTACATTGGCGTCCTGACTACGATTATTGGTTCAAGTGCATCTCTCAACTGGAAGGATGGCACCGTTGTAAGCGATCTCATGTACGATTTGTTTGACGAATCCTATATCAAAACTCGGAAGTGTATCGAGGATAACGCGGGCAACCTGTACACGGTGGCAGAGGTGTTTGACATTCTTAAGAACGAGAAGAGCGCAGCAGCACCAGAAGAAGCAGCAAAGAAGGAGGTCGCTGAAGATGAAGCCCATTAACATCACGGAGCAGGTTGCAGCAGATATGGCACGAGAGTTCATTCAGGAGCTGTATAAGACCGGTAGGGTTAAGACGGATTCCTTCTCCTACAAGAAGAATTTTGCGTCTGTTAAGAAGGATGCTGTCGAGGTGAATTTTACCTATGAAGCGTATTCTCAGATGTTTGCGTTGATTGATCACTTCGATTGTGAGGTTGCATGGCGCGGCATTGTGAATCGTATCGATAAGACGCATTTTCAGATTACCAAGATTCTGCTGTATCCTCAGACTGTGACTGGCACTACCGTAGACACCGATCAGGAAGAATTCTCAAAGTGGTTTCAGGCGCTGCCTGTTGAAACGATTCGCAACCTGAGATTTCAGGGACACAGCCATGTCGATTTCGGTGTAACGCCGAGCAGCCGCGATATGGAGGATCAGTGGCGATTCATTGACGGACTCAAGCCGACGAGTTATCAGATTTTTATGATCTGGAATAAGAAGCGGCAGTATAACGTTCGCGTCATTGACCTGGCCGACAATGTTATCTATGAGGGAGCCGATGTCAAGGTTACTGTTGGAGATTTTGACTCGACTCGATTTCTCGAGGATGCAGACAAAACGGTTCGAAAGCGCCCTGTATATGTCGCAAGCACAGCCGCAAATTACGGAGCTTATGGAGCAGGCACCTATTATGGTAAAGCAGTTACGCCGCAAAAAACGTACCCGCAAACAGTTGCCACGCAAACGCCAGTGCCGCAAATCAAGACGGTAACTGGTGCAGCGGCTCCGAAAGTCAAAGAAACGTCTGAGAGTCGGTATCCGTTGGTCAATTATTACAAGAAGAATCCAGAAGATCTTGATGCATGCTGGAATTCCAGCTGTTTTCCGTATGACAATTAAAGAAAGGACTACAAAATGAATCTGAGTAAGCTTGAAATGGTATTCAATCCCGATGATATCAGCGGCCAGATCCACATTATTGGTTGTGGTTCGGTTGGCTCTACTGTGGCGGAACTTCTCGCACGGTATGGCCTAAAGAATTTCACGCTGTGGGATATGGACGAGGTTGAAAGTAAGAATATTGTCAACCAGATGTTCTTCGCCAACAATATTGAGGCTCCAAAAGTCGAGGCGGTTCGCGATATTATCTGCGCCATCAATCCTGATGCCAAAGATGAAATCGTTCTGAAGCCGAATGGTTGGCAGGGCGAGATGATTCGCGGTTATGTATTCCTCGCAGTCGACAATATCGAAATTCGCAAGCAGTTCATGGAGGCGAACAAGTACAATCCGAATATCAAGGGCGTGTTTGATATCCGCACTGGGTTCCATGATGCACAGTGCTGGGCAGCAGATTGGAGCAAGGAAAAAGATCGAGAGAATTTATGGAACTCTATGAATTTCTCTCATGAAGATGCACAGGCTGGAACTCCGGTTTCCGCATGTGGTATCGTTCAGGGTCTCGCCCCGACTGTTCGTTTTGTGTGTTGTTTGGCGGTTACAAACTTTATCAATTTCGCAACTAATATCGCACCTTTGAAGAAAATGATCGTTGCAAATCCGTATACTTTTAACGTTACGGCTGCATAAAGAATAAATAAAAAAAATCGTGATGAATTACTGTTGAAATATACAGTCCTGCCGGATGACCGACAGGTTCGTAAAGGTAAGAGCATGTACGCCCCACCGGACAGCCGTGATCGCGATCGACCGGCCGCGTCCGGCGACTCTGCAGGTATATAGATTTGTTGGTCGAAATAATTAACGAAGATACGTACACGCAAACGTGTTCAAATGCAAAACTCGCAGGAAGGTATCCACTGAAGGCGCCTTTCCTGAGGAGGCATCCACTAACAACCACTGTTTAGATCACGATTTAGAAGAAGAGGTAAACATATGTACGTTACTTATTGGAATCCACCGAGAACAAGACAGATTACGTTTGACGAAATTCTTAGCGGAGTCGTTGATGTGAATCAGTTGAAATATGGTGGCGATGAAACTTCTACTCGAACCGTACAGCGCGAGGGTTTGAATGATCGTTTGGTGGCTATCACAAATGTCACTAGTATGATCACACAGCTGACGGAATTTAATCAGAAATATGCTCGTCTTGAAGCAGTACATGACCTGTCGACGTATTACTATCACTTTGAAATCCCTAAGAAAACTGGTGGATTTCGACCGATTGATGCCCCGACAAACGAACTGAGCGATGCGTTGGTTGAGTTGCGGACGCTGTTAAAAAGTTTCATGATTGCTGATTATCACACGGCAGCACACGCATATATCAACGGGCGCGGCACTCTGAGTGCAATTAAAAAGCATCAGGCGGGGCACAAATATACAGTAAAAGATCGTGAGACTGGGAAAGAAAAGATCGTCACCTATGAAAACAACTGGGCTGTCAAGTTTGACTTTCATGGGTTCTTCCCGAGTTCCACTCCTGAGTTTATCTACAGCATGTTCAGCAAGATTTATCCGTTTTCTCTCATTATGAAAGATCGAAATGGATACAATCAGCTGACTAAAGCGATGCGTCTGTGCTTCTTGAACGGCGGTCTTCCGCAGGGAACGCCAATCAGTCCGTGGATTACGAACGTTATGATGATCCCGTTTGATTATATGTTAAACAAGAAGCTTTCTTACAAATATACCATGAAAGACGGCATTTCTCGCACTTTTACATACACCAGATATGCAGACGATATTACCATCAGCTGCTATTTGAGTTTTGATCCGATGGAAATGCAGGATATTATCAAAGAGACGTTGGATGCAATCAATGCTCCGTTTACTTTGAATGAAGAAAAAACGCATTATGGCAATCGGCATTCGAGCGAAAACTGGATGCTCGGTCTGATGTGGAACGCCAATAACGATATCACAGTCGGATGGCGCAATTTTAAGGACTTCAAGAAGATGGCATCTAATTACATCATCTGCAAGAAAGAAGGAAAAACGTGGGATCTTGAAGACCTGCAGCAGTTTAATGGCAGGCTGAATTACTACCGTATGGTAGAAAAAGAATCGGTCGACACGGTGATTTCTCGGTACAACAAAAAGTATCGTGTTGATATGATGGCAATGCTCAAAGCTGACTTAAAACCAAAAGAAGGAGTTGTTTTCTAATGATTGAAATGATGTGTAGAGATGGCGGCACTCCAGTTGAATTGCTCGATCAGGCGGCAAATGTCGTAGAGGAATCCATTGGGTGTCCAGTTGACCTGTTGGATATCGACGACCACAGAGCAATGGTCTATTGGGGGCCGTCTGATGTTGCAAGCGCAATCAAGGAACTCGGCATCAAAGAAATCGACGCAGAGGATATGAGCTTATGTGCAGATCTTTTGTGCGATTTTGAAGTGAACATTCATCAGGCAATGCTTGAGGCCGGACACGACGCTCTACAGATTTGTTTGGAGCGTCTTGTTGATGAACTGCGAGAGCAGGACAAGGAATCCAAGTAATTATATATTGTAATCTCTTTTGAATATCGGGCGTTCTACGTCGCGAGCTGCCGGTTGACCGACAGTTATGAAGAATACCACAGCACGCTCATACGGGCTCCAGGGCTGCCAACCACAGGCAGCCTCGCCCTCCTGAGCTATGGATCAAATTAGTTCGCAAGGGCGGAGTCTCCGTTCTGCAGCCTAGATCCCAGCGGAGCTGGAGATCGCGGCTGCCATCACTGCGACTCATTGGCCATCAGAACATTTACTCGACAATGCTTCCGGGATCGAAGATCCCTCCAAATTATCTCGCAAATGTTCTTCCAGCCAAACTATTACTCACAATTTAGAAAAGAGATTGATTATGGATTACAAATATAAAGTTGGCGATAAAGTAAGAGTCCGGAAAGACTTGACAGCCGGCGCAGAATATCCAATGCAAAGCGGAGAAAAGTATGGTTACGATCCGGGAGTCAATGAGGCTATGGAAACGTATCGTGGACAGATTATGACAATCGACCATCAAATCTGCGGTGTTTATATGCTCTGCGAGGACAACCACTATTGGAGTTGGACTGACACGATGTTTGAATCACCAAAATCGCTTACATGTAAAAGTCTTTTGTAAAGGAGTGAATTTAAATGGCAGAAACCGCCAAAAAGACGGTGCAAAAAACCATTCTTTTCCCCGTTGAAGACCAGCTCGCAAAACTCGTTGTTACAGAGGACGATATTGAACGAATTATTCAGCAGGCCGTTAAAAGTGCTAATGAAACGAAAAAAGCACGGAAACCTCGTCGGACGGACAGTCTTTATCTCAAGGATGGGCGCAGAAAGCCAACTCCGGCAGACCCTATCAAGTCAAAGGAAGATTTTAAGAAGATTGTTGATTACCTTGGGTCTAACGGACGTGAAGAAATCGCGTTAAGAAACAAAACGATGTTTATTCTCGGTTGTTCAATTGGCGTTCGATGTGGCGATTTGTTGAAGCTTAAAACGGCTGATGTTTATTATGAGAACGCTCATGTAAAAGATCATGTTGAGCTGATCGAGCAGAAGACCGGCAAGCGAAACGTGTGTAAAATTTCTCATATGGCAAAAGAAGCTTTAAGAGAATATTATCAGGCAATTGGTTTTCGAATTGACCGCGACACACTTCTTTTTCAGAGCAAGAAAGGTGGACAGCTTAACGTTAGATCGGTGAGCAACCTTTTGAAGAAAGCTGGTAAGGCGTGTGGTTTGGACATTGAGCTGTCGACTCATAGTATGCGTAAAACTTATGCTATGGCCGCATTACAAAGCGCCGAGGGTACAGTTGATGGAGCGAACATCTTGAATATTCTCCAAACAAAATTTAATCACAGCGATCAGCGTATTACGATGAGATATATCAAAATGGATCAGGAAAAACTTGATGAAATCGCTGAGAATGTTTCCAACTGGTTTGAAGGAGAATGAACTATGAACTATAAGTTTAAACCCGGAGATAAAGTAACGGTTAGAAAAGATTTATCAAATCGTGAAGCGTACAAGATGTTGTCAGGAGAAACTCCAAATGATGCTATTCTTGCTACTTCTTCTATGGAAAATTTTCGAGGAAAACAAGTCACAATCGAGGGCTATGATTGTTGTTGTAGTTCAATGTGTTACAGGGCAAAAGAAAGCTCCAGATATTGGGCAGATGAAATGTTTGAAGAATCTAAAAAACCGTTTACATGTAAAAGTCTATTATGAAAAGAGGTAAGAGAACGTGTCGAAAAGCAAGTACAAATATAAGAATGGAGAAGTGGTTCGCGTCAGGGAAGATCTTCAATCTGGAGTAGTTTATTACATGAGATCTGGTCCAGAACCGGATGCCAATGGCATTGAGACGTCATGGAGCGGACGCGGACAAGTAGGTTATCGCGGACAAATTGTACATATTTCTCATAAAGCAAACGGTCGATACAAAATTCTTGAGGATGGAAAAACATATTATTATACGGATGAAATGTTTGATCGTCCTAAGAATCTGATTTGCAAAAGTTTACTGTGAGGATTTGAAATGGATTACAAATATAAAGTTGGCGACAAAGTTAGAATTCGTCGTGACCTTGGTTGTCAGGAAAGTTACAAAATGGTAAGTGGACCAAAACCAGGCTATGATCCTGGGATTTCATTTAATATGTGTAAATACGCTGGCAAAATTACAACTATCTTAAATCGCAACATTACGTACGAAGTAGAAGGATGTGATAACTGGACGTGGTCCGATGAGATGCTTGAACCGGTAAACCAGTTTTGTTGTAAATCATTGTTGTGAGGTAATTGTATGAATGAAATCTGGTGCGTTGTCGAATGCAGTTCAGATGGTGAAATCTTTCAGCCTGATTTTTTTACTTCAAAAGAAGAAGCGGCTGCATTTATTGAGGAAGAGACAAAAGAATGTCTTTTCAATGTGGCAGATTTACCAGAGGCTGATAGAATGACCGATATCGTTGACGGAAAACCGATTGGCAAGGTATGGACGGATAAATACAGTTGGTTTTGGCATAGTTTTGAAGTAACTGACAATCTTTTGAGTATTTATCTTATGAGCTATATGAAAACAAAGGAGAATAACAATGTCTGATTTTAAGAAATTTCGTGCACTGCTGCAGGACCACTTTAATGAGATGGTGAAGAGTGGGAATCCACTGTTTATCACCGATGCAGACGAGGATGAACTGTACAATCTGTATCTCGACAGTTTCCCAGCCGGCACGAATGAGTTGTTCCGTAAGCGGCGCGAGTATGATTGCTCCTGCTGCCGCCGTTTTGTAAAGAATATCGGCAAGTTGGTGGCGTTTGACAAGAATTATAATTTGATTTCCATCTGGGATTTCGATGCAAAGTCTGCCAAGTATCAGCCTGTTGTTAATGCTCTGGCCGCTTACATGAAGAACCGTACAATTGTGAATCCGTACTTTGTCAGCCGCAATATGATCGGTTCTGGCAATATGTTCGGCACTGAGATGAACTACGAGTACGACGAAAATCATAAAGATGTACGCATTTGGGATCATTTCGCAGTCAAGATTCCGCAGCGTTTCATTACCAGCGGAGATGACGTGGCTACCAAGATGGCTCAGTGGCGTGACTCCGCAAACGTGTTCAAGCGTTCTCTGGAAGAGCTAACTATGGAGGCTGTTGATACTGTGCTGGAACTGATTGCTCAGAATAGTCTGTATCGCGGCAAGGAGTTTGAGCGGTCTGTAAAGGAGTTTAAGCATGATAAGCTTGATTATGACAAGCTGTCTGTTAATGAAAAGCTTGCCTTTGTATGGCTTGCCCCTACGTATGCTACGGCGGCGCAGCTTCGCATTCGTAACACCGCTATCGGCACCCTTCTTATCAATTTGAGTGAGGGCATGGATGTGGATTCCGCCGTTACCGCCTTTGAGAAGGTTGTTGCTCCTGCAAACTATAAGCGTCCCAAGGCGATTTTCACCAAGAAGATGCTGGAAGACGCACAGAAAACCGTTACCGAGCTGGGCTATATGAGCAGTCTGGGTCGTCGGTTTGCTACTCTGGACGATATCACCGCCAATAATATCCTGTTCTGCAACCGGGATGCTGCCCCTCGTATTGCTGGTGCTACAAATCCGTTTGAAGCAATGGCTAAGACTGTTGCGATTGATCCCAAAAAGTTTGGCCGCGCAGAGGAAATTGGCATCGACAAGTTCATCAAGGACGTGCTGCCGACTGCGACTGGGCTGGAGCTGTTCATGGAAAATCGTTTCGAGAAGAATATGATGTCTCTGATTGCGCCTCAGGATAAGAGTGCGCCGAGTATGTTCAAGTGGCCTAATGGTTTCAGTTGGGCGTATACCGGCAATATGGCAGACAGCGATATTCGCGAAAACGTTAAGGCTGCTGGCGGCAAGGTCGATGGCGTGCTGCGTTTTTCTATTCAGTGGAACGATAAGCCGGGCGAGTGGGATGAAAACGATGAGGATGCTCATTGCATTGAACCCGATAACAATCACATCTATTTCAGAAACTGTTGGAATCATTATACTGATGGCCGCCTGGATGTGGATATCACTCATCCTAATCAGGGTAAAGCTGCGGTCGAAAATATTACATGGCCTGATATCAAAAAGATGAAGGAAGGCGAGTACAGCTTCTATGTGAGATGCTTTGCTAGTCGTGGCGGTAAAACTGGTTTCCGTGCTGAGATCGAATTCGATGGCAACATTTACTCGTTTAATTATGATAAGCCGCTGCATCAGGCTCAGAGTGTCGCTGTGGCAAAAGTCATGCTGAAGGATGGTAAGTTCTCTATCAAGGAGCTGCTGCCCAGTTCTACCAGCACCCGCGAAATCTGGGGTGTGAATTCCAATCAGTTCGTACCTGTGTCTGTGGCGATGTATTCTCCGAACTACTGGGACGAGCAGACTGGCAATGGTAATCGTCACTACTTCTTTATGCTCAAGGATTGTGTCAACCCTGAAAAGCCCAATGGCTTCTACAATGAATTCCTGAAGGCAGAACTGCTACAGCATAAGCGAGTGTTCGAGGCTCTTGGTTCTCAGATGGCGGTTCAGTCGGTAGATGACCAGCTGTCTGGCGTTGGCTTCTCTGAGACGAAACATGATTCCTTTATTGTCAAGGTCCAGGGCGCTACTGAGAGAGTTCTGAAAGTGGTGATTTAATGGCTCGTTACAAAGTTGGGGATAAGGTACGCTTAATCGATAATTTTGTGCAATACGAAGAGTATTATATGCGAGATCGGAATAACAATCCTGGATATACTATAACAGTTAAGTGGTCATTAGAAGAAAGAATGAAACTTGCTGGAAAAATTGTGACGATTTCTGAAGTCGGAGAATATTACCGAATCGAAGAAGACGACCATCGTAAACATTGGACGGACGACATGTTTGTTGGCATGGCTAACCCTTTTACGTGTCGGTCACTGCTGTAAAGGAGTCATAATGGAATATCGCTACAAACCTGGGGATAGGGTGTGTGTAAAACAGAATTTAGAATTGGGACTACATTATAGCATGCGATCTGGGCCACGCCCTGATATTGAAGCTGGATTTGTTCCAAGCATGAAAAAATTCTGCGGGAAAATTGTGACAATTGGTGGATATAGAAACGACCGATATCAACTTAAAGAAGATACTATGAATTGGCTGTGGTCTGATGATATGTTTGAGAATTCTAAGCAGCTAACTTGTCACTCATTATTGTAAAAGGAGAATTATGATGGAAAAGAATCTGTTTGAAATCGCAACTCGTAATCGTTACCGTTTTACCTACAAGGGCGTCATGACTGTTGAGGATCTGTGGGATCTGAATGTTGAGGCTCTAGATGCAATCTTTAAGACGCTGAACCGCCAGAAGAAGACTGCTGACGAGGATTCTTTGCTGGCTGTTAAGAGCGCCGAAGATACCGAATTGGCAAACAAGATTGAGCTGGTCAAGTACATCGTATCTGTTAAGCTGGCTGAGTCCGAGGCTCGTGTGAATGCTGCCGAGAAGAAGGCGCAGCGCGATAAGATTATGAAGATCGTGGCTAAGAAGAAGGACAAGGAGCTGGAAGACATGGATGTCGAGCAGCTGATGAAGAAGTTGGAAGAGCTGAATTGAGAGGTGGTTAGTCGTGAAAGATAATGAAGCGGCTGGCGTTGTACGATTCAGAGATTTGAAAGAACCCGCCGACGAACATATGGGCATTCTTTTTGGAGACGGAAAGATTTTGTGCTTGTGCTGCGGCGGATGGGTTCCTCTGGGAGAATATGAAATCATTGAAGATTACAATGGCTTCGAATATGTTGAAGAAAGTTTAATGGAGGGTTTAAGATGAAAGTTGTTGAAAGCGCAAGTAATCTGTTCCTGTATGGCGACGATATGAAGGCGTATGACAAGATCCCGGCAGGCACCTATGATATCCACTGTTCTGAGATGACCGGTTTTTATCTGTCTCGCCGCCCCGATATGGTCATCAACGAAAAGGTGTATGGTGTTCAGAGTGGCAAGGTTGCCAAAGTGCTGAATTCGTTCAAAGCGTTCAACCGCAACCTGGGTGTTATCCTCAGCGGCAACAAAGGCATCGGCAAATCTTTGACCGCTAAGATGATTGCAATCGAGGCCATCAAGCAGGGCTATCCTGTCATTCTGGCTAACCGCTATATCGGGGGTATCGCCAATTTTATCGAATCCATCAATCAGGAAGTTATGATCCTGTTTGACGAGTTTGATAAGACCTTCAAGTCCCGGGACAATGAAAATCCGCAGGATACGATGCTGAGTCTGTTCGATGGCACCAGCGCGGGGAAAAAGCTCTTCGTTGTCACCTGTAACCAGCTCAATGGCCTGAACGATTATCTGGTCAACCGTCCCGGCCGCTTCCATTATCACTTCCGCTTCGATTACCCGGGCGCTGACGAGGTCGAAACCTATCTCAAAGATAAGCTCGAAGAGAAGTATTACGATCAGATCCCAGCTGTGGTCGATTTTTCTGGCAAGATCGATCTGAACTACGACTGCCTGCGGTCTATCGCCTTTGAACTGAATCTGGGCACTCCATTCGCAGAGGCTATCAAGGATCTGAATATCATCAATATGAACGAGACCAGCTACAAGCTTACTGTTCTTTTCAAGGATGGTTACCGTACATCCTGCACCAAGCGCCTGGATCTGTTCAATGGTGCACAGCGTATCTATTTTGAGATCAAGCTGAAGGATGGCTTCTGGCCTGATTGCTACATCAACACCGAGGATATCCAGTATAACCCCGCCAACGGTGAGCAGTTCATTGATGGCAAGAAGGCTGATGTGGTCAATCCGTATTCCAAGAGCGTGGATGATGAAAAAGATCGCTATGAAGCCTTTGAAAAGGATAATGGCGTGGTCAAGGTTATCATTTCTCGTGCTCGTGAAAGAGACATTCACTACATGGTTTAAGGAGGCTCAATATGGTCAAAGCAAATCATTATAAAATCAGTTCTTTTCCTGATGGCACCCCGCTGATCAAGAAGGATCTGACCATCAATTATCTCAATGTAATCAGCATTGTCTGGACGTTTGAATCCATGGCAGAGCTCCCCACGGTCATTATGATCGCAAGGGATGCAAAGGATAACGGGGCAGAAGTCGAGCTGTTTATGCCATATATCCCGAACGCTCGTATGGATCGCGCCTATCACGACGAGGATGTGTTCACCCTCAAGTGGTTTGCTGATGAGATCAATCGATGTGAATTCAGCCGCGTTGTTGTATTTGATCCTCACAGTGATGTGGCTCCGGCGCTGATCGATCGTTGTGAGGTACATACTCCGATTCGTGAGATTTGTCAGGTAATCGAAGAAAGCAAGCCTGATGTAATCTACTTCCCGGATGCAGGGGCAATGAAACGATATGAGGAAACCGTTCACTGGGCACTGGATCGTGTGGGTTGTAAGGCTTATATCATTCACGGTGACAAAAAGCGTGAGTGGAAGACCGGCAAGATTCTTGGTTTGGACGTCACGGGATATCCTCCAAAGAAAGGCAAGGTCCTTATGATCGATGATATCTGCTCTTACGGTGGCACTATGTTTTATTCGGCTGAAAAGCTGAAAGAGCTGGACGTAGGTGATATCGATATGTATGTCAGCCACTGCGAGAACAGTATCCTGGACTCTGAGCGCGGCCATTTGTTTGACGATCCGGAGCTAATTCATATGGTCTATACTACGGATAGTATCTTCACCGGCCATCACGACAAGATCACCGTCCTTGAACACAAGTGGGATAAGGATTGATATGATGGATATTTGGGAACTAGATATTTCGTTTTACACTGATGGAGATTTTGGTTGGGATTTTGCCCCAATCGATATGAGATGTGATCATTATCAAGAATCATATTCTCTGCATATTTATCGTGAAATCAATGAAAATCAAACTGAATCATGTGTAAAAGATGAATTCTATTCAATCTTAGATTTCCTAATCGATAATATCCATGGAAAAGACTATGCAGTTGAGTATGTGAAAAAATCTATCTATGATGCTTTCTGTGATGTTGGAGAGCGCAATTATCATAAAGAACTATCTGGAAATTATGATGGATCGCATATTGATTTTAAAATTCATTCACCAAAGGATAAGCGCACCTTTAAAATCGAATGTACGGCTGATGAACTTGAAAAGATTCAAGACAGGTATCTTGGAAATTGTCATGAGATGGTAAATAAACTTTTGGAGGATTTGAAATGATCAACATTAACCCGATGCTGCTGTGCGATTTCTACAAGACGACTCACAGTAAGCAGTTTCCGGCCGGCACCACTAAGCTGGTCAGTTATTTTACTCCGCGCATGAGCCGTCTGGATGGCGTGGATGAAGTCGTTGTGTTTGGTGTTCAGGCGTTCTGCAAGAATTATCTGCAGAATTATTTTAAACGTTGGTTTTTTGATTTCCCAAAGGAGTGGGTTGTCTCAAATTATCAGCGTGTCTTGGACGCAACCATTGGCAAGGACGCTTATGATATCGATAAGATTGCTGCCCTGCATGACCTGGGCTATCTTCCTGTCGAGATCAAAGCACTGCCCGAGGGTACTCGCTGCCCCATTCATGTACCGTTCCTTGAGATGAGCAATACGCATCCTGATTTCGCATGGGTTCCGCAGTTCCTCGAATCCTTTATGAGTTCTGAGCTGTGGCATCCGATGATTTCTGCGACGGTTGGTACTCTGTATCGTGATATCGTGGACAAGTATTACGATGAAACCGTCGAGGATGGTGTGCCTCATGCTCGTGCTTTGGGCGATTTCAGTTTCCGTGGTCAGGAGTGTATGCAGTCTGCTGTCAAATCCAGCGCTGGGTGGTGTCTAAGCTTTTTGAATACGGCCACTGTTCCTGCAATCCCGTATCTGGAAGAGATGTATCACTGTGATTGCACTAAGGAGCCGGTCGCGTTTGGCGCTGTTAGTACCGAGCATAGCGTCATGTGTTCCAACTTCGCAGTCGATGGCGATGAGATCACTTTCATCCGCCGGGCACTGACTGAGTTGTATCCCAATATGAGCTTCAGCATGGTATCTGATTCCTACGACTATTGGAATCTGGTCGATAATATCCTGCCGCAGCTCAAGGATGAAATCATGGCTCATAATGGTACGCTGCTAATCCGTGGTGACTCTGGCGATCCGGTCGAAATCGTTACGCAGACCGTCTATCATCTGTGGGACATCTTCGGCGGCACGGTTAACAGTAAGGGTTATAAGGTGCTCGATCCTCATGTGAAGGCACTGTACGGCGACTCTATCACTGTGCAGCGCTGTGAAAAGATTTATGCCGAACTTAAAGCACACGGTTTCGCATGCAACAATGTCAGTCTCGGCGTTGGTTCTTTCTCCATGCAGTGCATCGAGCAGAATGGTCAGTTGAAGCCGTTTACCCGCGATACTTTTGGCATGGCAGTTAAGGCAACTTATGGCGTGGTCAATGGCAAGGAGATTCAGATCTTCAAGGACCCCAAGACCGACACTGACCACTTTAAGAAGAGTCTGAAGGGTATGTGTTATGTCACTAAGGATGATTCTGGAAAGCTGGTTTGTACTGATGGCCTGATGGATCACGCTGCTCATTCCGACGGCAATCTGTTGCAGCCCGTATTCCGTAACGGTGCCATGATCAAAGAGTACAGCTTGAAAGAAGTCCGCGACCGACTGTGGGAAGGGAAGTTCTGATGAGCGGCTCAAGAACGTGGATGGGCGAACCAGAGCTGTTATACTTCATTGTTGATGGTAAAGCAGTTGCGTGTGAGTATCGAAATGAAGCTAGAAAGCTTATTCAAAATGGGTTTTTCAGGAAATATGGGTATGGCAATGTTATAGTTGTGAATCCTGCTTTTGAAAAATTCAATCTAAATAGTCCGAGAGCAGCACAGTATTTTGCAATTAAAAATTTAGATAAGAGGTGAGTTCATGGCCGTAATTATCAAAGAAGGCAACGTGTTTGATTCTGACGCAGATATTATTTGCCATCAGGTGAATTGTCAGGGTGTAATGGGGTCTGGTGTTGCTAAAGAAGTCCGTGAACGGTTTCCGAATGTGTATGAGGAATATTACACTTACTGCGAAGCCAACAAGGACTATCCGGGACGAATGCTTGGTGTCGCTCAAATGGTGCCAGTCGATGAAAAAGGTTCACGATGGATCATCAATTGTTTTGGTCAGAACAGTTATGGATATGACGGAAAGCAGTACACATCTGTTGGCGCACTGATGGAGGCATTTCAAGAAGTTGCAAAATTTGCTAAGATGACTGGAACTAAAGTCGCTATGCCGTATAAAATCGGTTGCGTTCGTGGTGGTGCTGATTGGGAGACCGTCAAGAAGATCATTGATGTTACATTTCAAGATGTAGATGTTGAACTATGGAGATTGGAGGAGAAGTAATATGCGTAACTATGAATTTGATGCAGCAAAGACAAAGGACGAAATCATTACGTGGATTCGGAATTATTTCCGCAAGAATGGTCCTGACTGCAATGCTGTGGTTGGTATTTCTGGCGGCAAGGATTCCAGCATTGTGGCAGCTCTGTGCTGTGAAGCGCTTGGTAATGGTCGAGTGATCGGCGTTCTGATGCCGCAGGGGGTGCAAGACGACATTGATGTAGCGCGGGATCTGGTCAAGCATTTGGGCATCAAATCGTTCGAGATCAATATTGCGGAAACTGTGAATGCATTACTGGCTAAGGGTCGAATTGCAGGGCTGTGTGATTCCAAGCAGGCTCGTGTAAATCTGCCGGCTCGAATCCGTATGGCGACCCTGTTCATGGTGTCTCAGAGTATGAATGGGCGGGTAGCGAATACCTCTAATTTTTCGGAGGACTATGTTGGATTTGCCACTCTTTTTGGAGATGGAGCTGGTCAGTTCAGCCCTCTTGGTAAGCTGACCGTCACTGAAGTAAAGGCTGTCGGTCGTGAACTGGGTCTCCCTGAAAAGTTTATTGAGAAAGCGCCTGCTGATGGTCTGACTGGTAAGACTGATGAGGACAATTTCGGCTTTACCTATGATTTCCTTGACAAGTATATCCGTACTGGAGATTTCGGAGGCGATACTGCAATCGCGGCCAAGATTGATCGGATGCATGATGCAAACACGTTCAAGCTGTTGCCGATGTCGGTATATAATTCAAACCCGTTTGACTGGTGAGTCTAATCAAGGAGGATTTAGCAATGGAAAAGACAAAAGTCGATGTTTTGATTGTTGTTGATATGCAGAACGATTTCGTAACCGGCGCTCTTGGCACTCCAGAAGCGAAAGCGATTGTGCCCAAGGTTGTGGAGAAGATCGAGGGATGGAAAGGCGAAGTCCTGTATACTTTAGACACTCATCATAAGAAGTATCTGGAAACCCAAGAGGGCAAGCATCTGCCTGTTTCGCACTGTATTTACGGAACAAAAGGTTGGCAGCTTGTTGATGAGGTTGAAAATGCAGCGCATAAGCCAACTGAGCTGTTCGACTTGGATGAGTACGAAAAGAATACGTTTGGATCTGTCGATTTGATGGATGAACTTCAGTCGTTCAATAGTGGAGAAATGTACGGGATCAATTCTATCACTCTGATTGGTCTCTGCACTGATATCTGCGTGATTTCTAACGCGATGCTGTTCAAGGCCGCTATGCCTGAAGTTCCTATCATTGTGGATGCAAATTGCTGCGCCGGTGTCACTCCTGAGTCTCACAAGAACGCACTAGCTGCCATGAAGATGTGTCAGATTGAAATTGTAAACGAGGAATAAAATGCATTACGTTAATGAAGATATTATTTTGAGTGATGATGGAGCAAAACGACTCCGGTATCTTCTAAGTCATCCGGATGTAGAGAATACGCAAAAGAAGTTAAAGGAGTGTATGGACTCTCTCGCTGAAATGAATTATCGAGAGAACGAAGACGGGACTGCTTCTTTTGATATTGATCTTGAGGTGTAATCAATGGAAGAAATTATGATTTTCGGTTAATTCGTAGCGGATGCCAGGTGATTAGCGGTACTGGGGCAGACATAACCGCCGCCAGAATAGTTTAAATGGAGGTGTACAATATGTTTTTACTTATCAATATTTATGAAAGTCAGGAAACATCAGCTTATATTGCCAGCGTAAGCAAGTTTGAAAGTAATGAGGCGGCTCAAGAAGAAATGCAGAAATGTATTCGACGCACCTACTGGGATTACTATAGAACGTGGAAAGATGACAAAGAAGACGAGGGTTGCAAACCATATATAGATGGTGATGACACGACAATGATAATCGTTGGACGTGATTATAAGGACATTTGGCAGATTTATCATTTGTAAGGAGATCTGATTATGTGGACTCTTATTCAAACCGAAACTTCCGGCGGGAATAACAAAATCGGATACATTGACGCTAATAATCCAGAGTGCGGGATTGTCACGGCAATGTATCGAATTGACAAATATGGCGAACTCGATTTCTATTACCAGTACGAGATGGACGATGATGTTGTGGCGAGTTTTGAACGCTGGGCCAAGAGAGTTATTGGTGAAGCTAAAACTAAAAAGGATAATGTCACAAAATGTGCGGATTGCTGCTATTTGGGAGATAAATATAGTTTTCCACTTCACGATAACAAGATTGATGTCGATGATAAAAATCCGTTTCTAAAGCATTATTATTGCTGTTGCGGAGATTCTGAGAGATACGAGAAAGATGTTACGAACGAAATCATATCTGACTGTGACTGTTTTGAGGAGATTTGATTATGTTTGTAATTGATGAAACGACTCCCAAGATTGCAATTCCTGACGGATATTTTGTGTGTCTACCAACTGGAGCCACGGACGATTATCCGGGTCTTGGCATCTTTTTCTCTAAAGACGGGAAAACAGTTGATTGGAATGACCTGATTTCAATCACTGAATACAATTCTGTATTTAAAAATATCCAAACGGTTTGCTTTCGGCAGGGGCAGGAAAACTATGTCGCCGCAATTCGTTTTGAAGATGGAAACATTATTGGAGAATGAGGGGTATGTGCAAATGGGAGTTTCAAATAATATTTATAAAATTGCAAAAGCAAAGAAAATTTCTTTGAAAAAATTAAGCCGTATGGTTGATATGCCATACACGACTTTGTATAACGAAATAAAACGTGATACAAATGTTAAAAATATAGTTCGAATCGCAGAAGCTCTAGAGTGCAGTGTATACACTTTATATGACGATAAAGCAACGGATGAACTGATGGACAAGTTGCTTGGTAAAAAGGGCTGTGTTGAAATTTTGCCTATTAAAATGAATGATGGGAATATCAAAGACGAAGCATATCAACTGATTGATAAATATTTCATGCCAGCTAAAGCAATTATCGTAAAGGATTTTCTTAATACATACGGATTCTGGGATGCCCCTGCTTCCACAAAATATCATGGCAACCACCCCGGCGGCTTAGCTGAACACAGTCTGGCAGTTGCAAAAAATCTTTTGATGTTAACAGAGAAGCTTGGTTTGAAGTGGGATAATCCAGGATCTCCAGTTGTTGTTGGTCTGCTACATGATGTTTGTAAAATGGATCAATACAAGCTGATTAGCGCAGAAAATGGTTATCAGTACGTTTATGCAAATGATTCAATCTACAGTCATCACGGTGAAAAGTCTATTTGTATGCTGGCGAGTTGTGTCACCTTGACCCAAGAGGAAATCGCTTGTATCCGCTGGCACATGGGCGCATATGAGACTGATACAAACGAGTGGAAGTATTATGGCAATGCCATTGCAAAATATCCAAACGTGCTCTGGACGCACACGGCGGACATGATGGCAAGTCATATCGAAGGAGTATAAATATGCTTGTATATGGAGAGATTTATTGTCAGCGATGTGGGACTACATGGTATGGCCCCAAGTGTGGAGTGAAATATTGCAAAGAATGCAGACGTATTGTCGACATAGAAAAAGTTAACTGTTGTAATCAGAAAAAGCAGGCAGAAAAAGAATCTAAAGACAAAGCTCGGGAATCGTTTCTGGATATCGTAAGAAAAGCGGATGCAGAGGGATTGTCTTATGGTCATTATTGTTTAAAGCATGGAATTTGATAGGAGAAGACGAATATGCTATATCCAAACGAGGAAATGAATGCCGAGTAAGTGGAGAAATGTGCGGCTTTCCGAAATACAAGATCGTCGAGTAAAACTTACGAGCGAAAAGAAAAAGGAAATTTTACGAAAATATCAAACTGGTGGATATTCGCTTAGAAGTTTGGCTAGAGAATACAATGTGAGCCATAAAACAATCGCATTGATTGTGAATCCAGAATCAAAAGCAAAAAACGATCAATACATAAAAGAACATTGGATGTTCTATGCTATTGACTCGGAATCTCAACGGTTAGCACATCGGCGAACAGAAGAATATAAAAAACGATTATATCAAAAAGGAGAGTTAAAATAATGGGACAGAGATTGATTATTACGGTTCATGCTTTTGATGAAGACATCGCAACGATTTACTATCAATGGTCTGCATATACCACGATCGCTCTTCAGGAAGCAAAGGATATCATTGATAATGTGGATTGGTTTAATTCTAGTAATAAAGATGAATTGATTCTTCGCATTACAAAGTATCTTGAAAGTTGTGGCGGTGGCGTAGATTTCGATGATCGAAAAACGTTTGAAGAAAAATATCCAGGCGAGAAGTTTAGCGATGATGTTAGTAGAAACTATGGGCTGATTGCTATTTCAGAAGATTCTATGGCAAAACAGCAAAACTGGTCTGCAGGAGACTTGACGATTGACTTTGATGCGGAAAAAGTCTACAACGATGTAATGTTTACATATGAATCTGATGAAGAATTTAAACAGGAGAGAGCAGACGCTGGATTTGAAGATGACGATATCGACGTGAAAGATATTAAGCAGATTTTATTTGATCCGACAGAGGTGCATTTCTTTGCACTCGATTCGGCAATCAAAACTCTGGATGATTTACAGTTCTGTCGCTACTTTGGTCAGATTTATGAACTGATTATTTGAGGTGAATTATGACACACGAATGGGTTGAACAGAAAAATAAAGAATATCACGAGCAGTTTAAAGATTATCCACAGGCATTGGTAGATGAATGGAATCGAGTTCCTGAATGGGCTAAGAGCGTCATTGATCGTTGTGTTGTTGATGTCGAGATAAAACTGTTTGAGGCGCTTGCAAAGCTTAACGAGGAACCAGACAGTTTCGATGTACATAGATTGGTCACAGAAACGGGTAGTGATTCTTTTTTTGTGAAATGGTATATTAACCATGATATCGAAGAGGGTGCAGATTCCGATGAAGTGCTGAAGAAAATCTCGAAGGAATTTGAAAAGCTGCGGGATATGGCAGAAAAATATGAAGAATTTTTAGAATATAAAGATCGTTATCTTGAAGCAGAGGATCGTATTATGGAGTTTGATGGGGATATTATCATTACAGATCCATGTTATCTTTCTCATAATATGTCAAATGACGAGCGGAAAAAATTTGAATGTTGCGATATCAGCAGTCATGGCATCATTGGAATAGAGTCCAATACTTACTACGGTGATTGGCGTTGTATTACATTCGTGCCCGAAACGAATATTAAACTGGGCGGATTCTGTGCAGATGCCGGTATGGTATGTGTGGCTGATTTGGTCTCCGTCTTAAAGTTTAATCCAAAATACAATGATCATCTTGAAAAGCCTTGGTGTGCAACTTGGATCAAAAATTTCAAAGGTGTTGTTCGTATCGCCATTGATGAAAACAAAGAGCGCTGGCCGGCTTATATCGTTCATGTGGTAGGGCATGGTGTCGATAAAGAAACAGGAGAGACGATCGAATTTGATACGGTGCAAACAGGGTTATGATGAACTATATTTTGAAATTATTATCTCGATTTATTGATTTCTGCCTTGATTGGGCATGGTTAATTATTCCGATATGGGCATTTTGTTTTATTGCTGTGATGTTAATGATCTAAAGCGTAAAAAGGTGGTGTAAAATGAAAGTCGAAGACTATTCGCCAGATGAATTGGCTGAAATTTTTAAGGAAGAATTAGATCGTCTTGGCATCCCATATCATTATGATCTGGACGTGGAATCGAAATTTGAGCCCTTAATGCCTGATGAGCCGGTTTTGAAAATGTAATTTATTGGACTATTAGGATGATATAATTATAAGGAAGGAGTGCTCCCTCTTAAAGTGAGGGTGTAAAAAATTGAATATGTTGAAGCTGTCAGTGTCGAGTTCGAACAGCAAGATGGGTAATATCAAATCCATCTCTATGCCTCGTGTGGTGACTTGTGCACCTGATGTGCCGTGTGCTAAGACGTGCTATGTTCGCCATTTTGATTGGCGCGGTGTGGTTCGAGACGCATACGAAAACAATTTGAATCTGTGGTTGACCGACCCTGATGGCTTTGAATTGCAGGCAACTGCAGCAGCCTATGGGTCTTTTTATTTTAGATGGCACGTTAGCGGGGATATTGTCAGTCAGGACTATCTTGCTATGATGTGCCGAGTCGCTCGTAAGTTGCCGCGCACTCATTTCTTGGCATTTACAAAGCAGTATAAAATCGTTAACCAGTATTTAGCAGCAAAAAAGAAAATTCCCAGCAATTTACATATTTTGTTTTCAGAATGGCCAGGGTATAATATGGATAACACCTATAATTTACCAGTTGCTTATGTATCGTTCAAAAATGGAGTTTGCGATGCACCGGCAGACGCAAACGAATGTGGCGGTCACTGTGAAGATTGTGCATATGCCGGCAAGAACTGCTGGGTGTTGAAAAAGGGGCAGTCTGTAGTACTGCGGGAGCATTGATCTGCAGGCCCCTATTATAATAAGGTAGGAGGATGCACATGAACTGTGTTATTACAAACGGTGCGTGCTACATTAAAAGAAACAGCGAGAACTTATTGGTTGCAACGGACAGTCTTGGAGACGCACTGTTGCAACCAGCTGAAAAAGCACAAGCGACAATCACGTGCCTACCAAAGGCATTACAGGACAAAGGATTCAAAGTAAAAAGTGTCTCGGAGATTCTTGGACGAATAGAAACGACCATGATGGCCGAGGTTGGAAGAGCTGAACAGGAACAGTATGATGCCGGCATTCCCATCAAAGAAGGAGAGACATTACATAATCTGAAGCAGGCGCTGTTGATTGTAGACGAGACTCTTGGATCGATTCAGTCATTATATGTTGATGCTTGTAAAGAGCTAAACGATGTAAGCCTCGAAATTATTGATCTTCAGCATGCCATTGAATTCGCAAAGGCAAATGCGGTTAGAAAGTGCTATCTTGAAACAGAATTGCAAAAAGCGTTGCTTAAACGACGAGAATGCAAAGATGTAAAAGTGCTTGTCGAGTGTGTTATGGAGTTTGACAAAGGAGATTGGGGCACAGGAAAACTGCAAAAAGTTTTTGATCGATCTGAAAAGCGGTCTTATATGCCGCGTATTCGAAATGATTTGTTTGAATAAAAACATAAAGGAGTACTATTATGAGTGGAGCTATTTCGTTAATTTTAAGCATGTTCGGTTTTGGTGCGGCTGGTGCAGTCAGCGCAGGACAGAACGCAAAAATCAAGAAGGCGGATTATCAGTATGGAGAAGAGCACGGCCTCCATGGCACTTCCGAGGTCTTGCAAATGAGGGAGCGCGTTCGTAAAGAATGGTGGAACATCTGCGGCAAGACCTACAACGCATGTGAGCGGCCTGCATCGAGTTACGGCGACCTCAGCAGAACTCCGTGGTGCTATCTGAAAAAGCGCTGGTTCATTGACCACCTGAACAAAAAGGGCATCCCTTATGATGATCTGGTTGTGAACGATGTTACCGGCGTTACCTTTTACGAGAGCCAGAAAAGAACGTCCGAAGCGTATATGAGAAAGCTGCGATAATAGGAGAATAATTATATGAAAGCTTATGACGCATTAACTGCTGTACTTAGAGCTGTTGAAACGAATCATGCCAAATTACGAGCTGAACCAGATTCCGATGGAAATACTCATGATAAATGGGAAGCGGAAGAAGATGTTCTTTGTGATTTGGAGGAAACACTTGAGGAAGCCGTTGATAAATATGAAGAAGCAATGGAGATTCGGAAAAGTTTAAGAACAGCGATTTTAAAATAACAACTAATCGTGCTAATAAGGGTTGATTATTAGTAAACTGTGTGGTAAAATAACAACCAGGAAAGAATGGTCGCAGTCACCAAAACTACAATTAGTTGTACCGGAGGATGAAATGGTAAAAACTTTCACTGCGGATGAGTTTTTTGAATTCATCAAAAAATTTCGCTACATAGTCATAGGAGGATCTTCCGATAGAGAATCCGGCGTATATGTGGAAACAAGAACCGATAATTTAACGCTAGTTGAACGTTTAAGGAGCAAAAGCATTCAAGCCGATTTGTTTTCAGGAGGAACAAATCAAATCCAGGCTCGATTTGCGATAACAGGGAATGCTTTCCATTGTGATTTCGAAAACGAGCTCCTGGATCAAAATCAAAATTCTTTATTGGTCCATACAGATTTGAGCGGTGTTAAGATGCCAATCATATTATATAATTGAATCTAAACAGAAGAAATACAAAATACTATTGACTTCTACTGTTTAAGGTGGTATAATGGGACCATAGAAAACAAGCCATAAACAAGGAGGTCATAAATATGTTCGTGGCTGGAAAAAGTGTCCCGAAGATTGGCGAGATTCGATTTGGATACGTCGTAGCGAATGACGATCGAGCCGCAACACACAAGTACGTCGGAGTGCATCCGTATCTTGTGGTATCAAACAACATCTATAACAAATGTGCTGGACAGTGCGAAGTGATTCCATTCACGACAAAAAGAATGGGAAAGCATAATCCGGTTCATGTTGATTATAAGGTTGGAGAGGTTAGCGGTTTGGTAAAAGACTCGACTCTTGTAATTGAGGGGAGAGACACCTTATTGAATTCACAACTCAGCGAACCAATCGGAGAGTTTACCGAAGACAATTGGAATAGAGCTGTTGAAGCGATGATGGTCCAGTGTCCGCTTTTAAAAAAGAAAAATGCCAGTTGAGCCGCTCGAATTAACATAATTTGCACAATTCCATTGCAAAATTCTTCTACATAGTGTAAAATACAATTGAGTGATTGCGACACCGTGTAGGAGCGTAAATTATGGATATTAGTCAGCAGCTTTACAACGCAGAACAGAAAAACCTTTTTATAGAAGATTACATTGTCACAACAGGAAAATCAAAGCAATGTAATGAAATCGAGAAGAGAAAGAGAGCTGTTAAGTTTCTGCGTGGGGTATCAAGTTTCGAATACCAGCACAACAAAGACTTTTGTACGTTTAAGATTGGCAGCGAAGAAATGAGATCCGTTTATGTTGGATGGCTTAACAATTGTTCGGAATCTACGGTTCGAATTGCCATATCAATTCTTCGTCAATATGTAAAATGGTGCTATAAAAAAGAGATCATTGATTATGCAACATATGCTAGTCATGCCTTGATTTCAAAGAATTCGGAACTATATATAAAGAGCGATACGGAAATGTCAATTCCAACAAAAATCACTTCTCCAGTGTTTTTAGCACAAAATATATCAGCGATGGAGAACGAATCAAGTGTTGGAGATGATTTTGTTTTTAAAACCGAAAATGGTTACTTTAACTATTTAAACGTCTTATTTGAAGACGATAAATATACAATGCCGGCTGCCGTTATGACTTTGTTCTACTACGGATTTTCAATTGAAGAAATACGTAGTCTGTACAGAAGAGATGTCGATTCTTCTGAAAGACGCATTCGAAACGTTATAATCGAAAACGAAATGGCAATGAAGCTGATTGAACGTGCAAAAAATTTGGATTCTTATGTCATTGTTAAAGAAGATGGATATAAGAGAACAGAATATTTCATGGACTCAACACGTCTGATCCGCAATACTAGCAGAGGATGTGGAATGGTTTCCGAAGACCAAAAGATACCGAAAGAATATTGCCACAAAATGAGGCAGTATCAGCTGATGGCATCAAAAAAACTTCCTCGAAATTCGAAATATAAAAACATCTTCATAAAGATGCCAACCGTGCAAAAACTTAGAGATTTTTATAAAATCTATAGAGACGAGCAGGAATTAGGCATCGAAGAGGTTAGGCGTCGTTTCAACAATGGAACGTATAATGTGCAATTTGACTTTTATGCATATAAGATAATGGCATCTAAAGCGCGTGATATATAATACATCCGGGGCGAAAGCCCCGATGTTTATCGAATTGTAAACAGTAGAAGTAAACGTGAAAGGGGGAGAAATGAAAAAGTTAATTTGTTCGATATTTTTAATATGTATCGGAATGAGTTTCTCGGTAGTAGCCAAAGCAGAAGATCCAATCGCCACTTATCAGGAGTGGCCATTATATTTAAAAACGTATACAGAAGAAGTAAGCAATGAATATGGAGTCGATTACAGTTTGGTACTCGCAGTCATATACAACGAAAGTCGATTTAAAAGCGGACTGACTCATATGAACTCAAACGGAACAACCGATTATGGGCTGATGCAAGTCAATGAGGTTAATTTCAAATATTTGAACAAAACGCTCGGTATTACATCAATGAATCAGTTGTTGGATGATCGAGTCGGAATTAGATGTGGAGTTCACCTGCTTGCTTATCATAAGAATGCAACAGGAAATGACTCCGAAGCTCTCCTACGATATCAGGTGGGAGAGGGTACATATAGAAAGTATGTAAAAAGTGGTAAACATACAAATGATATTCATGGTCGTGTGTGGCAATACAGAGACATCTATCATGAATATCTGAATCAAACGATCGCTGAATCAAAACTAGACGGATTCGTGAAGAGAGATCCGATTGAATCTATTTTAAATATGTGGGCAGAAATGCTCACTTGATAAGCTGGTGTAGCTCAGAGGCAGAGCACGGTACTTGTAATGCCGGGGTCGAGATTTCGAAATTCTCCACCAGCTCCATTAACAGCGGGCGACCGCATCAAAGATTATATATTACAAAGGAGAATAATTATGACTACTGAAACTATGACGATTCATCGTGCACTGTCCGAGCTGAAGGTTTTGGACGATCGTATCACGAAACTACTGAGAGAGGCTAAGTTTTGTGGTGCTGCTAAGAATTGTATGCAGAAGCTGGGCGGTGTAACTATTGAAGAGTATAAGCAGAATGCCCAGTCTACTTATGATAAGATCACTGATTTGATGGCTCGTCAGGCAGCGATTAAGCGGGCGGTGTCCGAGTCCAATGCTGTTACTCATGCTGTTGTATGTGGGCATGATTATACTGTTGCTCAGCTTATTTGGATGAACCAGCATGGCATTGATTTCAAGAGTGCTTTGCTCAATGTTCTGGAGCGTCAGTATGCAGGCGCAGTTTCTGTGACTGAGGCTGCGAATTCCAAGTTGAGTGATAAGGCAGATGATTTTATCAGCCGCAATAACTCCGGCGCAGATAAGAGCAGCATGGATGTCGATGCCATTAAGGACATGCGTGAGAGTTACATCGAGCGCGAAACCATGCAGCTGGTCGACGGCATCAATATTAAGAAGACCAAGGAAGCTCTTGCTGACGAGATCAATAAGTTCAAGGCAGAGGTTGACGCAGTTCTGTCTACGTCTAACGCTACAACTGAGATCACTATCGAATATTAACCTACACTGTATTCACTGTCTATCGAAAACGGCAAACTGTAATCGTTCGCTCTTTGCTCGCGGCAGCATCGCTTGAGCGAAATCAAACAATAAAAAGCAAATAGTCGCTTCAAAAAGCTGGCCTGATAAGCCGACAAGATAAAATCAAGTAAAAATATTTAATAATGCTTGAATTTTTGGATTAGTCAAGAGGTTAAGACGCAAGCCTATAAGCTTGAAACTATGGTTCGAATCCATTATCCAAAAAAATCGAATCAAGAGAAGGAGTTGTCCCAAGGGCCAACACGTAATTGATTCGCATGTCTTGGAAAGGTTAACGGTTATTGATTTAAAGGTTAAAGGTTGAAAGTTCAAAGATTAAACTTCTAGCTAAAGATTAAACAGTAACGAATACAGGTCAAAGGTTTATAAAATCCATGGGCAATGGTTTGTGGATCGATTACATAAGTCCCGTCGTTTTACCACATGGCTGGTAGATGGTGAGCGCCTTGGCAGGGGCGTAACAATACCTGCCGTTTATATGGTTCGGTAGCTCAGAAGGATAGAGCACTAGCCTGTCACGCTAGAGGTCGTGGGTTCAATCCCCATCCGAATCGCTTATGGTCCTATAGTTCAGTTGGTTAGAACGAGAGACTGTTAATCTCTATGTCACCTGTTCGAGTCAGGTTAGGACCTCTTCGTGGTTCTGTAGCTCAGTCGGTAGAGCAGCGGATTGAAGCTCCGTGTGCGCCTGTTCGATTCAGGCCGGGACCACCATTAGGAATAGCGAGCCATCACAGAGCTGATCAGGGGCCGATGTAGCAAGCTTGGTCAAACTGCGTGCCCTGACGATGTAAGATCCGCATTCCGAACGCAGCTGTGCGTGAGTCTCACCAGCTCGAAAACAGTTTATATGGTCGTGTAGCTCAGACGATGGTAGAGCAAGGTGAGCCACACCCATTGCCGCTGGTTCGAGTCCAGCCACGACAAGACCGAAAATTCTTGAACGATTTTGAATAGTGCGCATATGTCAAAATTGCGATAGCAGAAGTAGGCATGGTGAAGGAATAACACTGAAAAACCTTATGTAGCGCGGCTATAACCCGGAAGAGGCTTGACCCAAAAGGATGATCGAGTTTGAGAACCGCAGTGGAAAGCATATCGCCAATAGTTCCCCATTAAAGGAAACGGTAAATGCCGGACGCCTGACCCGTTAAAGCCAGGACGAGGACCACAGGTTACATCCCTCTGTGGTCGTTATATGGGTCAGTGTGCTGAATGGTTGAAGGCAGCAGACTGTAAATCTGTGACACAAGAAACATTGTAGGTTCGAATCCTACCTGGCCCACCAAGTAAGTGATTCTTAAATTGCGCAGAACAAAGGGATAAGCCTTTTAGGGATAGGTACATGTGCCAAACCTGATTATCGGTGATGATGCCAACTCGCGAGGGTGCGCAAGCCGACTTTTATATGCGATCGTAGCTCAGGTGGTAGAGCAGCAGTCTTTTAAACTGCGGGTCAGGGTTTCGAATACCCTCGGTCGCACCAAACAAAACAAGGAGATGATTCTATGAACGTTGTGAAATTCAAACCAGAAGACTACGCAAAAAGTTCTTGCTCAACAGAATTCTATAAGTCAGTCGGGTTGTTTGACGTCATCAAGGCTGGCGTTATCACAAATGTTCATCAGATGAAAATCAATCCGAAGACTTACAAGGAAGTAGATGAGAAGCTGTGCTCAAACTGGAAACGGAATAAGGTCACAAAACGGCTCCGGCAAGACAAAGCACAATCAATGATCTCATTTGACTGGATGAATTATTCACCGGTGCAAGATGAATCTGTGCCAGAGAATGAAATCTGGTGGGAGGCTACAAATGAAAAAGCAGCAGACGTACAAAGGTCTTATTGGAAAAGGTTGGTATGACCAGAGCGAATATAGTCATATGTTTGCAGCTTGGGCACAGCATCGTAATAATTGGGCGATCCGTAAGGCTGACAATCGCAAACTGGCTAAGGCTCGTTTGAAACGAATTGAGCGAGAGCAAATCAAAAAGGAGCTTGAGGATTATGACAGCGGGAGAAAAAATTCGGAAACGTCGAATTGAAGCTGGCGTTAAGCAGAAAGACTTTGCGAAGTTAATGGGCAAAACGGCCGCATATGTAAGCGCAGTTGAGCTCGGAAAACGCGGAGTGAAAGAAAAGCAACTTGAAAAATTCGCAGCGGTTTTAGAATGTAATACGGCCGATTTAAGAGACGATGTTTCTCGATATACGATCGATCCGCATGATGATGATTTTGGTGCGATTTGTAATTGTGCGGTCCGATATGCACTTGGTCGCAAAACTTATATGCCGAACTTAGTGATGGGTTTTATTAGACCGCATCTAAGCGAATTGACAGATAAGACACTATGGTGTTTTCAGAATGATCTTCAAGAGCGGGCTCGTATTACGAGAGATTTTTCTGATGAATGGGCCGGCGATGAGTGGAAACAGTTTCAGCAGCTGGTTCATGAAGAGCTTGTAAGGAGACATAACTCCAATGATTGAACTTATTCTTGCAACGATTTGTATTTGTTTGATCTTTTTAATGTGTTGGGAAATCTGCGATGACATGTTTAGCGATGCAGGGGTTAAATATCTTGCCTGGATGGCGTCGGGGGCAATATGTGTCTTCTTGATTTTTGCGACCACAAGTTTTATTAGAGGATGAATAATCCTCTTTTATATGGCAGTGTGTCCGAGTGGTTTATGGAAATAGTCTTGAAAACTATCGATGGTAAAACATCCGTGGGTTCAAATCCCACCGCTGCCGCCATATGGCCTGTTAGTCAAGAGGTGAAGACGCTGCCCTTTCACGGCAGAGACATCGGTTCAATTCCGGTACGGGTCACCATTTTAAAAATTAAATAGAGGAGAATCAATATGAAAGTTTCAATCAATGATTTTTGGATTAGTGTCAAAGATGAGTTACCGCCACGAGCAGGAGATGGCTCATGCTCCAATGAAGTTCTTGTATATGATAAAGAACGTGGAAAAGATATTGCTTATTATTGCTACCCAACAGATTGGAACGAACCGGGTTGGGAAACATCAGCTGAATGCATTCCGTTGGATGAAGTAACACATTGGATGCCGTTACCTGACGATCCTGTTAATGGAGATTGAAAATGAAAACGACGAAGAAAGATTGGATTTATCGTGTGATTCTTCTGATTCTGTTGGCGATTATCTGGGACATTGGCGCGGCTCTGACTTCGCCAATTTTTGTTCCCCAGAAAGGCGCTGTGTTTCGTGAATTCTTTCTGCTGATTCAGAATGGCACAATGCTCAAAGCGTTTCGATATTCATTGATTCGTATTACAGCAGCAGCTCTTCTGAGTGCAGGTATCGCAGTTCCACTTGGCTGTCTGATGAAAATCTGTCATCCGATTCAAAACCTGTTGTATCCGGCAATTCGAGCGATGAGATTCCTACCGGTGACTGCTTTCTATCCACTGCTTACAATGTGGTTCGGAATTGGCGAGAAGATGAAAGTCGCCTTCTTGTTTGTAGCCAGCTTCGTATTTATGTTGCCAAGCGTTCTGATTGCTCTGGACGATGTCTGTGATGACGTGATCGAGGCATCTAGTATTGACGGAGCAGGGAAGTTTAACACGGTCACACAAATCATTCTTCCAATCGCTGCTCCGTCCATCTGTCAATCGTTCGCTACAATGTACGCAATCGGTTGGACCTACATCGCAGTAGCGGAAACAGTGAATGCAAAGTATGGTATCGGGTATCTGATTTATACTTCGTCTGCTCGTGGTCGCACAACGTTGGTATTTGTTGGAATTCTGGCGATTGTGATTTTCAGTATTCTGTTTGATTGGATCACAAACGCTTGTATCAAGAAGATTTTTAAGTGGAAATTTTCATAAGGAGGACACATGACACACGAAATCGAAATAGATGGCTGTCTGAACGTTCCAACCATTGTCAGTTTGAATGACGTTGTAGATGAATTCTTAGCATTTATAGAAAATCGCGGCTGGTATTTTGGTGGTGGCTTTAATGAATTTAAAGACGACCACTATGAATCAATAGATGTCAGAGAAGAAGATTAAAGAGGAGAAAATTATGGCAAAGAAAAGTTTTTTCGAGAAGCTCGGTCTTGTTGAGTCGGATGAACCGGTTGGGACTTCTGAGTTCGAAAGTGAGTTGCGCGTATGTAGTGGCGTCGGAGATCATTACATTAATGGAGATTTTCCAGAGGACGAACAGGTTCAGGCCGAGGTTCCGGAGGGTGACACGATTGACATCGAAACCGTCTATAATGCGAACAATATGAATCCTGCCGACTCGGTTACTGTCTACAAAATCAAGGATGTGATCGACACATTTCCGTCTGAGATGCCAACCAAGACTAAGCGTGCTACGGTCAAGAACCTGATGATGACGCTGGGTTACGATGCAACCGCGATTATTTCTGATGCAGAGCAGCGCAAAGAGCTTCTTCGGACGGTTGGTAATGACAAGATGAATGCGTTGTTTGACGAAATGAAGAGCAACGACCAGCAGATTGAATCCATGAAGGAACAGATTGAAGCTTTGACTAATCGCAACGTTGAAGCTGGCGCGGCCATTGAAAAGATTACCAATACAGTTCAGGACGAACTCAAGATGATTTCTTCTATTGAGGAATTTATTGAAGAGGATAAGACGGAGCCCGCCGGGAAGGAGGGTGTCTGATGTTCTCTTTTACAATCCCTGAATTTACGCTTATCTGTGTTGGTGTTGTTGCGGTCGGCAGTTTGATCCTATTTCCGTCATTCCGTCAGCAGATTAAAGCATTAGCCGGTGGCTTCTTACAGGTTTTCGTGCAGGATACAGCCAAGACGCCGGATGGTGCCCGTGCTATCTATGCTCAGAAGATCGACGAGATGACTGAGAAATACACAGACGCCTGCAATACTCTGCGAGATCTGACTGGAAAGCTCAAGACGATTCAAGATAACTACGCTGTCTGTCAGAAGCAGGCAAAAGGTTACGATGAACGTGCAAAGGCTGCTATGAGTCGTGGTGATGAAGAATCTGCAAGAACTTACGCTCGTCTTCTACAGGAAGAACTTGACAAGGCCGAAAATCTGTCTGATCAATTCCAGAAGATGAAGCCTGCTGCGGAAGAAGTCAAGGCAATCAAGGAAAAGCTTGAAAATCAGTTAGCAGCCCTGAAGCGTGAGAGCAAGGATGTTGTGGCTGAGTTAAAGGCGAACGAGCAGGTTGCTGATGTGTATTCAAACTTGGATCGTCTGCGTGCTTCTACTGGTACGGATAAGATGCTCAATGCCACCCGCGATGGTCTTCAGGAGAGTCGTGAAAAGGCAGCGGGCGCAAAGGTTTTGTATCAGACCAGTCGAGAGGGAAAGCTGGATAAGGCGGACGCAAACACTGCTGATTATAAGGTGAGTTCGTATTTGGATAGTCTCAAAAAGAACAACCCGAATGTGACTACATATAATATTCCTGATCTGAATGCTTTTTCTAAGTCGTCTGGATTGAATACTCAGTCCAAGAAATAAAATCAAAAATTAAATAGGAGAGAATAACATGTCTAAGTTCAAATTGACTAAGGCTGGCCGCGCTGTTGTTGGCGTGGTACTTACTGTGGCTGTTGCTATTGGTATTGTTGGCGGCATTAAGGGCGGCGTGATCAAGTTCGACAAAAAGAAGCCGACAGCCTCAAAGCCGAGCACTTCTGTCAGTACGGATAAGCCTTCTAATTCCGCCGGGGATGATACGATCAATCTGTCTCTGGACGAGTGGGCGGGCTGGCTGAGTTGCGTTACGGCAAATGGCGGTCTTACTACTCAGCCCGGTTCTGTGTTTGATCAGCTTGGCATCAAGGTGAATATCAATGTCATCAACGATGCGACCGAGTCTAGCAACGCACTAATCTCTGGTGATCTGCAGGCCGCTGGTTATACTACGAATCGCGTAGCATTCCTGTCTCAGAAGTTTACTGACGCTGGCAAGAATGTCATCATGCCGATTTTCACAAACTACAGCTATGGCGGTGACGGTATTATTGCTTCTACTCAGTTCGCAGATGTGAATTCGTGGGTCAATGCCAAGATCGGTGTCCCTGAGTTCTCTGAGGCTGAGACTCTGGTTGCTTGGTTCGTTAATAATTCCAGTCTGTCTGATGCTGACAAGGCAACTATCATGAACAATCTGATTATGTTCGGCACCGCAGACGATACCGCTAAGGCATATTTCGCTGGCCAGATTGATGTGGCTGCTACTTGGGAGCCCTATTTGACTCAGGCCAAGACCTACACCAATAGCACTGTCGTGTTTGACACGAAGTCTTCCTCCTCTCTGGTTATGGACGGCATTGTGTTTGACGCAGATTGGGCAGCAGCTCATGAAGATACCGTTAAGAAGTTCGTTCAGGGCATTTTGATGTCTTATGACCAGCCTATCAATTACAATGCAGCTCGTGAAGTGTTCCCGATGTACTCTACTTCTTCTGATGCCGATATTGATGCGACTTATGCAAACGCTAAGATGGCAAGCTGGAAAGACAACTACAATATTCTGAATGATACCGCTCCGATGATTTATAACCAGATGTGCGACATTTGGGAAGGTCTGGGTGAAACCGTTAATCGTGATCTCGTAAATACGCTGTTTGATACTACATATATCGATGCGCTCAAGAGTGATTTCAAGTCTACTTCTGCTGCAAATGCTACTACGAAAGTGACTGTGAGCGATGAGACTCGTGCTAACATCACTCAGCAGGTCACTGGTAATCTGGACTATGACTCTATGCTGAGCAAGACCGCGAATGTGACTTTTGTGCCGGATTCTTCCGTGTTTACCGATCAGGCCAGCGCTGCTTCTGTTCTGAATGATTTCGTGGACATCGCTAAGACTCTGGATGGCACTATGATTGTTATCAACGGTAATATCAATGCGAATAACCAGACCGAGTTTGGTGTGCAGCTTTCTGCTAACCGTGCTCAGACCGTAGCAAATTATCTGGCGTCTCAGGGTATTGATCAGAATCGACTGATTGTTACTGGTTCCGGCAATGCAAAGTATCAGGCTGATAAGGCGGCAGGCGCTCTGAGTAGTGATGCAAGCGTGTATCAGTCTACCGATATCAGCTTTATGCGAATCGAAAACTGAGGTGATTCAGATTGATCTGGATTGAAATCAGCAAAGCAATTTGGATTGTTGGCGGATTGATGTTAGCTTCTTTTGTGGCTGGTTATCTCTTCCATGGTCCAACTCCTAAGATGTAAAACTCACGGCGGTGCTCAGGTAGCACTGGGTGCCGCCTTATATAATGCGTTGTGGTGAAAAGGTAAACACAGTGGAATTTGACTCCATCATTCGCAGGTTCGAATCCTGCCAGCGCAATAACATTTAAAATTAAAAATCAATCAAAAGGAAGGAGAGATGACGAATGTTTAGATGGCCTTAATAGATTTATATTCAAAAGAAGAACTTGAAGAAATAACCAAAAATTCAAATTCAATAAAAGAGGTTGTTGGCAAATTAGGATATTCGGCATTGAGTGGGAATAACAATCTTACGGTAAAAAACAGATTAAAAAAATATAACATAGATACCTCTCATTTTACATACCAAACACCAACTAAAAGAACACCAAAAAATATCTTTGTTAAAGATTCTACCGCATCACAAAAGGTACTTCGAAAATATTACAAAAATGGTAATTATTCTATTTATAAATGTTCGGTTTGTGGACAAGGACCAGAATGGAATTGTAAGCCACTTACTTTGATTTTAGATCATATAAATGGAAACAACAAAGATGATAGAATCGAAAATCTTAGATGGGTATGTCCGAATTGTAATCAACAACTAGAGACGACAGGATTTTGTAATCCATATGCAAAAGAGAAGCGTAAATCAAAAGGAGGATCTGATGACAACTCCAAACGAACTTGAAATTGCACTTCAAGATTTTATTTCTGAGTGTGATCGTCAATCTGAAAATTGCGACGATTGTATGTACCGTGAATTTTGCACTCGGTTTGTCACTCCATACAATGATGATTATCCATGTGAATGGGAAATTTTAAAAAAGTCAGAAGGCATTCCATGTTAAAGGAGGAGCTCTAAAATGGCAGTTTATATGACAGGTGATATTCATGGTGATCCAAGTCGGTTTTATGATTTGAAATACTTCTGTCTCGACCATCCTGACATTGAATGGATTGTATGTCTCGGCGATGTCGGATTGAACTACTATGGCAAGGATTATCCAAGAGAAATGTTCATCAAAAATGTTGCTGATTCAATTCCTGCAAAACTGTTTTGTATCCACGGCAATCATGAACGTCGGCCGAGCAGTGAAGACGGATATCAAGAGATCGAAGTCACAGAAGGAGCGATTCGTGGCCCAATGTTGTGGGACGCCAAATATCCAAATCAGTATTTCGCTATTGACGGAGCTGTTTATAAAATTCAGACATCGGAACGAACATTAAATGCTCTTGTCTGTGGCGGTGCTTATTCTGTTGACAAATTTTATCGGCTCCAGTTTAGAGCGAATTGGTGGCCGGATGAACAACCAAACGAGCTTACAAAAGGTCTTGTACGTCTTATGGCGACTAGATATCCGATTGACATTATGTTGACCCATACTTGTCCACTGCGATTTGAACCCAAGGAACTATTCTTGGATTGCATTGATCAGAGTACGGTCGATACGTCAACGGAAGAGTTCTTCGATGAGCTGTATGAACAATTCCCGGCGGATCAAAAACCGATGTGGTATTTTGGCCACTTTCATGGAGATAAATACACTGACGATTATGTGATGCTTTTTAATGACATCATAGAACTGAAGTGATTTATAAATAGAAAACGAAAGGGGACTACCGATGCTGTATGGACGAGCATCTCCGAATCTAATGCGATAGTAACAAATCAAATTAGATAGGAGACATAATATGATTTGCAATTTTTGTGGTAAAACCTTAAGCGATATCGATGAAGACGTTTTGGGCGAACAGCAGATCGTTTTCCCGTATGGAAGTAAACGTGATGGAGATCGAATGAGATTTGTTCTTTGTTCCGATTGCATCGATAAATTGGCCGATGAATTTATTTCTCGCTGTAAGTATGAGCCAAAAGTTATTCAGTTCGGTACGATTTTGCCTTCTTGGGAAGATAAAACCACAGAAGAAACTGATTACTAATTTTTACATAACAGGAGGTACATATGGCAGATAAGAAGAACGACGTTTATGCACGTTTTAATTTTTGCGGTAAAGTTTCCGTTTCTCGAAAGGTTCCAATGGTGAAACGTGAAACTTTTGGTTCCAATGAAAAGGCTACTATCAATTTTGGAGTTAAGGCCGGCACTAATATGGGTTATGTCACGCTAAATGGTTTTAAGAATAATACGATTAAGACTCGCAATGTCGATGGCAACAACATTGATGTAGCATGGGATGACCGTCTGGATGAGGACGTTATCAAGATGGTTTCTGGTGCCAAGAAGTTTACAGTGAATCTTGGTGAACGCAAGGAATTCATTACCGAGTGGGACATGATTGAGTATCTGGAGTCCGCTCTGGCTGGTTATGAAGACGATATCATCGTCACTGGTAACTTTAATCTGCGTCCCGGTACTGGTAAGTACAGCAATCAAGTCTATCGTGAATTCCAGATTCAGAATGTGTTCATGCCAGGCGAGAAGGATGTCCCGCATCTGACCATGAATCTGGATCTGTATTACGACAAGGACAGCATGGACAAGAGCGACCTGAAGACTGACGGTAAGATCACTATGCACTGCTACACCCCGATGTGGTCTAAGGCAGATGCTGCTCGTAAGATGTTCAAAGTCGATACTGTTTTCAACACTGCGGTTTTTGATATGGACAAGCCGAAACACAAGGCTATCCATGATTACAAGATGCGCTATCTAGAAACCAAGTCTCGTAATCCTGTGCATATGAACTGGCAGCTTGCTGTCGTTAATGGTGCTGAAGAGGTTGAATTTAGCGAGGACACTCTAAGCGAGCAGCAGAAGGAGCAGATTGAACTGGGTATTTCTAAGCTGGAAGATTTCCGCAGGGGCCCGATTTTTGGTCAGCGTGTCAATGAGCTGCGTCTGGTAAAGCCTATTTTGACGGGAGAGTTTGAAACTTGTAAGACTGCTGCTGAGTCTGACTTTACCGCTCGCGAGTTCGAGGATGAGATCTGGGTCCCGGTGTCCGATGAGAGCGTAGATGATATGATGAAGGGCGGCTCCAAGGCTAAGACCAAAACGAAGGCTGATCCTGTAGTCGAGGCATCGGAAGACAGCGATGATGATATCGACACCATGTTTTGAGTTGGTTGATCTTCCGTGGAATGAATAAAAAGGAGAGTACATAATGGCGCGTAAATATGGTAAGAAAACCGAAATTAGCCTGAATCCGCTCGATTACAGCATTTATTTGATGGGCGAAGGCGGCATCGGTAAAACTACTGTGATCAAACAGGTCTGTGAAAAGATGGTTGGCGACGAAGGTTACATCTTCCTGACATGCGGTAAGGAAGCAGACCAGGCTACTATCGAGGGTATTGTTCAGGAGCCCGTATGGGATTGGGAACATTTCGATAATGTTACGATGGATATTATTGAAAATCGATTTTCTGATTATCAGGATTTGAAGGTCGTTGTCATTGATACTATTGATGAGCTGATGCAGATGGCAGAAGAGGAAACTGTTAGACTTTGGAACCGCGATTGTCCTGCTGATAAGAGAACCAAGTCTTTTAAGGCATGCTATGGCGGCTTTAATGGACCAACTGATAAGGCAACTGAAATTGTTGTTAACCGTCTGTGGGAACTAAAGCGCGTTGGTATCAGCCCGATTATTATTGGTCATACCAAGAAGACTGACATTACTGATCCTGTGACGCTGGCAAGCTATTCTATGCTGTCCACCAATATGGACAAGCGGTATTTTAACTCACTGAAGAATAAGGTCGATGTCGTTGGTGTCGCTTATGTTGATCGTGACATTGATAAGGTAAAAACTGGTCGCAAGAATGTTGTCAACGGAAAAGAAGAAATTGTCGGCAAGGTTAAGTCTGAACGTCGTGTGATTTGCTTCCGTGATGACAACTTCTCCGTCGATTCTAAGAGTCGTTTTGCTGATATTGTAGACCGTATTCCTTTGGATGCGGATGAATTCATTAAAGCTCTGACTGACGCAATTAAGGCGGAGCACGATAAGGGTGGTCGTTCTTATGAAACAGACCTGAAAAAGCAGGCGGCAGATAAGAAGAAAGTCGAATCCGTACAGGCCGAGCGTGCAAAGCAGTATGTTGATGCAGCTCAGGACGAACCTCATCGTGCAGAGTGGGTCAGTGTCGTTCAGGATCGTTACGGCAATGCCTCTGATGATGTCAAAGCCCAGATCAAAGCGATTCGAGACAAGGTCAATCTGAGGTTTAGTGATCCGGCGTTTCCTATCAACGAACTGAAGAACGCTTATTTTTTGGTCAGCTGATACAACCTATAGTATTTTGACGACCAACTAATTTGCGTAGTGGTGGGATGGTGGGCAGTTTGAGGTAGGGAATATGGCAAAATCAAAGATGGTCAAATGTATGGCTACGGGAGTTGAAGGCCCAAAAGAGCAATTCTACAAGGCTCCCAACAATAGATATTTTCAGTCTGAAGCCGTTTATCAGGCTTGGCTTGAAGGCCGTCGGAAGGAAAAGGCTCGGAAGGAGAAACCCAAACCGCAAAAGAAGCCAGGGCGAACGACCGAGTCATATAAGAAGCTGTGCGATACGATTGCTGGTTTGATTGGTTATGACCTTGATGGGGGACAGCCGATGCCGACAGTTGTGTTCCGACGCCTGAAAGAACTGGAGTTTTATTCTGATGAAATTATTCAGATGACCTTAGATGAGAAGCGTACTGCGATTCAATGGGCAATCACGAATAAGAACTTTTCTGATGATACAGCAAAAGCCAATTATCTAATGGCCATTGTTCGAAATAATATCGCCGCTGTTTATCGTCGCGAGAAAAACAAGACTGAAAAAGCAGTCAAAGAGGAATCTCGCCCTGATTTCGATACGATGGTTGATTTGTCGAATGTCGGTACTGTACACAAAGGAAAAGATGTTAGCAGCTTGCTAGGAGGTGACGATTTGTGGATTTAACCAAGGCGATTGAAAAGATCGAAGCAAATCGTGTACAGGCCGAAGCAAGTTTTGTTTTTTGTCTTTGGAAAGATCCCCAGCGATACGACGATTATAAAAACATCAACGAAGGAACAGATAAAACTCTGATCTGTGAAGAACAGGTTTTCTATTTCATGGTCGGTCGCGGCATTCGTCGGCAGGGCTTTTCTAATATCGATAACATCACTCTCGATACATATCTGGCAGACAAACCCACACTACGTCGGCACTACGAAGAGTTGAACGGATGGCGTGCTTGTAAGGCGATGATGGATCTGGTCGATCCGGAAAATACGGACAGCTATTACAACCAGATAGCCAAAATGAATACGCTTAAAATCTTGGCCACCAAGTATGACGATCTACTCAGTCACCCGGAGCGCTTTGATGATGCCACGAATGAAGATGTGTATAACACTTTCGAGCTGCTCAATAACAGTGTGGCGCTGACAACCGGCAACGATTCAAAAATCGAAAATCTTGTTGTTGATGAAAGATACATCCAGCAGTGCAATGCCGGCATGGATCAGGGAATCAGTTATGCAGCCGGAGCACCTCTATTGAATTATCTGACACTTGGCGCTCCTGTTGGGGATATGTATTTGTTTGCTGGTCACAGCGGTACAGGAAAGTCAAGTTTTATCTTTGAAAATATGGTCCTCCCATTTGCAGAAGGTGGCACAGGCGTTGCGATTATTTCAAACGAAATGCAGAGCAAAGCATATAAAAATATGTTACTGGTTCACATCCTCACGAAAGAATTGGACTACTGGAAAATTACCCGTAAGAAGCTCAGTCTTGGCCATTTTAATGAAGAGGAATTGGAGATGCTTCGTAAGGCAGCAGCCATTACAAAAGAAAAGTATTCCAATATTCGCTTTGTAAAAATGTTCGAAAACGACACTTCTAAGGTACTTCAGTACATCAAGCGTCTTGCAAGATCCGGCACAAAGGCAATCATCTATGACACTATGAAGTCGGATGACGGAATTGACGATAAGATGTGGCAGGCATTGTTGATGAACAGCCGTCGCATTTTTAATACTGTTTCAAAAGAACAGGTCGCTATGATCTGTACTTTCCAGTTGGCATTACATACTACGAATCAGCGTTGGCTTGACGCAACTTGTCTGTCAAACTCAAAACAGATAAAAGAAGTGGTGGCTCAAGCTGTATTTGCCAGGGCATGTTGGCAGGACGAATATACCGGTGAGAAATTTGATTGCAATCCTTATCGGCGGAATAAGGATAATCCAAAAATCAAAGAGCCATTCATCATGGATAAAGACAAAAAATATATGGTTCTTTTTTTGAATAAAACTCGTTCTGATGAAGATGGTCAAACTCTTCTTTATCAGTGGGATTCAGCTTGGAACCGTTGGATCGAAATTGGTTTCTGTACCATTGTAAATGACCATGGCCAGTACGACCACAGATAAATAAGAAGGGAGGCTTCGATATGAATGGATGTCAATGTATTAACGTCTAAGCTTGAAAATCAGCCAGACAAAATCATTCAGATCCTTGAAGCACTTGGCTTTGAAAATATCAAGTTCAACCCTCTCAAAAATAATCTGCGGTTCGCTCGGGAAGAACAACGAAATCCAACTAGTTGTATGCTCGATTGCGGCACGCTTCGGTTCTTTGTTTTTTCTACAAACCAAAAGGGGAATCTTTTCAGTCTGATTATGGATATCAAAAGATGTTCGTTTCCTGATTCTTTGAAATTCGCTGCACAAAAGGCTGGCATCTCAGAAGAAGAGGTCAACATCAAAACGCATTGGCCGTTCGGTGGATTTTTTTTAAAACTGATGCCTGACTATGAAGAAGAGATGGAAGATTTGAAAACGTACCCGGAGGAGACTCTGGAACCGTATGCTAATAAATACAATCTCCGCTTCATTAAAGATGGTATCAGCCTTGATACTCAGCAAAAATTCGGTGTCGGTTATGATGTGGAATCAAATCGAATCACGATCCCAGAGCGTGCAACTGATGGTTCTTTGGTCGGCATTATGGGCCGCGCCAATTACGAGTGTGAACACGATAAACGCTGGTATCCTTTGATCGCTTGTCCGCGCAGTAAAACACTATTTGGATACGCTGAGAATTATTATCGGATTCAGGAAACAGGGAACATCGTTCTGTTTGAATCTGAAAAGGCAGTCCAGCAGTGCGATTCGTTCGGCTGTAATATTGCCCTCGCAACGTGCGGCTGTCATGTATCAGATACGCAAGCTAAATACATCAAACGAATGCTGCCAAAGAAAATCATTTTGGCTTACGATGAAGGACTTGAAGAAGAGCACCTGGTCAATGAGTGCAAAAAACTTATCGTGAACAATCCGATCTTAAAAACAAAGGTTGGATACATTTGGCCTGACGGGTTGATTCAAGAAGGCTCCAAAATGAATATCGCTGATCTTGGTAAGGATGTTTACAAAGAGGGCGTAACAAAATATGTGAAATGGGTGGAGGAGTGATGTAAATGGGTCAAAGAGTCGTTGCCCCAGAACTACAGGTTTTATACGACAAAGGGGCGCAAGTGTACAGCTATTCAAAGCTCGGCACGATTCATGATTGCCCGTATAATGCATATCTTACATATGTCGAAAAGCGCGAACAGTGCGCCAACGTGTACTCATCTCTTGGTACTGTGGTCCACGATACGCTGGAAGGAATTATTGAAGGGAAGAACACAGAAGCGGATATCGGTCCTGCCATTGAAAACGGTCTAGACGAACTCGATATGCTTGGGATTGATTTTCCCAAAACGAGAGATGGCGGCAATGGCATCCGCGATAAATGGATCTCAAATATGCGCTGTATGGCTCGTGATTGGATCAGTCCAAAAGGCGAGTATGAAGTCGAAAAGCTGCTTATTCTGAAGCTTCGTGATGATCGCTATCTTCAAGGTTATGCGGATTTGATTCGTGTCCTTCCAGACGGGCGGCTGCAGGTGTTGGATATCAAGACTTCCAGTCAGTTTAAGGACGAAGATCTGCTTCACTATGGTCGTCAGCTGGTCGCGTACACTTTGGCTCTTGAACAGGCTGGGTTCAAAACGGCCGTTCCTTGTTGGATCATGGTGAAATACTGCAAGATTACATATGAAACCGGATTTGGAAAACGTGCAAAACCAGCTGAAAAGGTGCTTGATAGATGCAAAGTGGGTTACACGCTGCGGTCAACGGTTCGTTCCAAAATGAAAGCCGCCGGGTATGACAGTGAGCAAATCGAAATTGTTACCCAAGCATTTATCGAATCGAACGATATCAATGATCTGCCGGAAGATATTCGCTGTCAGTTCAAATTAACTACATATGTCAGACCGTATCCTGTCACCGATGAACTGCGTAAAGAATGTATCGATTACATAAACGAAACAGCGGACGAATTCGAGGAGCGGAAACGCAGTGGCGAGTGGCCTGCACGAGAGATTGAAGAAAAAAATGGCAGTCCCAATTTCTTCTGTACCAATCTCTGTGGTCATCGCAAAACCTGTGAACCGCTTCGGGATTGCATCAACAAACGTCCGTTTTATGCGGCAAAAGACCCAAACATGGTCGGTATAGACGATTTGTTTTAAGGAGGATTCATGGAGCAAAACTATGTTGTATACCATTTGCACGACGATAAAGGTTCGCTCCTTGATTCTTGTACAAAATGGGAAGACTATGTTGATCTCGCTGCTTCTTACGGGATGAAAGCGATTGCTTCTACTAACCATGGTTACAACCTTAACTGGACTGAAAAGAAACAGTACGCAGAAAAGAAGGGATTAAAGTTTATCGTTGGTTGTGAGGTGTATCTTACTTCTGAGATATATCACTATCCAGAGATTCCAGACGAGGTTTATGAATCTTATCAAGGCTGGGACCCGCAGGAAGCACAAGAGGAAATCGGTAAAATGATGGATGCCGAACGCTATAAAGTTCGCGACAACTTCCACACGATTCTTCTTTGCAAAAATGCTCGTGGTGTTTTGGAGCTGAACAAGGTGATGGGCACGTCTTATGATGCTGATCACAAGTATTATAAGCCGCGCATTACTTTTGAAGAATTCTTTGGATTGTCTGATAACATCATCAAAATCTCTGCCTGTCTGGCAAGCCCGCTTCGCAAATACACGTCAGAATGTGATGGATTTCGTCAGGAAGTCTATGACAAACTATGCAAAACCTATGACTATTATGAGATTCAGTATCACGATTGTGACGATCAAAAGGAATATAACCAGTATCTCTGGGAGCTTTCCAAGAAATATCACAAGCCACTGATTGCTGCAACTGACACCCACAGTCTAAATGCGTATAAAGCAGAGTGCCGAAAGATCCTTATGATGGGCAAGGGAATCGAGTTCACTGGTGAGGACGAATTTGATTTGACCTTCAAGTCTTACAATGAGCTGGTCGACGCGTTCACTGTGCAAGATGCACTCCCTCGTGAAGTCTGGATGGAAGCAATCGAGAATACGAATCGGATGACAGATAGTGTCACTGATTTCACTCTAAGCACAAAGGCACGATATCCCATTTTGACCGGGACTTCTGAATCAGATGCTAAGGTTTACATCAAACGAACCCATGATATGCTGAACGACAAAATTCGTCGCGGTGTCATTCCTGAATTTGAAGTCGCACAGTTTAAGGCAGATGTTGAAGAGGAGCTTACAGTTTTTAAGAAAACCAACATGCTGGGCTTTATGCTTTCTATGAGCGACCTGATGATTTGGGGCAAAAGTGAAGGCATTCCGTTCGGACCAAGTCGTGGTTCTGTTGCAGGTTCTCGGTGTGCATTCGTCACAGACATCATCGATGTTGATCCGGCTCGCTGGAATCTGGTGTTCTCACGATTCTGTAATGAAAACCGTGTCGAGATTGGTGATATCGATATCGACGTGCCAGATGCTTATCGTCCCATGATTTACAACCACATCTTTGAATCGTTCGGCCGTGAGAAATGTGCATACGTTCTGGCTATGGGTACTCTGGCAGGGAAAGCGACAATCGACGAGATTGGACGAGCCCTTGCTAAAGTCTGGAAGCGAGAAAACCCAGATGTAGATGAATCCAAGAATCCTTATTCCCTTGATCGAATCGCAAAAGTGAAAAAGGAATACGATGCCAGTGCTGAAAAGTGCCGTGCAGACCATCCTGATATCTTCTACTACTTCGATGGATTGCAGGGAACAATTGTATCGCTGTCTCACCATCCTGCCGGCGTTATCATCGCTCCAATCGACCTCTATAAAAGGTATGGTGTCTTCCAAGATAAAGACGGTCTGCCTATTCTGTGTCTTGACATGGAAGCGTCTCATGCAGTCGGTCTGGCAAAGTACGATATCCTCGGTCTTGATACAGTGTCTGTTATTGATAAAACCTGTAAGCTGGCTGATATTCCGTATCCGCACACTTGGGAAATGGATTTCGATGACCAGGCAGTCTGGGCAGATATGAAAACGTCTCCGGTTGGCATTTTCCAGTTCGTTGAGGACTTCGCTTTTGATTCGCTCAAAAAATACGATGTTCACAGCATCGCAGATCTGAGCTTGGTCACGGCAGCCATTCGACCCGGTGGCGCTTCTTACAGAGACAAGCTCTTCCGGCATGAAGCAAATCATAATCCGTCGCCTGAAATCGACGAGCTGTTAAAAGATAGCCTGGGCTGGCTTGTCTTTCAGGAACAGACCATCGCGTTCCTCCAACAGTTCTGTGATATGAGCGGCGGTGATGCAGATAGTGTTCGCCGTGCAATCGGTCACAAGAACAAGACGGAGTTGGATGCGGCAATGCCTCGTATCCTGAATGGCTATTGTAATCACTCAACAAAATCAAGAGAAACCGCCGAAACAGAAGCAAAAGAATTCTTGCAGGTTATCGAGAACTCTGCCTCTTATCAGTTTGGTTTGAACCATGCTACAGGGTACTCGATCCTTACATATTATTGTGCGTATTATCGCTATTACTACACACATGAGTTTATTACAGCGTTGCTTAATACAGCAGATACGCAGGACAAAATCATCAAGGCAACTCAATTAGCTGGCGAGCGTGGAATTCAAATTATGCCAATCAAGTTCAGGCATTCAAGAGATGAATATGTCTACGATAGAAACGACAAAAAGATATATCAAGGCATGGAATCTATCAAGTATTTGAACAAGAGGCTTAGTCGTGAATTCTACAAGCTCCGCAATGATAAGTTCAGTTCCTTCATTGATCTGCTTATGGTGAACAAAATGAAGAAAATCGCGGACAGTAGCCAGCTTAAAATTCTTATTAAGCTTGACTTCTTTTCGGAGTTCGGGAACCCCAATCAGCTTCTTGCCCAGGTGGATATCTTTAATAAATACTTCGGAGCAAAGCAGCTTAACAAGATTGACATGGATCGGCTCTTCTCTCATGACACGATGCTTCATTTGTGCGAAAAAGAGACTGAGAAAAAATATGTCAATGTGGATTGGCTTGGTATTGTTCGGAATTTGGCGAGAGAAACAGAAGATATCAAAACTTCAATTACAGACCGCATCCAATATGAAGCTGATTGCCTTGGCTACATCCAGCTTACTATGCCGAAGCTCAAAGATTCCTATATCTATGTCTTGGATATTGATGGCAAGTTCTCCAATAAAACGGTTACAGCCTATGTCCTCAAAACCGGGCAACAGCGGCGTCTTAAGGTGAAAGCCCGTACTCTGGAAGCTGCTCCAATCGAGAAAGGTGACATCCTCCGCATCGATGAAGAGCGGGAAGAAGGCCGTTGGTCGAAAGACGAGCAGGGTCAGTGGATTCAGTCTAAGACCGACAAAGAAACGATTCTTCGCAAATACGTACACGTCAGATGAGAGGAGGTGACAAAGTGACATATAACGAAATCACTCAGATCCTCAAGTCTATGGTGATTATTGTGGATGACCGCGAAAAAGATACTCCACTTCTACATCAGCGACTCTCATCGTTCCCATGTGCTTATATGCGTAAGCGGCTGGATTTCGGTGATTATAGTGCTGAGGTGACACTGCCCAATGGCGAAAAATTCTCGCTGGCAGATAAGGTGACCATTGAAAGAAAAAATTCCATAGATGAAATCTGCGGCAACTTCACAACGAATCGAATTCGGTTCGCCAAAGAGTTCGACAGGGCGGCTGCTGCCGGAGCAAAAACTTACATACTCATTGAAAACGGTTCATGGGAAAAGATCAATCGCGGTGCATATCGCAGTAAAATGACACCCGCTTCACTGCTGGGCAGTCTCACCACATGGCTTGCTCGATATAACTGTCAGATTATTTTCTGCGATCCAGATACTACATCATGGCTGATTCATGCATTTCTTCTCCACGAAATGCGTGAAGCGCTGACTCATTATGAATTACCGCAAAAAACCAAGAGAACAAGAAAGGGGACTGAAGATGACATCATCACTTGATTTTGAAGGCGAGCTGATTTTGGACGGTGTGCTGTTGGACAAGCTGGAAACACTGACAAAAAAACTTCAGAAGGCCACAAAAAAGACCGATAAGGCAACAATCTTGTTGGATGCTAAGAACGAGATTGGTGAGAATCCGTTGTTTTTCTTCCTTGATTTCATTCTCGATCCGCAGATCACAACAGGAATCTCTAAGGCGAAGATCAACAAGAAGGTGCGAATCGTGGATAAATTTCCACACACTTTCCAAGATATCTGCTTATTCCTGGCGGAGTGCAACACCGGCTCTGACATGGCTTTGTCAATGGCAGCCAGTTATATCTACTGGAATGCTTCACATAAAGATTTTCTGATTCGAGTGTTCACTAAGAATTTGCCTTTGGGTGTTGAAGCTGCTACGGTTAATAAAATTTTTGGCAAAGTGGTCATTCCGGTTTGGGAAGTCCAGCAGGGATATCCTATCGATAAGGTCAAACTCAAGCCGGGCACCTGGTTCAGTCTCAGCCGCAAAATGAATGGTAACCGGGGCACCTTCTACCGTGGCAAGTTCATTTCTCGTCAGGGACAAGAGTTTACCGGCCTCGACCATATTAAGAATGACATCATCAAAGAGCTTGGCGATGAATCTCTGATTGATGAATACGTCTACGATGGTGAGCTGGTATACCGTAATAGCAGGGGGCTATCAGACGGCGAGGCATTTCGGGTTGGCACTGGTATATTGAACTCGGATGGAGATAAAAGCCAGATCAAGTTCGTTGTGTTTGATTTGATTCCTACTGATGAGTTTGAGAATGGCAAATGCAGCCTTCCTTATGAAGATGGTTCTTTTGTTACGCCATATAAACTCCGTCGTAAATGGCTTGAAGATTTAGCCGTTACGATCAAGCAGAAAGGGCTCAAAAATATCCAGGTTGTGCCGATGGTCTATGAAGGTACCGATCAGAGTGTGATCCCTCAGTGGCTCGATTATGCAGTCAAACATGATTGGGAAGGGCTCATGCTTAATACATCAGTTCCTTATAAACGGGCGCGTCACACTGGATGTCTTAAAATCAAGCGTTTTTATACTGTTGATCTTCGTGTCACTGCCATCGAGGAAGGTCAGAACTGTCTGGCTGGTACGATGGGTGCTCTGGTTGTGGATTACAAAGGTAATGAACTCCGCATTGGTTCTGGTTTTGATGATGCTACGAGAGCTACTGTTTGGGCGAATCCTGATGACTACATTGGTAAGATTGTGGAATGTAAGTACAAAGAGATCACAATGGACAAAAAGACCGGCCTTGAGTCTCTGCAATTCCCGACCTTTGTGCGGTTCCGAAACGACAAGAACGAAGTGAGTTACGGATAAGGAGAAAGCTATGAATCTTTCCAAGAAGTCCATTAAGCACATTCTTCGGATTCTGGATAATAAATGTATTGAAGTTCCTACAAAGGCAGCTGCTTATAGTAGTGGCGGACGTAGAATTTTGACTCGTGATTTTGAGCCAAAGAAGTCACATGGAATGAATGGCTGGCAACGAATCATCTATGTACCGTCCGAAGGATATTTCTACGGAATTTATAATGGAAAATCGGAAGAAGATTGGGATATTCCAGATGTCTGGTCTCCTGCACAGCTTGCTGATTTGTGAGGTGTAAAATGCTACTTTTAACAAAAGACAAAAGGGTTATAAATTTAGATTGCATGGCGGTTATTGACACATCTGGGCTCCAAGTTTATGCAAGACAGGACGCTACAAGCCGTGGAATTATTCTTGGCGAATATGAGTCTGAAGATAGATGTTATGATGTCATCGATGAAATTTGCGACGAATATGCCTGCGGAACAAAAGTATATTCCATGCCAAAGGACTAAAGATGAACGATTTTCAAAAAATCGCTGTTCCAAAGAAAGAACGACTTGAGGTTCAACTTAGGGATGGCACAGAAGAACACAACATCAACTACATCATCACATCTTTGGCTACGATCAAAGGCGATAAGATCTATAAAAACTTCCGTCTATATTCTGTGGCCAATGATGGCCAATTGACTCAGCTGGAAAAACGAGATGGCGACCCATATTTCGAGATGCTGAAAGGAACGGTGTATGAATAATGATGAACGAATCAAAAGTGGACTTAAAGGAGATCTCAAAGAACTTGAAATTGCTTGGAATCACTTTGAGTTTTGTGAGCCTGAGTTTATCGATTGTGCAATTGATGATCTCCGAAACGCTGAAGAAGCTCTCTCGGGGACGCTAAGGAGAGCACGTCATGAAAAGTTGGACGCGTCGATATCTAAAACTTAATTATCAAGACGAAAATTTATGTTGGCAACTCCGCTACGGTAATCGATACGAAATTGTAGCAGAGTTAGATGAAATCTATTTCTTATGGGCACACGGCACAATGGTTGCGTTTCCAAAATATTGGAAATACGATTACGAAATTGAGGTTGAAGTAGTGAATACAGAATAAGAAGGGAGGTGAGGCCTTGTGGTTTCAGGAATCGATCAAAGAGAGTTGGGTCGCAAAGAACGCGCTACAGCAGAATACTATCGTCAGTTGCGGCGATACGGTTACGAATGTGGCGAAGTTATTACATATAAATTATCACCAGAGCAACTAAAACAGGTGCTGACGGGTAAGAAAACAGTAGATGATTTTATTAAGGAGGGAACAGTAAGTGGAAGTTAAATTGATCTCATATTCACAACCAGTCAATTCAGATGGAGATAAAAATCCGTTGTCGATTGCAGAGCTGGCAGCGAGTGTCTGTTATGATTCCGAACCGACAGATACATATCGAATCGTAAAGGGATGCAAAGCGACGGGTCATCGGAGTGTGCTTGAACACATTTCATTTACGTTTGAAGTAAGCGGCGTTAGTCGAGCACTGTTGGCACAATTAAGTCGTCATCGTCATATCAGCCTGAGTGTACAATCACAGAGATACGTCTCCATGGACAATTTTGATTATGTCAATCCGTTCAATGGAGAAGACGCGGACGTGTTTGATGGAATGATGACGGACGCTGCAAACAACTATCGTATTCTCAAAGAGTATCATGACGCTGCCAATGAAGATGCCCGTGCCGTCCTGCCGAATGCATGCTGCACCAAGTTATACGTCACAATCAATGCACGGTCACTAATTGAAATGAGCCATCTGCGTCTTTGCACTCGAGCTCAAAGTGAAATCCGGTCGATGTTTCAGATGATCAAGAGTCAAGTCGCCACAGTTTGCCCTGAACTTGCCGCATGGATGGTTCCGTCCTGTGAAGCAAATCCTAAGTATCCGTTCTGCCCTGAAGGCAACCGCTGTTGTGGACGGCATCCGAAACTGGCAGATGTATATAAAACCGTAGAGAAGTAAGGAGAGTACATATGAACATTAATAATTGCGATATCTTGATTGAGAATGGCCGCCTGCGTCTGATTTACGATATGCCGGGCTTTAACTTTCCGATGACTTTAATTCATGCGTATTCCAATCACGAACTAAATGAAAAAGCTATGAAGATTTTTGAACCAAAGGAATGGATTCGTTATTTAGCAGAGCAGAGCGATGGCAAAACCACTTCTCAGGTACATCCTTTGCTTGCAGATATTTATAAGAGTCATCAGGAGGATTATATGGCTGTTCTGAACAACATCAAAGACGAAAAGATTGAACCTGAAACCTGCGACTCTCCCGATTATGATGATAAGCTGCTTGGAACTGTTATTGTGACTGCTACAGGCGAGGTTGACGAAGAGACTGGGCATCGCCTTGGGCGAATGGAGATTGATGGCTTGAAAAAAATGGATACAGACGCACTGCGGGCGTTGGCGGATGATCTTGACATCGATGGTTTCGATACTATGCCTCGTTTGTCTCTGATTTTTGCAATTCATGAGCAGGATATTGACATTGACGATTCTGAATGTGATTATGATTGCGAAAATTGCGAGTATGGCGAGATGACTGGCGACGGCGATTGTATTTGTCACTATGAAGAAGATGATTCCGTTGAAGACGAGAAAAAAAACGACGATATTGACGATTGTGATGGTGATTGCAAGAACTGTGAGTACGCAGATCTAAACGATCACGATGACGAAGACAAGCCCGAAGATTCTACCGATTACGAGTATGTAGATGGTCCCGCTCACTATCATGGTACTGAGTGCATCGAAAATATGCGCAAGCTGTATGGTGACGATGCAGTCCGTTGGTTCTGTATCTGCAATGCCTACAAGTATCGTTTCCGCGATGGCTCTAAGCCCGGTGTGACCGCAGAGCAGGATGAAGAGAAGGCTCGTTGGTATGAGAATTACGCCGCAAATATGATGGGTGAGCAGCGTTATTATTGATAAGGAGGTGATGCCTCATGGAGTATGTTATTAAGCGAAATGGAACAAAATCTTTATTTGATAAAGATAAAATTGTAAATGCTATCGAAAAAGCAATGACCACCACTCCCGGCGGTATTGACTCTCGTGTATCGAATGCGATTGCGGATCATATCGCTGAGATGCCAAACACTCTTTCTGTCGAGCAAATTCAGGATATCGTCATTGAGCAGTTGAAAGCAAGTCCTTTTGCTGATGTAGCTGAATCTTATAGCCACTGGCGAAAGCTCCGTCAGGAAATTCGCGACAAGGAAAAGACGAATGCCAGTATCCTTGAAATCATCGACGCTAAGAATGATGCGATCAATCAGGAGAATAGTAATAAGAACCCCACGGTCAACAGCGTTCAGCGTGACTATATGGCCGGCGAGGTGTCAAAGGATCTGACCGCTCGTCTGTTGTTGGACCCAGAAATTGTTAAAGCACATGAAGATGGTCTGATCCACTTCCATGATGCAGATTATTTTGCCCAGCACATGCACAACTGCGACCTGGTGAACCTGGAGGATATGCTGCAGAACGGCACGGTCATCTCCGGCACCTATATCGAAAAGCCCCACAGCTTTTCCACCGCCTGCAACATTGCCACCCAGATCATTGCGCAGGTGGCATCCAACCAGTACGGCGGCCAGAGTATTACGCTGTCCCATCTGGCTCCTTTTGTGGATGTCTCCCGTAAGAAGATCGCCGCTGAAGTTCATAATGAATTCTATGAGATGCTTCAGAACGATGATATTGAAAAAATGCCCTCACAGGAAGCCATCGACCGTATTGTAAATCGTCGTCTAAGGGCTGAGATTTCTCGTGGTGTTCAAACAATTCAGTACCAGGTCATCACTCTTATGACTACCAACGGTCAGGCTCCTTTTATCACTGTATTTATGTATCTGGATGAGGTTCCTGCGGGTCAGACTCGCGATGACTTGGCTGTCATTGTCGAAGAGATGTTAAAACAGCGTATCAAAGGTGTCAAAAATGAAGTTGGTGTGTATGTTACTCCTGCATTCCCGAAACTGATTTATGTTCTTGATGAAGATAATATCCATCCAGATTCTAAATATTATCACCTGACTGAGTTGGCAGCACAGTGTACCGCAAAACGTATGGTTCCTGATTATATTTCTGCAAAGGTTATGAAGGAGCTCAAAGGCGGCGTGTGGACAAGTATGGGGTGCCGTTCGTTCCTTACTCCTGATCGAACTACTGAAAATGTAGCAAATGCAGGAAACTGGGTCAAGGGTCAGAAATACTACGGCCGGTTCAATCAGGGTGTTGTCACCATCAATCTTGTGGACGTGGCATGTAGCTCTGGCAGGGATATGAATGCATTCTGGAAAATCTTTGATGAACGACTGGATATCTGTCATCGCGCATTGCAGGCTCGTCATAAGCGGCTGCTCGGCACCATTTCTGATATGAGCCCTATTCATTGGCAGCACGGCGCACTGGCTCGTTTGAAGAAGGGTGAAAAGATCGACAAGCTGCTGTTTGGTGGTTACTCAACCATCAGCCTTGGCTATGCAGGTTTGTACGAGTGCGTGAAGTATATGACGGGCAAGAGTCACACCGATCCTGAAGCAAAACCATTCGCACTGTCTATCATGCAGTACATGAATGATAAGTGTACAGAATGGAAAGAAGCAGAAAACATTGATTATTCTCTATACGGCACTCCGTTGGAATCCACTACATATAAGTTCGCAAAGTGCCTGCAAAAGCGATTCGGCATTATTCCTGATGTCACAGACCATGACTATATCACCAACAGCTATCACGTAAATGTTCGTGAGCATATTGATGCTTTTACTAAGCTCAAGTTTGAGAGCGAGTTCCAGAAACTGTCACCGGGTGGTGCCATCAGCTATGTGGAAGTGCCCAATATGCAGCACAACATTCCGGCAGTTCTCAGTGTAATGCAGTTCATCTACGACAACATCATGTACGCCGAGCTGAACACCAAGTCTGATTATTGTCAGGTGTGCGGCTACGACGGCGAGATCAGGATCGTGGAGGACAATGGCAAACTGGTTTGGGAGTGTCCAAATTGTGGTAACCGTGACCAAAGTAAGATGAATGTCGCACGGCGTACTTGCGGTTACATTGGAAGCAATTTCTGGAATCAGGGCCGCACTCAAGAAATCCGTGATCGTGTTGTTCATCTAAGCGATAACTAAATAATATCCGCGTAAAAAGCGAAGGGTGGGTGGGTAGGTTTTATATTATGGAAGTTCGTAAAAGATTAAGAGGTGATTAAAGTTGAAAACAACGGTAACTAAATTCACAATTAATAAAATCAGCTTCGATGACGGTAAAACGTGGTCAGATGTGCGCTTTATTGATGAATCAAAATACCAAGCGCCTGAGATTCATCCAACTGGTGGGTGTGGAAGTCCAATCGATATTCCAAATGGTCAGGAGATTTCAAAATGAATTCATGGAAAAATTTTTTTAAGGCACTTAAATCGTTCACTGCTGTTCTTTTGATTTTAGTAGCCACTTATTTCACATCATGGATTATGACATCTGCTCTTATCTGGGTAATTTTTAAATTGTTTAGATTGAATTTTGAGCTAAGAATCGCAACTGGTATCTGGTTAGTCTTGGCTCTTATTGAAAAGTATATCGAAAGAGTAAAAGCAAGCAAATGACAATTGAACGTGCGATAGAAATACTAAATCCAGAGCATCGTGAACATTACGAATCTATTGACCCGGTCAACGATGCTTGTCGTATGGGAATGGAAGCATTAAAAAGGCAGCTACCTATGAAACCCAGATGTGATATTGCCTGTCCTATTTGTGGAAGGGTTGCAATATATGAAAATTTCTGTCCGGATTGTGGACAAGCAATAGATTGGAGTTAGAGTTATCATGAAAGGAAGTGATATAAATGCTGATTGAGATTGCTTGGCTTATGACCAAAGCTTATATTATTTTACTTTTAACTGCAGCGGTAATTCGCTCTGAGCAGATTTTATATGATACCTCTACATATATCTTCCGAGGCGACAAGAAAAATGGAATGTATGGCTGTATCGCTTTAAATATTTTTATCATCGTATGTGCAAGTATGTGGACGAGGTTTATTTGAGATGGCAAAATACATTCCTGAAAACGCTCAATGGGCGGATATCACTCCTTTGCTAGACGAAATTGACAGTGGCTTGAAACACATGCGCTTTTATGACGAACGAGATGACTATTCAGATTTCCTAGCAGAAGAACGCGAAGACCTACTAAGACTTCCGAAAGCAGAAACTAATACAGTTCGTGCTATCGCACACTGGAATCACTGGCCGTGCGATGACGAAGAAGACTTTGTATATCACTGTTCTAATTGTGATGAACAGTTTTACGAAGATTTTTTCTATCCGCGCGAGACACCTTGTGTCGGCTCTGAGAAATACAAGCCATTTAAGTATTGTCCTTATTGTGGAGCAAAAATGGAGGGTGTTAAATGAACTACGCTAAAATCGTTCCATGTGATATAGCAAATGGCGAAGGGGTGCGTGTCACTTTGTTCGTGCAGGGTTGTGATCACCATTGCCCAGGCTGTCAGAATCCTACCACATGGGACCCGAATGGTGGTAAACCATTCACAGATGAAACGCTTGATAAAATTGTAGATTTACTTCGACCTGATTATATTCAAGGGCTTACGCTCACTGGAGGAGATCCACTGCTGCCGGAGAATAGAGAAGTTATTAAGAAAATCGTTCATCGTGTATGGATTGAATTTCTAAGCAAAAAAGACGTCTGGCTCTGGACTGGATACAAGTGGGAAGAATTATGGAATCAGGATGGGCTCGTAGCTGACATTCTTGCTGACATCAACGTCCTTGTAGATGGTCCTTTTATTGAAGCAGAAAAAGATATTTCGCTTCCATACATGGGAAGCAAAAATCAACGAGTAATTGACATTAAATGGAGTCTTGAGCATAAAGAACCGACCCTTTGGTGGAATCCGAATAATAAAAAGGAGAGTAAATAATATGTCATCTAAAAAAGAATACGTTTATTGTATTTGGGCACACAGTAAAGTGAATGGTCCAAGTCCATACATTTATCGAATGGTTGCCACAAGTAAAACAGATGTGAAAAGAAAATGGGCGGAGTCATTTTATTGGCATTTGACGATTGATCATATTGAAAAGGCCGATATTACTCCGGAATATTTGAATCGTCCATATGACTTTGATGATGATAACGATGATAGACTTATTGGTCAATATATCACTGTTGATCCTAAGGAGTCACCACGTCGTATAGAATTAAGGGATTACGATAAAATGCTTGTTGAAATGTATGAAGGGAGTATTAAATCAACATTTGATAATCCTAAAAGAACAGCTTTAGAAACAGCAAATGCTTTCCATTATGGAGAACTTATAGATGAAATTTATGAGAGTTGCGGGTTGAAATATACTGGTAATTATGGTATTGACGATGAAATGTTGGATAAAATGTTAAAAGGAGAATAAAATTATGGATTTAGGAAATTACGAAAAATTCCCAAACAACAAAGAGATTACTACTGTTTATCACCCGCAGGTGAAAATCAATAAGATCTATGATGATGCACATCTGCCGACCTATGGTTCTAAGTGCGCTGCGTGTGCTGATGTGTATGCTTATATTCCGGCAAATCAGGCTGATCTGTTTGATGAACACGGCAATCCCATCATCTATATGCATCCGCACGAGACGCGTATGATTGGTACTGGTTTGCGGTTTGCTCCGGCTGAAGGTTGGGCGATTCTTGGCTATGCTCGCAGCGGTCTGGCTACTAAAAAGGGGCTGGCACCGGCAAATTGCGTGGGCGTTATTGATCAAGACTACCGTGGAGAGGCTATGGTTCCACTTCATAACCACTCTGATATGCCGCAAGAGATTGTTCATGGTGACCGTATTGCACAGTTTATGTTCATTCCGTATTATCAGGCACAGTTCGATGTTGTTGATGAATTGAACGAAACTGAGCGTGGTGATAAGGGGTTCGGAAGCACTGGTGTTTAATAATCAAGGAGTATTGCTTATGCGATGTAGTTTTGGATATACAGTTAAATCCCCATATGTAGAAAGACGTGTTAAATACTATGATGAAAATGGTATCTATGACGAATCGGTACAAAGTGATGACGAATTGATTATCATTGGGGAAAAGCTAAGAAATGGTGGTTATAGATATAACGAAGAACTTGGGAAAGCAGAGACGGCTATGTTCGAGACAGAACCAAACAATCCACAATATAAAGAAATTCTTGCAAGATTAAATCGTGTTCGTGACAAATACAATATCGCGCATTGGGATGAAAAAGAACGAGTAGTGTAATAGGAGAAATAATTTATGGGAAAGACAATTGATACGTCCGAGCTTCTATATCGGATGGGTAAGTACGCAGAAATCGATGTTGGAAAAGAAGGACATGACGCATTTATGCATTTCATGCTTCTTTTGACACGCACAATTGAGAAGATGCCGAATGCTGCGTTGACTCATAAAAATCCGATTGATGATGAGATTATGGAAAATCAGTATAGGTTGGCGAATGCAATTTCGTTAACAACTGGTCGCACTCGAAACGATTGCTGGTACCCTACTTGGATTGGCATGATCATGAAGATTGTACGTCTAAAGAGCGGAGAGTCGGCTGGTTTCCGGTATATCAAAGATAATGAGGGACATGATTATCCGGGCGCAATGCACACATCTTGTGTTACCGATTATTATATTTCTGATGACAAAAAGAATATCATCATTCAGACCGAGAATACAGTTTATAAGTTTGAAAAGGTCGAAGAGGGCTAAATTATGGCTAAGTATTTTTATGTTTACAATATTGTAGGCGTTGAGGATTCCATTGTGAAGATGTTCAACACTGATACTGGCGCAATGGGCGAAAAGAAGATTAAGAAGGACCGTATAGATGATTTTATTGATGGTATCAAAATGAGCGGCTTTGTTCTGAATAAGGAGCTTGCAGAGGCCGACGTTGCTGAGGCAGAAGCAAAGCGTGTTCTGGAAAAGAAAATGACCGCTTATCAGGTGGCTCGTGATGATTATCACAGCAAGAATGAAACGCTGAAGAAGGTCAAGGCCAAGTACGGCATCAAGTAAGGAGAATACATAATGAGATATTACACTATTGAATCTCATTGCGAGAAAGAAGCTCCATTTGGAATTGCATGGAAAGTAAAATTGTTTGACGAGCATACGCTTTTGGAGGAGTATAATCACATCTTCTATAACGAGATTGCTGGCTACTGTAAGTGTCTTGAAGATATGGGAGTTATCGAGATGAAACTGGGCATCGAAAGCGAATTAAATAAGTTACAGGATTTCCAGAAGAGCATCGATAAAATTATCGTAACTGCTGCAACACTGGAGAATCCTGCAAAAAGTGTAGAAACACCTTCAATTAGAACAAAATATTAATTCTGGTAAAAGGTAAAATTTATGGGCGGGCGGGAGGAATAAATATATGAAAGCACATATTCGAGAAGAAAGGAAAACAACTCCATTAAAACTTGGTGAACGAACGCTATTCGTAAAGAAGGATGGCGAATATCATAAGGTCTGCGACACAGTAGAATGTGATGAGACGCATATAGGCGATGATGCTATCGATGAAGTTATCAAGTTCGCTCTATCTGAAGAAAACTTACTCTCGGAAAGAGAATTGTGGTTTATCTACGGAGCTAATAACGTGTATGTTTATTGAGGTGTTGGTATGCATAAGGCTGAGAGTTTGAAAAATCCAGTAATCGTGTTTCCTTGCAAGAACTGCGGTTGCACAACTAAAATCCGAGTAGCCTCTTTTGAAAATCCTGATTTAGATATTCCTGAGAATAATGTGATTGCATGCTATAGATGTAGAACGGAAGTTACTGGGGCTGAGTTTGTTTCTTGGAAAGAAGCAACTAAAACTATTTTTACCGTGGAGGTGCCAGATGGCAATTAAGATTATTCAGCATAAGCAGACTCCAAAAGAACTTGCATATCATTTTAAATGTGGGTGTGGTTGTGAATTTTGGTCTGATTCGGAAGGTGTTTTGGCTGCGAGGTCATTGAATGTGATTTTATTTTATCAAACACAATGTCCAGAATGCGGTAGTCGTGTAGAGAGCCACGATGAACCGGTTCTACGAGAAGAAATTTTTGATGATTAAAATGTATGTTTTAGGAGATTGATTATGAAAGTTGTAGAACTTATAAAAAAGCTGAATGAAATAGGCTATGATGAAAATACCGAATTGACCTTTGGGATTGTTAATAGAGAAAATGGTAACTGGTATGAAGCTCCATTCGATGAAATCAACTATGGAATTGATTTGACTGGCGAGCCATATCATAATGACGTAATCAATATCGACGTTGATATAGATTCTGTGAAAGAATATCAGAAAGAAAAATCGGATTCGGCTGTTGAAAATTTTGTTGATGAGATTCAGGAAGTTTTAAATAAATATCAGCGTAATCTTATTTTTTAAGAACTAAACTTTTATGACGTGGTTAATTATGGATTGGCTGGAGGGTAAATAATATGACTTATACACTTATGTCTGTTCCAGAAGATAAAGAAGTTTGGTGCACTGGATTTCGATTTGACGATACGAAGGCCGGCATCAATTGCAAGCCGGTACAAGGAACTATTCATGACAAGAATTATTGGAAGTCGAAATTCAAAACAAAAAATCGCACAATCAGCGTGAATACAAATCAATCGTATTATGCATTTGCTGATACTTACGAAGAGGCTGCACATATTTATAATGAGATGATAAACACATTTCTTGTTGAGCTTGATAATAGATACCACAAGATTGCAAGCTCATTAGAGGGCTGCTATTTATCAAATGATAGTCGCGTGATGTATTAAGAGGTACGGAATTATGACTGAAGAATATGTAAAAATTTATTGTGACCGTTGTGGGAAAGAAGCACTTGTTAGAAAGGCGCGTTTCCCAGACTGTATCGCGGGCTGCTGTATTTCCGACTCTGGAAGATGGAACTTAAAAGATAAAGGTGCGATTTCAGATTTATGCCCGCAGTGCCGACGCGAATACGAAGAGATGCTCCATAAATTTTTTTGCGAGGGACTAAAACATAACGATTAAAGAATTAGGAATTTATAAAGGAGAACATCAATGAAAGAACTTGGATATTATATTATCTCTGCTGACTTATGTGGAATTGCTCCATACCGTAGAGAAATCTTTTATAAAAAAACTTTGCTACGATACGTTGAGAAGAATTCGATTGAAGAATATTCAGTAAAATTTTATAACAGAGATGGAGCTGAACGTCCAAGTTGGATAGGTGAGACAATTAAAAATCATTTTTATGTTGCCATCCCAAATGTCGGTGAGCACTCAGAAACAGTAAAAATCAAAAGAAATAGTGACAGTTATATCGAACTGAAAAAGCAATTTCGATACGTCTCTCCGAATAAAGTATCTACTGCAGAGATTATGCACGACTTGTCTTTTGAGGATTTTTTAGAGCTTGCACGAGACATTGGTTGCGATATTACTAAGCGACCTTGATAAAACTTGAATTCTTTATAGGATGGTGATTTGATGAGACAGGACTGCTTAAAGATCACGTGCGATAATTGCGGCGAAGAAATAGTTGTAACGACGTACAATGGAGAACCAGACGCTTCCCAAGCAAAAGACTGGAATTTAAACGGGCTCAGTTATACGGGAATTAAACATGACTTCTGTCCTGAGTGTACTCGGAAATGGAAGGGTATGATGTGGAACTTCTGGGGAGAAAAGAAATATGACTAAAGAATCGAAGGAGGTTCACAATGATTATTGATTGCAAATCTATTGCACAAGATATCAAAAATAAAATCAAAAATATTATTGCAGAAGATGACTATGCTCCTATTTTACATATTTATCAAGTAGGGGACAACCCTGCATCCAACGCTTATATTCGCGGCAAGTTGCGTGACTGTGAAGAGGTTGGAATCGAAGTAGAGCTTGTCAAACTGCCGGAAGAGACAACCGAAGATGGTTTGAAAGATAAGATACAAGAAGATTATAATTATGAAAACGCAGATGGTATTATTGTTCAGCTCCCGTTACCAAAACATATTGATCCTAAAAATATCTGCATTCCAGACGAACTTGACGTTGATGGCTTTAATTCTACATCACTATTTCAGCCCTGCACTCCACTGGGCGTTATGAAGATTTTTGACTCCATCGGTTACGATCTGGATGGCAAGAATGTACTTGTATGTGGTCAGTCTGATATTGTTGGTCGTCCACTGGTTGATATGCTGATTAAGCGCCATTGTAATGTGATTTCTGTAAATAGCAGCGGAAGTTTTATGAAGTGTACGGCTCTTGCAATGGATATGGTCGACGTGGTCATCTCTGCAGTCGGAAAACGTAATTTCATCACACCGCTTGGTCTTGATCGAGTAGAGGTCTGCATCGATGTTGGCATCAACTATGATGAAAACGGAAAGCAGCACGGTGATTGCGCTGACGCTGTTTATGAGATGGAGAATATCAAAGTTACACCTCGTATCGGCGGTGTTGGGCTTATGACCAGGGCGATGCTCTTATATAATGTATGCGTAGCAAAATACGGAGTAGGGAAGATAGAAGAGGTGATTGGATGAAAGAACAGATTATTCCAATTGAACAACAGCTCGTGTATAATGTAGAAGAGGTGGCAATCCTCTTGAAAACTACGCGGCCTGTGATATACTCTTTAATAGAAAAGGGTTATCTGCCAAGTATTGTCTTGGGTCGCCGAAAAGTGACTCGTAAAGCTCTTCTTGAGTTCCTTGACAAAAATGCCAATACTGACTTCGGAGAGCTGTTAAGAGCCAGTTAATCTACTTGCCCACAAAATTGCCCACATAAAAAATTCTGTGGGCAAAACGTGGGGAAAATACATAATATTCCTCAACAAATGACGGTATCACGATGATTTGCTACCATCATTCAAGGACGAGGCTCAGCACCTCGTCCCCGGCAGCGGCGGCGTCTTGATAGAACCGCTCGAACAGCTCCGGGCTGGGCTGGCTGGTGGTGGGCAGCTTGTGACACTCCTTTAAAAGGGCGTAGTATTCGCTGGGGGTCTTGTCGATGCCGTCACGCAGCACGGTGCCGTCCTCCAGCGTCACGTTCAGGGGGATCACGGTCACGCCCAGCTGTTCTGCCTCGGCGGGCAGGATGTCGGACGCAGAATCGGTGAGAATGCGGATCATAAAATACCTCCGGATTTCCGGTAAAATCTGTTAGACAACGTTTTCAACAAAAACGACGGAAA